AGCAATAGGAGCAGCAATAGGAGCAGCAATAGGAGCAGCAATAGGAGCAGCAATAGGAGCAGCAATAGGAGCAGCAATAGGAGCAGCAATAGGAGCAATAGGAGCAATAGCAGAACCGGGTCTTTTTACATTCGGTACAGCATTTTCTACAATTTTTGTTGATTCCTTTGCCAAATTGTTAATTTGATTTTGTGTTGTTTGTAATATTTTTGATTCTACAATTGCCTCATATAATTTAACACCTTTTAAATAGTCTGTCTCACACTGGACATATAATTCAATAATTATTTTTCTAGTATCTTCAATTGCTTTTTGTAAACTATCATCATTTAAATTATGATTTATTCTAATTTTTTTTCTACCAGAATAAGGGTCTATTACATATGTAAATAATTTATTAATTACATCCAATAATTCGTGTTGTTTTGACGAAGCAGAATTAATCATGTCATTAATATTTGTAGCATAATTAGTAAAAAGTTTATCATTTTTATTCATAGTGTAAGATTGTTTAAAATTCGGATTATTTCCTTGACAAGCATTCATTGAATTATAGTCTCTCAATTTAATATCGCTAAATTTTGTTATTTCCGTGGGCATATCTTTATTACCTGTAAATGCTGTATAAAATGTTTTTAAATCACTCATAAATTGTTTGTGTGTTTTTTTAGACATTCCCGTAAACCTACCTGTAGAATAATCATAATTATCGTCTAGATATAACCTCATTAGTTCTTTAATACCAGGTTCATCAGCTAATGTTCTTGTATTGCCTGTTTGTGCCGTATTAAAATTACATACTTTGGGATGAACAGTAGCATTATCTCCTTGAATATTATTAAGATTTTCACCCCTATTTAAAGCGCGAATTCTGTTATCACAAATATTCAATTTATAAACCCTTCTTTTTACATTTCTAGGTATTTTATTCTTTTCCATTAAATTACTTTTAATAATATTTCCATCAGCATCTTTATACATATAAACTGGATTTATTGTCATTATAATAGCCGCAAAAATGTGTGCTATTTTAACATAAAACTTAGCAATACCAATACAGACACGCCTTTTTTTAATCGTTTTTTGTTTATCATTAGAAATGTCTAATTCACGTAATTTGTTTTGATTAATAAAAGAAACGTTTTCTTTAGTCAATTCATTTATTTCAACACCATTCGCAACTCTCTGTGCTAAATAAGTAATATCCATATCATTAAAATTTTTTTGTATTATGTCAGATGTTAATACTATTAAGTTATCACAATATTCTCTTTCTGAAAGTCTTCTTAAACTTTGGAAGTCCATAGTCAAAATATAATATGACGCTATGTAATCGACAATTTCATAAAAATTATTAAAGTTTTTTTCAGCAGTTTCAGTTGATTTATTTGATTTCATAGAAGATGAATTATTTCCCATATATTATATAACTTTTAAAAAAATATAATAAATATAATAAATATAATAAATAAAATTGAATTAAAAATTTCTTTTCTATATCAAACAAATAAAGAATGAGCAACGAAAAAAGCAAAAAAAGAAAGGATAATACTGTAAATAAGGCTGAATTGTGGAACATTTTCGAAAGTGAAGTTGTCAATGAAGATAAACCGAAGATTCAATTAGAATGTATTTATAGGGCCTGTGGAGGTAGAGAATTATGTGAAAGATGTAATTTTATTTTAGCCTTTTCAGAAGAGGGCTTTTTGACTTGTACAAATACAAAATGTGGTATTGTTTATAAAGATATTGTCGATCAAACAGCTGAATGGAGATATTATGGAGCAGATGATAACCAGAATTCGGACCCTACTAGATGTGGTATGCCTATTAATCCATTACTAGAAGAGTCTTCTTATGGTTGTAAAGTAATATGTCATGGACCGATGTCTTATGAAATGAGAAAAATTAGACGATACACGGAGTGGCAATCTATGCCATACAAAGAAAAATCACAATATGATGATTTTCAATTAATTACAAATATGGCACAAAATGCTGGTATGCCGAAAATGATTATAGATGATGCGGTTCGTTACCATAAAAAAATATCAGAATATGAAATGACGTTTCGTGGCGATAATAGAGATGGTATATTGGCGGCATCCATTTACATTTCTTGTAGAATTAATGATTTTCCAAGAACAGCAAAAGAAATAGCAAATATATTTCATTTGGATGTTACTAGTGCTACAAAAGGATGTAAAAACGCACTTTCTATTATAAACAATTTAGAAAAAGACATGGTGAATAAAGATAAAACAAGTTTTGGCAGAACAAAACCTGAAGCTTTTATAGAAAGATTTTGTAGCAAGTTAAATGTAAATAATGAACTAACAAAACTTTGTCAGTTTATTTCTATGAAAATAGAAAAGGCGAATATTATGCCTGAAAATACTCCACATTCTATTGCTGCTGGAGTTGTCTATTTTATAGCACAAATATGTAAGTTAAATATTAGTAAACGTGATGTAAAAAATGTAAGTGAAATTAGTGAAGTGACAATTAATAAGTGTTTTAAAAAATTAGAAAAAGTCCAAGATGAGTTACTACCAGCAGTCATTTTGAAAAAATATACTGTTTGTTAAATAAATTATAAAATTACGTCCTATTATAACTTTAATAAAAACAATTAGAAATCTATTTTTTAAACTTGTTATTTTTAACTAAATAATTGATACTATCTAATTTAATACTAATTTTTTTTATTATGTTTTTTAACTTTCATAAATAATTCAAGCGCGTCTTTACTAAGGTTGTAAAACTCCTTATCTAATTCATTCAACCTATCAATATCTTGTTTTTATCTTTTTTGTTTTCATCTTTTTTGTCTTGATCTTTTTTGTCTTTTTTTGTCTTTTTTTACCACCATATATTATTGGTGGTTGTTTAGTAGTTTTTAAAATGGAATATTCCATAGGTGTTCCATCCATACCTATTGAACGATGACCTATCACGTCAAAATTAGATTTTAAATAAAAAAATTGATTTTGACCAGTAGCATACAACTTTATATTTGGTAAATTATTTAAATGGCATAATGATTGAATAAAACTTAACATTAATTTGCCTGATTTATTTGCACATATAATAGGTATTATTATGTTATTTGTTTCAAAATCTAAAAGTGTAAATCCCTTTATATCTTTCATTTCTTCATCATATGCGATTATTGTAATAATTCCACTTTTTCCAATTTGTTCTTGAATATATGACACTTCAAGACCAGTCGTTTCAGTTGAACAAATTGTTCGTAAAAATTTATTGTCTTTTAATTCTTCCCTAAAATAATTTGATTCTTCACTTGACAAAAATTTGTATTTAATTGAATTTGGCATTATTAGACTTGTAAATTTATTGTTTTCATCAATAATATAAAATGTTAAATTAGCAAATTGATTTATAAAACTCGGATTATAATTTCCCTTTGGAAACATAAATGTTGATGAACCAGAAAACACACCAGAAGGTTTTTTTAAAAAATCTATGAAATTATTACTCATTTGTATTATAATTTAATGCAATATTTTATTTTCAAACTATAATAATATATTTAAGCAATTTTGTCCCATTTTAAATATTAAAGGCGTTTAAACTTGTTATTTTTAACCAAGTAATTGATACTATCTAATTTAATACTAATTTTTTTTTTATTATGTTTTTTAACTTTCATAAATAATTCAAGCGCGTCTTTACTAAGGTTGTAAAACTCCTTATCTAATTCATTCAACATATCAATATCTTGTTTTTCATTAATTTCTCCATGACCAATATTAGAGTCATTCAAATTATCAATATAATTATCATATCGATTCTCAAATTCTTTTAGTTTTTCTTCAATAGTAACAGTAGAAATTTTATCTTCATACATACTTCCTTCTTTGCCACATAATAATTCATTATTGCGACAGTGTTTAGCGAAGTTACATATAAGACGTTCTTGATCTGCTATATAAATTCGTTCTTTGAATAGAGTACATAACCCACAATCTTCTCGGTTATTTTTTGGTTTAAACCATTTACAAGTTTCGCAAGGTCGCACTTTTGTAGTATCATAACTAAATGCTGTGTTTGTAATAAATAAATAAAATGTAATAAGCAGTAATAAATAATTCATACTATATATTTATTACAGCATAACCCTTTAATATTTTTACAAATATATTTAACAATATATTTGTAAACTAGGTTAAAAAAATAAGTTAAATAACATAAAAAAACGTAATCAACAATATTATAATGGAAAGTATAACGTTGTCAGAAAACCAAAATTCAGAATTTATTCCAAAAAAAGTATTTATTGTTCCATATAGAAATCGCCCACAACATAAGTTTTTTTTTAGCAAGTATATGAGTTTTATTTTAGAAGACAAAGATGATTATGAAATTCTTATTTCGCACCAATGTGATGCTAGAACATTTAATCGTGGAGCAGCAAAAAATATAGGTTTTATCGCCGTTAAAAATAAATACCCACAACATTACAAAGACATAACACTTATTTTTAATGACGTTGATACGATACCATTTACTAAAATTTTTGATTATGAAACCACTCCAGGTGTTGTAAAACATTATTATGGATATAAATATGCTTTAGGAGGAATTGTTGTTATTAAAGCAGGTGATTTTGAAAAAATAAATGGTTATCCTTGTTATTGGGGGTGGGGCATGGAAGATAATGCTTTACAAAAACGATGTGAAAGATTTAATATAGAAATTGATAGAAGCACCTTTTACAATATAGGTAGCCCTCAAATTTTACAATTATTTGACGGAATATCAAGAATTATAAGTAAAAAAGACCCTTGGAGAATGGAACACGATAATGGTCTAGATGGACTCAAAACAATAAGCAAATTGTCATATACAATTGATTCAAATTCACAAAATCCAAATGACAATATTTTTACAGTAAATAATCCAAAAATTAGTATTATAAATATAACTACATTTTTAACACACGTTCGTTTTGAACAAGACCAATACTACAATTATGATTTAAGAGAACCAAAAAGAAAAATTATGAATCCTGATAGAATAAGAGAGACAAAAAAGGTCGTAACAACAACAGAAGATTGGTCTAATATTCCTTATTATCCTACAACAAAAGAGAAACGAGAAGGTATAGCACAGTTACTCTTAGCACAGGGAAAACAAGTTCCAATAAGTTTGTTACAACAGATTGAAGAGGATAAAGTCAAAGAGTTACAAAATGATGTTTACAATAAAGAAGTAACTGATATGACAGGTAATGACCAAAAAGACGAAATTGAATCACAAGCACCATACGGCGAACAACAATATAACCAAAAACAACAATATAACCAAAAACAACAATATATTTCACAATATAACACACAATATCAATATCAACAACAAAATAATAATCATTATTATCAACAAAATCAAAATGTTCCTCATCAAAATATGAATAAATACGCTTACGGGTATGCCAACGCAATTGGACAAAAACCACGTGCTACAGCAAGCGCCAAAATAAGATTAGGTGGCGTTTATTAAGATTAATATTACACCATTAAAAATTAAAATGGAATAATTTATTCATATAATTTGTCGTGTAGTTCTTGCTCTGCTTTTTCTAAATTGTTTTTATTTTTATAGAAATCTTTCTTATCTAATACTATATCACAATAATCATCTTCCATTTTACAACTCCAACAATACAATATATATTCTACTGATTTCATTTTCTTTACGCCTTCAATTATGATACTTTTACACAAAATCTGTTTTCGTGTTCCATATTTCATATCCTTTTTGCAGTAAATACATATTTTAGTTTCTTCCATTTATATTGTATTATTTATTGATATAAATCATATTTTGATTTCAATTTTTTTGACCCATACATAAACGATTTCATCATAATTATTTTGTCTTTTTGACTTTTTATATGGATATATCTCGTGTGCTTCACCAAATAATTTAATCAATACATTATCATATACTTCTTTACAGACATTAATAATATACGTTCCACCGTGTTGTAATCCATCATATGTTTTTGTAAAAACCGGAATATAAAAATTTTCATTCATTTCAGCCTTTGAATTGTATTCGTCATTATTCTCATATTTTTGGATAAAATAATATGGTGGAGATGTAAATACAAAATCATAATATAATTTACTATAATCAACATTCAGAGCATTTTCAAATAACATTTGAATATTTGTATTTGATTTTTTCTTTAAAAAAGTCGTTAATTTTTCATAAGGAATTTTTAAATCATGATTTATTTCAATACCGATATAATTATCGATATTTAAAGCAGAAGCAGCAACAGCGGCACCACCCCAACCAGCACAAAAATCCAAAATATTTTTGGGTTTATACTTTGAATATATTTCCATATAAACAAGTGGTCGAATAATATTAATTGCGCTAATACAGATATTATAGACCTCTTTTAACACAATATATTCATTTTTTGTTTTATTTTTGTTTTTAACTGTATCATAATAAGTAAGCATATTTTGTATGAATTTTTTCTTTTTAAATTCGTCAATATTAACAATAAAATCATAAAAATGAATTCCGTATTTTCCTCTTGTTTTTAATCGTTGTGGAAAAGTAAAGTAATCGACTACATTATTACCGATACGACTTCTTGGTGACATATCTCCAGCATTTTTGCCTATTTTAATTAATTTATTCATCTCGTCGTCTATTGTTTCCTCTGAAATATTTTTGATTTTTGTGGCAATATTGTTTCTCTCTTCATCTGTATATGATTCTTTAATAAAACAAGTTGTTTCTTTCATTTAATAACATTTTAGAGAAAATATTTTATAAAATAATTCATAAAATAATTTAAATAATGAAAGATTTAAATATAATTTCATTTTGAATTATTATGGATAGTATATCGGACATAAAACACGCTTTTTACATAAACTTAGAAAGTAGACCAGATAGAAAGTCACACGTAGAAGAACAGTTAAAGTTAATAGGAATAAATGCTACTAGATTTAATGCTATTAAATTGAAAAATGGTGCGCTAGGTTGTAGTATCAGCCATTTAAAATGTCTCGAACTAGCAAGACAACAAAACTTAGACCATATATTAATTGTTGAAGATGATATTAAATTTTTAGATCCTTCTTTATTTGTAAATCAAATGAATAAGTTTTTAAATAACCATAAAACGTGGGATGTTGTTTTAGTAGCGGGTAATAATATCCCTCCATATAAAGTGATTGATGATAGTTGTGTTAAAATAACAAAATGCCAGACTACAACAGGTTATATGGTGAAAAGCCATTATTTTGATACTTTAATTGATAACATAAGGGAAGGTATTAAACACTTAATGGTGGAACCAGATAAACATGTTTTGTATGCTATAGACAAGTATTGGTTTCGGCTTCAAGATAAAGATTTGTGGTATTTAATTACTCCTTTAACTGTAACACAGAGAGAAGACTATAGTGATATAGAAAAGAGACCTACTAATTATACAAATGTTATGACAGATTTGGATAAGAAATGGCTTTTTGAAAGACAAAAACAAATGAATAAACCAAACATCAAACTAAACATGAATATATAATTATAGCAATCCCCTTTGTAACCACGTAGGATAATCACTTAATTCAATATCTGTAAAAAACTTATTTGTCATGAAACTCAGCATACCTATTTTAAATTTATCATCTAAGTTATAACCGATAGCATAGTCTTCAAGATACTCTTTGATTATGTTTTGTTTCTTCCCCAGTAAGTTTATAATTGCTTCCTTAGAGAGAAAGTAAAACCGACCACTACAATATTTTGTCTGTAAAACAGGCAATTGTGACGGTAATTCAGGATGTATTTTATTATATTGAGACAAGTATGGCTTTGGAACATCCACAACATAACCACCATAATGAGGCGTTGGTTCTTTTATTTTAATTAAAGTTGTTATTATATCAAAAAACTTGACATTTACTAATATTTGGTCATCATCTGTTTTAAACAAGTATTTGAATTGAAATGTTTCATATACTGCTTTATAAGAAGCATATACTTTTTTTGGTAACGAATTGTAATCGTCACCCGTTTTAACCCATAATATTTTATTATCGTTATCAAATAAATATTCGTTATCAATTGTTTCGTCGCCAATTACATGATAATATTTTATATAATCAGGTATTAGTGGCAACCACGTTTTTTTTTGAAATAATGCCTTTTTAGCGTATTTTTTACAATTCATAATAAGCATAATAAACGGTTGTTCTTCCATAATAATTAATAATAATTGTATATTTAATACATTAATATCGTATTAATATATTAAATATAATATATTCTATTTAATATAAATGAGTGATTTTAATTTTAGTTTTAATATTGATTATTTATTTATAATTTATTCTTGTCAAAAAAATTTACATAAATCGAAAAAAATATTTAACATGTATTCTGATACTTTACAATTTTATAATGTAAAAACATTAATAATGTACGGAGATACAAATATTGATAATAAATATAAAATAGTTGACGATACGTATTTGGTTTTAAACGTGACAGATGATTACGCAAATTTATATTTAAAATCGCATCGTTTATTTAAAACAATTATTAAAAAGTATCCAACAATAAAAGGTTGTTTTAAATGTGATGATGACATTATTTTAAATGTAGATTCGATTTTAAAATGTATAAATAATTTAAATAATTTAGATATTAATTATGCAGGTTTAACCTCTATTGTAAATAAAAGCGATGATACAAATGTTTGTGAACATAGAAATATTAATATAAAAGCACATATAGTAAACCCGGCTACAATTTATTGCGGTGGTCCATTATATTATCTTAGTAATAAATCGTTACATATTATTAAAGAAACGAACGAAAAAGATGTTAAAAAAATATTTTATGAAGATAAAATGATCGGACATATTTTAAATCAACGAGGTATTTTTCCTGTTCATAGTTCTTTATATAGTGACAATATAGAGTTATTAAATGATAAATACTCGTATCATAATATTGATCATAAAAACACATTATATTTAAGAATACACGGTGGATTAGGCAACCAAATGTTTCAAATTGCTTCTGGTTATGGAATCGCAAAAGATAATGATATGAACTTTATAGTGTTAAATTCAAGTGTTAATAAAAGTGATTTTACTCACGTTGAAGATAACGATGTTATATTAAATAGTATTTTTAAAAATTTTCCAAATATACAATTAAAATATATAACAGACATAGGAAAAGATACACAAATTTACAAACAAGAAGATACAGATTGTTTTTTATATAAAGAATTATCTTTTAATCACGATATTATATTAAACGGATATTTTCAAAATGAAAAATATTTTATGGACCATAAAGATGAATTGATAAATTACTTTAAATCGAATGAATTATATAATAAATTAAAAAAAATATTTTATAAAAACGGCAATTATGTATTAAAAAATAGTTATTTTATACATGTTCGCAGAGGGGATTATGTAAATAACAAATTGTATGAAATTGATTATGATTTATATTATCAAAAGGCTATAGAAAAAATATTAGAAGTAGATAAAGACGCAGAGTTTCATATTTTTAGCAATGATGTAGAATATTGTAAAACATATCACGTTTTTAATAATATTAACAAAAAAATTTTAAACAACCAAAATTGTTTGGAAAGTATATATTTAATGTCTTTTTGTGAAAAAGGTGGCATTTGTCCAAATAGTTCGTTCAGTTGGTGGGGGTCTTATTTGAATACGAATCCAAAAAAAATAGTTACGTTTCCAAGCAAATGGTTAAATAATGATTGGGTAAATGAAATATATTATGAGAATTCAATTATAATACAAATCTAAATTTTAATCCATTCTATAGGAAATAAATCTTTTATATCATGATTTACACTAGGACCGAACCATGTCGAAGGATAACAAACAATTTTGTCTTCGTTTGAATTCAAATACGCAGCCCACCAACTGAAACTGCTATTTGCTATAATATTATATTTACAACAACTCATAAGAATCATTTGTTCCCAATCTTTTAAATCGCTTGATGCTCTATTGAATTCAACGTGCGGAAATAATAATTGTAAATTATGAATCCTACCTGTAATTTCATCAACATCTTCGTCCTCACAAAAAAATAAAACATTCGTTACATTTTGTGTATGACTAAAAATATATTCTAATGATTGTTTGTAATAATCATCTGTCATTAACGGGTGTTTATGTTGTAATTGTTTGTAATCACCCAACCGAAAATGAAGACTAACTGTATCATCAACGTCGTTTACTAGTTTTTTTACATTTTGTTTATGATTATCTATATTTAATAATCGATATATGGTTTTGTATGTAGATTGAAAATATTTATAACTTTGAAAATAACCGTGAAGACATATATCTTTTCCTATCAAACTTGTAAGCGGAATTTTATTAAATGTAAATTTGGTTTCTTGAATAATTTTTAATTGTGGAAACTCCTTTCTTAAAAAAGGTTTCAATTTAGATAATAAATTGTTCCAATATGTATCTCTCTTATTCGTAGAACCACCCCCTCCTGTAAAATCAGAATCGTAAAAGTAAAACACATTTCTTGTTTGAATTGCGTAAGAAATTGTTGTGAATATTTGAAATAATTGGTTTCCAAGACCACCCATTATGTTACACGTTATCATATAATTATTAGATGTTATTTATTTAAATAAATTTAGAGTTATTTAAATAATTTAAGAGTTATTGATATATTTTTTGTGCTTTTCGCTTCTTAAATGTTCTGCTTTTCCAGAAGATCTTACTTTTGATCCACAATCACAAAGAAAACTTTCTTTTTGTTTTGTTAAAATTTTTTCCTTATTTTTTTGATACCATTCATCTTTATTTTCCTTTATTTTTTCTTTATTTTCTTCAGCATAAAGTTTTGTTTTTTGTTTAATTTCTTCTTTGTGTTCTTCGTAATATTTATGTGTTTGTTCTTTTATTTGTTCTTTATTTTCTTCATTATATATTTTTCTTAATTTTTTATTTTGTTCTTTAGTATTATCTTGATACTCTTTTTGTTTTTTACATAATAATTCTAATTTTTCTTCTTCACATATATTTGTTTTAGTTTCATTAATAATTCCACATAGTTTATTCTGATAATCATTATGTGATTTACTTTGTATATGTCTATGTTTATTACCAAATGTATATGCGAATCCACATTCACAATCGATAATTTGTGACCGTTGTTCCTTAAGCTTTTCTTTATTAGTTTCTCTCCATATTTTTTGTTTTTCAGTTGCCTCTTCTTTGTGAATTGCTCGGTATTCTTTTTTTTGCTCGGCTAATTTTTCTTTATTTTTCTCTCTATATTCTTCTTGGTAACTTTTAATTTGTTCTTTATTTTCTTCAGCATATTGTTTTTGGTAATCTATTTTTCCTTCTTTATTTTCTAGATAGTTTTGTTTTGCTTTTTCTAAAACTTCTGTTTTGTTTTCATCATACCAACATTTTTTATATAATTGAGGTTGCTCTACACACATAGCATAAGGTTTATTAGAATTTAATTTTGCTGAAGTTTTTTCGATCCAGTATTGTTCTATAGATTCAGCTTCTCTTTTATTTTTACATTTATGTTCTTCTATTTGTACCATAGACCAATTTTCCCATCCTCCATTTTCTCGAATAAATTTATAAACATATCTATTATAGTTTTGATTATTAAAATTATTACAACAAATTTTGTGAGTATTTTTTCTCTGTATAAAATTAGTAGTATGACCAATATAAATTTCATTAATAGATAAATCTTTACAACAAAGTTTATAAATAATTGTTTGAGAATAGTCAGTTATTACTTTTGGCATTATAATTTAATTATTTATTATATCTTTAAATTATGATATTATAACTTATTATAATATATTTATATGTATCATAATTATTAAAAATCTTCACTAAAATCAAATGCGTTATTGCTGTCTTTATTTGTTAAAGCATATTCGCCAACTTTACGCTCAAAAAAATTAGTTTTACCCTCAAGACTAATCAACTCCATAAATTCAAATGGATTTGTAACATTATATATTTTATCATATCCTAATTGAACGCTGAGTCTATCTGCTACGAATTGGATATATTGTGTCATCAATTGAGAGTTCATACCGATAAGGCGACACGGTAATGCATCGCAAATAAATTCTGTTTCAATCTCGACAGCATCTTTTATAATTTCATGAATGCGTGCTTTGCTCATTTTTTTAACAAGTTTACTGTATAAAAGAACGGCAAACTCGCAGTGCAACGCTTCGTCTCTAGAAATTAATTCATTTGAAAATGTGAGACCAGGCATTAATCCACGTTTTTTCAACCAATAAATACTACAAAAAGCGCCACTAAAAAAGATTCCTTCTACACAAGCAAACGCAATCAGTCTTGTAGCGAAACTGCTTCTATTATCATGAATCCATTTTTGAGCCCAGTCAGATTTTTTCTTGATACATGGAAAATTTTCAATAGCATTAAAGAGTGTATCTTTTTCAAATTTATCTTTAATATATGTTTCAATAAGAAGTGAGTACGTTTCACTATGCACATTTTCCATCGCAATTTGAAATCCGTAAAACGCTCTAGCCTCAGATATTTGTACCTCATTCATAAATCTAGATGCCAAGTTTTCTAAAACGATTCCATCACTAGCCGCAAAAAATGCCAAAATCATAGAGATAAAATATTTTTCGTCACGATTTAGGCTTTCCCAATTAGTTAAATCTTTTGTTAAATCAATTTCTTCTGCTCTCCAAAAACAGTCAACTTGTTTTTTATACATTTTCCATATGTCTTCGTGTTTGATTGGAAACATTACAAATCTATTATCGTCAGGGGCTAGTAAAGGCTCACTATTTGTTTTAGACATCCTAAATAATATATACTGAAGATTTTAAATTTGTTTATAGAATATTATAAATATTTATAAAAATACAATAAAATACTATTAAAATAATAAAATACTAATATAATTTAAGAATGATAGTAGTTAAGTATCACGTAGATAAATTAAATAATCAAGAAAATACATTTGATACAATAAAACCCAATAATGTCATTACAAAACAACATATAGAAGATAGTGATTCAAAGTTATTACATATAGAAAAAATGATAAAGGCAAAAAAAAAATTATTATTATCAAAACAAGAAAAATTACACAAAATTTCAAAGAATAACCATTTTTTAAACGAAATCAAAAATGATTATCAAGATTATTATAACTATATAAAAAAACAAAAGGAGGATCAAATACTTGCGTTAAACATGTTAAACGAATATATTAAAGATTTAAGCCTTTCCGGAGAATTAAGCAAACATAATATAAACGATTCAAAATATGAACAAAAAAAAATTTTAAATGAAATTAATTCTATTAAAGACGGATTAAAAACTATAATGCAGAATACAAATAATTTATAAATTTATAAAATAATACATTTAATATAAATTTAATATAATTTAATATAAATTTAATATAATTTAATATAAATTTAATATATAATGGATGATAATAACCCTACACAAGAACAATTAAATAATTTTATTCAAACATTTACAGAAAAATTTGGTCGACTTAGGGCTGCTAATCAAACTCTAGTTCAAAAAATAGAAAGAGATAACGCATTTTATCCTGAGGTTCAGCAAAGTTTGGAAGGTTTAAATAGAATTGTTCAAGAAATAAATAATAAAATAGCAGCAGTAAAAAGACGAGTATCTGTTTTAAGAGATGATAATGATATAAATTCTCAAGAATTAGATGATGAACAAAAAAGTCGTGCGACTCTAGTTGAATTAATAGATCGTAATACTCAACAGAGACAACATATTACACGTAATTTACTCCCTCAAAATCAACAGCAACTTCAAGAATTACAAGCACAACTTGCGAATATTACCGCTGAACTTGCGAATTGTAATGCTCAACTTGCTCAAGCACAAGCCATGTTACAAACTGGAACCGCAGAACAACAACGACTTGCTGCTGAAATTGAGCGAAAAATTAATGAACACCAGGGAGCAATCCAAGATTTGAATAATCAACATCAGACGGCAATTCAAAAACAAACAGAACAACTCAACGCACAACATCAAACAGACCTTCAAAATTTAACTGGACAACACCAAACAGATATTCGAAATCAAGCAGAACAACTAAATGCGCAACACCAAACAAATATTCAACAATTACAAGAGCAGCATCAAAGAGAAGATGTTGATATTAATAATGCTCATCAAGGTGTAATTAGAAATTTAATAGACCAACATAACCAACTACAACGAGATAATGATGTATTACAACAAACACACGCCGATTTACAAGGACAACACAATAATTTAAGGGATGCCCATAATTTGTTAATAGAAAATACCCTCAACTTACAAGGGCAACGAGATACATTACAAGGACAACACGATACACTAAAAGCACAACATAACGATTTACAAGCAGCGCACGCTAACTCCGCTAATAATATAAACACGTTAATTCAACAGAGAACCGCACTAATAGCGGCAATTCGAGAGGCAGATACTGCTATTGACGAATCAATTCAACAAATAGGATTGATTATAAATTCAGGCGCAAACGCAGCTCAAATAAGGGATTTATTACAAGGATTATTACAACAACTTAATGCTATTAATCAAAGTATTGGTGATGTTCCTAATGCTGCTCCTGCTGGAAATGCTGCACCTGGTGGTAATGCTGGTCCTGGTGGTAATGCTAGAAATATTGCTCGGGGTATAAACACTCTTACCAATAGAGGGCTGTCACCAAACTTAAGAAATATTCGAGCGAATAAGACAGCAGAAAACCCTAAAAATATCATAGTTCGAAACATAGCTCAAAAAGGTGACTTCGATTTTGGTGATGTATATGAATCAAGCGATGAGGAGGATACTATTAATATTGGTGATGTGAATCCAAATCTTAAGATATATATAGAGCAGTGGAATGGTGTGACTGGTACTAAATTACAACGACTTGTTACTTATCAAACTATAATTGATGCGTTAAATAGTAAAATAAAAGCGGATCCCAACGGTGATAAATATAAAGAAATACTTTCTGATATTCAGAAAACACAAGATCCAGCGAAAATTGGAAAGATTTTAAAAGTAAATGGTATAACTTTTAACCAAAACAAAAATACAACAACTAACATAACAACATATTCAATTCACGGTGGGAAAAAAACCATTAAAAATATGAAAAAATTAAAGAAAAGAACAAAAAAACATTTCAAGCAAAAAGCTGGTTTTACATATCCGAAATATAATATGATGGTTCCATTTCAAAAAAGAAAAAATATACAATATAGTAGAAGTAGTAATAAAATTACAAGCAAAAATAGTTACAGAAGTAAAAGTAAATCATCAAGAAGAAGTTCAAGACGATAAACTAAAAGACGATAAACTAAAAATATATTATATTATATTATATTATTTTATATAATATATTATATATGACAATACCTATACGTAAATTTACTATATATGGCGAACGTTCAAGTGGGACGAATTTTTTAGAAAAATCAATAAAAATGAATTTTAATTTAGAAGTAACCAGAGAGTTTGGAAGTAAACATTTTTTTTGTTTTGATGATTGTTGTAAGCAACAAAATGAAGACACACTTTTTATTGGAATTATTAGAAATCCTGTTTATTGGTTAAATAGTTTTATACAACAACCATATCATGTTCCTATACAAAATAGAAGCTTAAAGGGGTTTCTAAGTAATCCGTTTTATTCGGTTCATGATGAGAAAACACCTGAACCATTTATATTAAATGGAAATGTGTATTTTTCTAAAAAGGCTTTGGCAAAAAATCATGAAATAAATATGAAAGATCTAAACTATATAACAGGAAAAACATATAAAAATATTTTTGAACTAAGAAAATGTAAGAATGATTATTTAATGAATATTATGCCAACAAAAGTAAAGAATTATATTTTAATTAACTATGAAGATTTGTTATATAATTATCAAGAAACATTAGATATAATTAAAGATAAATTTAGTTTAATTACAAAAATGCCATATTATATAAAAAGTAAAGGTTATAAACAGTCAAATACTTATTTATATAAAGGGCAAAAGAGTATTATATTCTCACCTCAAATTTTTGAGTTAATATGGAATAATTTAGATATAGAACAAGAAAAACAATTGGGATACTTTAAAGGTAATAACAATCAGTTTTTTAAAGATAGATATATTGTTAATACAGAAACTAACGAAGTTGAAGTTGAAGTTGAATCTGTAGTTGAAGAAGTTGTTAATGAAGCTGTTAATGAAGTTGAAGATGAAGATGAAGTTGAAGATGAAGTTGAAGATGAAGATGAAGTTGAAGATGAAGATGAAGATGAAGATGAAGATGATGAAGTTGATGATGATGATGAAGAAAAATAAGAAAAGGGTTAAAATTTAAAAAAGGGTTAAAATTTAAAAAGGGTTAAAATTTAAAAAAGGGTTAAAATTTAAAAAAGGGTTAAAATTTAAAAAAGGGTTAATTAGTGTTACAAAGGCATATAAAAAGACATATAAAAAGACATATAAAAAGGCATATAAAAAGGCATATAAAAAGACATATAAAAGGCTTAAGCCAAATTTTGTATGAAATCTCTCAGAGTTGTAAATGCCGAAGGCTCAGAAACTGTAAATTTGGCAAAAGGAGCCTTACAAAAAGAGCAAACAGGAGCTATCGTCTTGTCTTTATTTGTATGTATAATTTTGGAAACACAGTCAGCGCAATACTCGTGACCGCAAGCGGTCTTAACACAGCACGCATTATCAGAGCAAATGAAGCACTCTTCTGTATCCTTTTGAGAGGGAGCAGACTCAATCTCAAACTCTATATTCTTGGCGTAGTCCTTTCCAGTCATACGAGTTGCTTGCTGAGAACCCCGGGCAATTCTCCGGTTTTCTATACAGAAAAGTAGCCTTTCGTGAGCATAATTTATGACATAAAAGGGGTTTCTTAGGGCTCCTTTGAGCTCGTTCCACGTCATCATAGAGACGTGGAAGAACACGTCCTGATATAGCTGCTGACTGAGCTCGGGAAAACTAGAAAGCTCGGGAACCCTCTGAACAAAATACGAGACAACAAACTGTATTAGGTTGTCACGCGGGTGGGGATACACGTTGTATGTCTGCCCTTGGTAATGAACAGCAGAGGCGTCAGGGCAATTGCGGGCATTATGTCCCGTTTCTCTACACACGGAGCATTTTCGGGGTGCTCTAACTCTGCGAGAAGCAACAGCGGGAGGAGCAACAGCGGGAGGAGCAACAGCGGGAGAAGCAACAGCGGGAGGAGCAACTGCGGGCGTCAAAGGGATATAGTCTGAAGGAGAACGGGATATAACAACAGGAGGAGAAACAACAGGGCTATGGGTTAAATCGATAACCTCATCAACACTAGAAGGGTGACTCAAAGACAAAGGGTTAAAGGACATCTTGTTCGTTAATTTAGATAAGAGCGTTTTCGGGGTAGTTTGTATCGCAAAATAATTTTCTAGTTCAGCAAGTTTTTAGACCGGGATTTAAATATGAACAACAAAGGAAAACCTAAAAATCTGACATCTTTATTTTTTGATCGATTTTCTTTTTCTTTTTCTTTTTGAAGAAAAAAAGAAAATCCTGAGAATTAAAAACTCAGGATTCAGGATTAAAAGAATGTTCGCGGAAGGTTCTTTCCCAGGATTTTTATAATGTTCTCGCCTAGAAAAAGATTTAATTTGTCATTCATTAAGGTAATAAAATTAATTATATTAATATATATTTTAACTATATACTAATCGGCGTTTTAATTGTTCAAAGATGTTAAAAACATTTTTTTTTCAATAATTATATATATAAATGAAGACTAATCCAACCATCGCCAAGTTATTAGGAAATAAAACAGTTTTATATGTTGTATCAATTATTGCTTTATTAAATGTGTTAGGATACTTATTTTATGGAAATATAACAGCAGTTGTTTATTTTGGATTATTAGGATTATTAGTAAGTTACTTTAGTAAAAACATGATTATTATTTTAATGGTCCCTCTTATTTTAGTAAATTTTTTGGCTGGGGCACAACAAATGAATAATAAAAATGTTGAAGGTATGACATCTGGAACACCTGGAACATCTGGAACATCTGGAACACCTGGAACATCTGGAACATCTGGAACATCTGGAACAAAAAATGCTTCATCAACAAACGCAACTACAACACCAAGCACTACAGCGGCGAGTAACACAACTACTTTAGCAAACACAACTGCTGCTACAACACCAATTACACCAGCAACTGATAGTTTTACTGGCAATAAAGGAAAAAAGGGAAAACACAGCGTTGATTACGCAACAACTATATCAGAAGCATATGATAATTTAAATAGTGTTTTGGGAAGTGATGGCATTAAAGGTTTAACTCAAGACACAAAAAGATTAATGCAACAGCAGCAAGATTTGGCTGGCTCTATGAAAGATATAGTCCCGTTAATTCAATCATTTGAACCCATGATGGAGCAAGCAAAAGGATTATTAGACAGTATGGGTGGTATTGACAGTATTAAAGGACTTGATGGTATTAAAGATATCTTTGGAAAGATAGGAAATTCAGCACAAAAAAAAGATAAGTAATTTTCCACAATCACAATTTGAATAATTAAGTTTTTATATTATAAATATATAATATGAAAAAGTGTCCTCCTGGAGTTATATGTATAGAAAATATATCTATGGTTTTTATTATTATCTGTATAGCGATTGTGTTATATTTAGTATATGCTAATTTAAACAAACACAATATACAAATTACAAATCAACCTTCGGAAAAAATAGTTATCAAACAACAAAGAGAAAACGGGTATGGATACGGATTACCAAATTACCCATATAATAATTTTCCGGAAAATGTATTAATGAACCCTAATTCACCGCCGTTAAGCGATGAAAGGTATTTGGTTCCTTCATTAAATTATATACCGCCTGGTAGCATGCCTATTAATATATCGACAAATGTAAATGCTGTAGAAACCACTTACAGACAAGTTGGAATATTAACACCATTAAATGGCAGCAGCAAGGATAATATATTACCTTTAATGGGCAGACCTGCTTTTGTAAGAAGAAGTTTATGGAATTATTATACCATTTCAAATCAACACAATAATGTGAAACTTCCCATTTCAGTAAAAGGACGTTCTGGATTAAATGAAAATGGTGTTGACCAACTATATAACGGGGATACTGTTTATATTGAAGGTGCTAATGAAGCGTATAAAGTAACGATATATGATAATTCCACTATGAAATATATACCATTTATTTAATTATTTAATCCTTTTGTGCTTTATACAAAACATAACCGGTTAATAATGGATAACTAATAGGGAAAGAAATTCCTGTTATTATACCTAAACTTGTGTATCCGATAATATTTGCGAAACTATCAATTGGACTCAATTTATATGCTGAAGTTAATCCTGTTAGAAAGCCTAAAAATGTTGTACACGGAACAAAAACGGGTAATAACTCAATATATATCTCTCTATATTTAATAAAACGTGACATTATTTATAGTATTTTATTATCTTTAAACAACTTTTTTATATCTATTACAGTTGTTCTTATTTTTTCTTCTGAACAAGTTAATAATTCTGCGACATGTTTATTTGTTCGTATTACATTAAAATCATTATCATATCTATAATTAAATACTTGTTTTGAAAAACCATCAAAATTCGTATTTACAAAATCAATTATTTTATTTTTATCGTCTATGTATATTCTTTTATTTAATTGATAATTATAATCATCCTTAATATCATGATTAAATTGTTTATCAAAAAACCAGTTATCATCATAACCAATAAATTTTGTATTTAAATGTTGTTTATAGTTATAACTATCTCTTCTTTTTGTTATCCCCTTTCGTCTATAACTTTTTGGAATATTCGACAACGGATGTAATTCTGTAAGACCTTTACATAGTTCCCATCGTATGTAATTATCAGCATAAAGAATAAAAATAGAATTTCCATTATACTTTTCGATTGCTTTATAAAGACCAACATTTGAATACAATTTTAGTTCATCTAATTTAATGCTTTGACATTTATATTTGTGTAACATTTTAAACTCATATGCTTTTGATATAGCATAATTGGTGTAATGATTGTAAATAATAGTATTAATTTTATATCGCATATCTTGTGTTAAACCAGGATTTTTAATTAAAGAATTTATGTTTTGCCATTGTGATTTTGATAGATGTATATTATCTAATTTTAATGATAATATACATTTTACAAATATACTGAAAATAGTAATGATATTGAGTAAATACATTATATTATAATATTGTTATCTTATTAAGTAGTATTTTTATAAATTAATTTACAATTTTAACGTGTCACATTTTTTGGTTTTGTTCTTAGTCTACGTGTTCGCTTTTTTTTACCTCCTGTTGCGGTAGATTGTTCTCCAACAGCAGCATATCCGTCTTGCTGTCCTTGCGATGAGCCAGACATTTTTTGTGCTACAGTATTAGCAATATAATCTACAAGTGTAGCAACTGAATTTGCGACATTTACTGGAAGATTAGATTCTTGTCCTTGGTTATCTTGTCCTTGGTTATCTTGTCCTTGGTTATCTTGTTCTTGGTTATCTTGTCCTTGGTTATCTTGTTCTTGGTTATCTTGTCCTTGGTTATCTTGTTCTTGGTTATCTTGTCCTTGGTTATCTTGTTCTTGGTCTTGTCTTTGGTTATCTTGTCCTTGGTCTTCTTCGTCGTACTCTCCGTATTCATTTTGGTCTTCGTATTGACCTTGGTTATCTTCGTATTGATTTGGGTCTTCATCAACATCACCAGGTTGTTCCGCAGGTCCTAATTGTTGTTCCGCAGGAGGAATAGGTTGTTCATTAGCATCTACTTCTCCAACTTGTTCTTGTTGTTGTAGAGCAGCAATTTCAGCAGGAGGACCACCATTTTCACCTTGTTGTTCTTGTTGTTGTTCAGGAGCAATTTCAGCAGGAGGACCACCAACATTCGCATCTTGTATTTGTTGTTGTTCAGGAGCAATTTCAGGAGTAGGAGGACCACCATTTTCACCTTGTTGTTCTTGTTGTTGTTCAGGAGCAATTTCATCAGGAGGGAGACCACCATTTTCAGGTTGTTGCTCTTGTAGTTCAGCACCAGGGGGGGCAGCATTCTCAACTTGTTGTATTTCTGCTTGTTTTTTTTCTTCAGCAGCAATTTCATCAGCAGGGAGGCCACTATTTTCAGCTTGTATTTGTTGTTCAGCAGCAACCTCACCATCTGGTTGCCCACCATAATAATTTCTATATTTAGCCAACCCGTGACTACCTCCCTTCATGTTGCTAGGAAAAAGTTTTTTCAAAGTTTTACTTGATAAATTTAGATTTGATTTATTTCTAAATGTAGATTTTTTTACATTTTTGGTTGTTCTTAGATATTTTTTTTCCTTACAACTTTGGTTTTTTTTGTTATACAATTTTGATAATTTACCTTTAGTTAATTTCATTTCTATATAAATAAATTAATATTTTTATTTATATAGTTATATTAATGAGTAATCAAGGTTCCATAAATATATCATCGTCTAATGTAACAGGAAAATGTGATTTAAAATGTGCTTATAATTATTACTATTCTGATAGTAGTTTAACTGTTACAAATACAGGAATCTCTATTAGTTTTCCATACGATAATGGAAATACTTCACCTGTTATTTATAATCAACAAAAATATACTGTTCAAAATGTTCAAATATATTGCCCTTCTGTAAATATTTATGATGGACAACAAGCAGCAGGTGAAATAATAGTGACACATATTCCTCAACAAGGTGGTAATAATTTATATGTTTGTGTGCCATTTATTGGTTCAACGAGTTCTACAACAGCAACAAATTTATTAACACAATTAATTACAGATGTATCTACATCAGCACCTACTGAAGGAGAGAATGCGAATATAAATATAAATGGTTTTACATTACAAAATATAATTCCTAAAAATCCATATTATAACTTTACTTCCACAAGTTCACAATTTAATGGTGATTTTGTTGTTTTCGATATAAGTAATGCTATACCTATTAATCAACAAACATTAACAACATTAGGAAATATTATAGATCCATTTAATTTACAAATTTCCGGTGAAGCACTATTTTACAATTCAAATGGACCCACAACTTCATCTTCCGGTGTAGAAGATGACGGTATTTATATATCATGCCAACCAACAGGTGCTAGTGAAGAACAAGTGAGCGTAACTATGAATAATCCAATTACAAATGATTTACAAGATGTTTTTAAAAACCCAGCAGTTTTACTAGCATTTCAAATAATAATTGGTTGTCTTTTATTTATTATCATTTTTTTTATACTAAACTTTGTAATTAATTTTATAACAGGAAGTAATGTTAAAATACCTAGTTTTATGCAAAATAAACAGCAAACATAACAATTACGTAAATAATTATTTATTTTAATTGTAAATAATTATTTAATTATTATTTAATTATTAGATGTAGTAACAGATGATGCACCATATAAATTATCCAATAATGGTTTATAGGAAGCTTTAGATAGATTAGAACTGTTTCGAACCAAAGGAGCCATTTTTTTTACAACTTCTTGTTCTAAAGTATATGGAAATTGGTTGAAAGCAGTTAATTGAGACGATTTTTTTTCTTCGCTAGGAAGATAATGTTGTAAAGCGTAACTACCTGTTGAGTAACTTGAACGACGTATTAATTCAAAAGCAACAAATAAACCTAGAATAGCTAAAATAGAATTTGTATGCATAAACATATAAACAACAATAAATAATATGATAACTTTACCAAATAAAGAATCAATTAAACTAGAAAATGGTTCGGGTGTTTTTATGCCCATTATTAAATATATGATGAACAAAATTGCTAATATGATTTCACTCATATGTTCTTTTTTAAATAAACTAGAAAAACTATTCATATATCATATTGATAGATTTTATTTATTTTATTTATTTTAACAAAATGATTAAATAAATCTACATAAACACATTATTCTAAATAATGTAATTAAAATGAATAAATTAAATTTAAACACATATTTAGGTCAAAAGGGTTATACTATATCTAAAAATGAATTGACAATTGAACAACAAAAACAAATACGAAATGATTTAACAATAAAACCGTATGTTCCGGGAGCCCCGGGAGGTGGAGGTTCTAACACATTTCCTGCTTACAGAGAATCATCTAATAAAATGTATGTTCCACTTTATTATGGTATTGAAAACTACGGTCTGCCAGCAGCGTATAAAATTTCAGAAGGAACAAATATAAATTTGGAGTTTACTGGTTCGCTTAGAGAGAATCAAGAACTTGTTGTTAAAACATATATGGACCACGTGAATAAGTGTGTATATGGAGGAGGATTATTAGAACTTCCATGTGCATTTGGCAAAACTGTGCTCGCTATTAACATTATTTCACGCATAAAAAAGAAGACATTTATAATAGTTCATAAGGAATTTTTAATGAATCAGTGGATAGAGAGAATCCAACAATTTTTACCGAAAGCAAGAGTGGGTAAAATTCAAGGTCAAATTATTGACATAGATGATAAAGATATTGTAATTGGTATGCTTCAAAGTCTCTCTATGAAAGAATATCCATCCTCTATTTTTGAGAGTTTTGGTCTAACTATTATTGATGAGGTCCATCATATATCAAGTGAAGTATTTTCTAATTCTCTTTTTAAATTAGTAACAAAAAACATGCTTGGACTATCCGCAACCATGAATAGAAAAGACGGAACTACAAAGGTCTTCAAAATGTTTTTAGGAGATGTTGTCTTCAAGGGAAAAAGAGATGAAGAGAGAAATGTGACTGTTCGGGCAATAGAATATTATGTAAATGATGAAGAATTTAATAAGGTTGTTATGGATTATCGAGGCAACCCAGCATATAGCACTATGATTTCAAAATTATGTGAATACAATCGTAGAAGTGAGTTTATTTTAAAAGTTCTCTCTGATATGCTTTTAGAAAACCCTTTACAGCAAATAATGATATTGGCACATAATAAAAATATTCTTAAATATTTACACGATGCTATAGCACATAGAAACATCGCAACTGTTGGTTATTATGTAGGAGGTATGAAAGAGGCTGCTTTAAAAGAAACGGAAACTAAAAAGATTGTAATTGCTACTTATGCGATGGCAGCGGAAGCGTTGGATATAAAAACACTTACTACTTTAATAATGGCAACACCAAAAACCGATATAGAACAAAGTGTTGGACGTATTCTTAGAGAGAAGCATAGTAGTCCGGTTGTTGTAGATATTATAGATAGCCATGAACTTTTTAAGAATCAATGGCAAAAACGTAGAAAATTTTATTGTAAAGAAAACTATAAAATAATCCATACTACAAGCGACAAATATGTAACTGATGTCACAAAATGGCGTGTCTCTTTTGAACCAAACGGAAAAATGAAAACTTGCGCTTCGAAAACAAAACCTACATCATTCAAAAGCACTAGTTCATCTGATAAAAGTATTACAAATGACTCAGATACAGAAGATGATGAAATTAATAATGTTTTTGTGGAAGAACCGAAAGATAAATATCTATCTGGTAAGTGTTTCCTTACTATGAAAAAATAAAGGGTTTAATGTCCTCTAGAAGCGAAACCTCTTCCAGTAAAATGATTGTAATTATCTGTACAGTTTCCTCCAATACTTCTTATTTGGTATGGAACAGGGTTTGCTAAAGCTGACATATTTGGTGACAAGTTACCACCAGTAGAATACGATGGCGTCAACGGCAAATTATTTTGGTACTGAGCACCCCCCCTTTGCCTGTGTCTTCTGCTTCTTGTTACCTTTCTTCTAATTTTTCTTCTTAAAGTAGATGCCTTTCTTTTAAGACTTTTTTTATTCATCTTATACTTTTTAGTGATATTTTTTATTTTTCTTTTTAAATTTCTCGCTCCACCCTTTAAATTAGGCATTTTTCCTGCCGCAGCGTCAACATTATTTTTAGCACCGCTTAACCCGGGAGCACCTGGAATTTGATTACTGCTAAAATGAAGAGGATTATTTGTGCCTCCAATATTTACATAATTACCATTTATATTGCTATTAGGAAATATTTTACTGTATCCAAGATTAGAACCTCCTGACATATATTACATAAAGATAATAATAAAGCATTCGTTTTAATATTTTGACAGTTCAAACGCTGAATATAATATAAAGACAAATATTATTTTTTTCTATAGCGTCTGCTATATTTTTTTTTATTATTTTTTCCCTTTCTAACACTTTTCTTTTTGCTAAATTTTTTATTCTTTTTCCCTCCATAGTTAGGATTTAATGAATTATTAAATACGGAAAAAGGTGTATTTGGTGTAATTCTAATTGCGTTTTGTCGCCCTGTTTCTCCAAGTAGTCTCCGTCCCTGGTTATCTGGTGGGATATATGGATTACTATTGTAATTTACAGGCAGCCCGATAACCGCTCCATTCATACCCGATCCAGGGCCAGTATATGGACCAGAATTTGAGGATGGTATGTAAGTTTTATTATATTCCATTTATATAATATAATAATATAATAATACAATAATAATACAATAATAATACAATAATATTACATAAATTAAAATTTTGAACTAACATTATTTTTAATCAATTTTGTATTTATATATTTTATCATTTAAAATGTGTAATAAAATTAATAAGTTTGACGCACGATTGACCCCCACGCACATACTTTACCGTTACTTAGACTTGTATTTTGAATAGCACCTTTTTTTGCGGGCGCAACACATCCACCTGAACGTGCTCTTCTAATAGAAGACCTACAACCGCTGGGATAATAATTTTTTGTTGTATATGGTGCTTCAACAGGAAGGCCAACTTTATATGAACTCTTGCCTACAGCATTTGCTCGTTTTTTTTGTATGTATAAAGATGAATCAACCGGTTCTATGTAATTTAAATGTGTAGAAGTAGGGTATCTAACACCAGATGAAAAAGAAAAAATAGACGTTGGTCTTGAAAACTTACCAAGAGCAATCTGTTTGGCTAAAGTATTCGTGCTTACAGCAGTTCGTGCGTATTGGTGTCTTGAATTTACAAATTGGTCTGTCGCAACAGGCTCTTGTGATGGATAAAATTGTGGAGGGTTTGGATGAGTTCCTGTAAGTGTGCCGTAACTGTGATAAGGAATTGCTGTTGGATATTGGTTAGTGCTTAAAGGTCCGATAATCGGTGCGCTAACATAATTATTATATGTGGATGAACCGATAGATGTTGAAATACCATATGGTGTAGTAGTCATTTACTATAACATATGAAAATAAAATAACATTAACATTTTATATAATTATTGTAAGTAATAAACCTGTTATTTTATAGGTTTATTAACATAATTTGGTGTTGAACAAAACTGACAATTTTGGAATTTATTTTTCGAGTTGTTATTTTCAAATAATATTATAGTATTATATTTTCTACATTTATTACAAGTGTAAATACAATTACTAAATGAACTAACATGTTTGTTATTGCTATAATTTTTTTGTATTAATAAAGTTCTAAAACTTTTTTCCATATTCTACAATATAAAGAGAACAAAGTAAAAATTATTATTTATTAGTTGTATAATAAATATGGCAACAAATATAAAAATGAAATTAATACAATTATATTAGTATTTGTGTTTTTATTTACAAGATAGGAAGCAATTAAACACGCCATTATAATCATACCGCTATCAGCCAAAATTGCTTTATAAGATACCTCATTCGCATAATCCTTAAATGTATCAATCATTTTATTTACTCCTCGAGGTATATTGCTGAAAAAAATATAAAATAATATATCATGCGCAATTTGTACTATTACGGCTATAATAATAAACTTCAACAGTGAAAAATTCTTAAATATGTAATAATATATTGCTCTTGTAATAATTAATCCAATTAATATTATTAATACATCCGCAATAACAGCAGATAAATTATATTGTGAATACCATTTCTTTAAAACTTGTGATTTAATGACACCTGTGTTTAATAATAAAATTACAAATAAATCTGTAATTAAAACAGCATTAAATAATGGCAAATAATCATTTATATTATTAAAATTTCCTATATTTTTAAACATATAATATATCACCGTATTATTATATTTTTATAATAAATCATAATAAATTAATAATTATTTCATCTAAAAAGTATGCGTTTAAAATGTCCAAAGGTGTAAAAAAATTAATATCTGTGAACAGCACGTATAGCTGATTGAGCAGCACTACTACCATTTCCTGCAAATGTGACATCGTTGTAGTTTTTATTTAATGCCTTTTGTTTTAAATATGTTGTATAATTAGAACTATCATAGACAAATTTAACGTTACATGTTGCCGATGGAACAGATGGGGCTATTTGATAATTACTGTAAAATGTTCCTGAGCAGGTATTTGAAACGGAACCAAAACGTTGTTTTAATCCAGATAAACCAGGACGACTTTGATAAGTTTGACATGTTCCTCCACACGTATAATTATCACGACTTAAAAGATCTCCAGAGTTTGTAACTGCTCTAAAAGGCGTAATAATTGATTTTTTATTAGCTGCTTTGAGTTGAGATGGATACGTTGTGTTCCACGCTTCTCTCAAAGTGAAACGAAGTGTGTCAAAATCATTACTTCCATTAGATCCTTTTTCAGTAGTACCGACTGCTTGAGGCATGTATCCTTGAAAGGCACCACCTAAATTGCGTCCAACTTTTGTATTATTTGCTGAATATTTGGGAAAACTTCCATTAAAAGCACTTACATATCCGATTGATGGCATTTATATAATACAATACTATAAAAAAATGCTATAAATTAGCAATTATTTAATTAAATTATATTTTATCTAACTAATATATAATGTTTGATTTTTATATATTAATAATTGCTATAGTATTACTTTCATTAGACTACATTTACTTAACTTTAATGAGTAATTATTTTCAAAGTCAAGTGAAAAAGGTTCAAGGAACCCCTTTAAAAATGAATTTTGTTGGCGTTGTCTTATGTTATATACTATTAGTAATCGGATTATATTATTTTATCATTAAACCCAACAAAAGTGTTTCTGATGCGTTTTTATTTGGTTTAGTTATTTATGGTGTTTATGAAACAACTACATTAGGGTTATTTACAAACTGGTCAATATTAACTGTAATTTTAGATACACTTTGGGGTGCTTCTTTATTTGCTATAACTACTTTTATTATACATAAACTAAAAAAAATATTTTAATTTTTGTAAAATTTGTAAAATTATTAATTATCTAAAGTTTGTAAAATTATATGTAATACTATTAATTTATTTAATATAATTTAGTTTTCTGTCATAATGCGAGGTGCTATATTCATCGTATTTAATTCTTGAAATAGCAACTTACACGCATATGGTATCTCAACATAAGTAAAATCAGTTCTATTATCACACGTTCTGCAGTGGTGAATATGCATTTCATTATTATATGAAGCAATAAGACCGCATTTTTTACAAATGTATACAGAATATTTATCCGAAACGTCATACATTCTTTCACGAGTGAATCTCGACGCTCCGTGTGAGATCATACAGTTATGTGCTACTATTCCATTTGCTAAGAATGAATGTGTATTATCCACTTGAATATCATATACTTTATGAACTCCAGCAGGGCGTATATCTATTACTTTTAAATTCATTGTTGGAAGCCCTTCATAATCTCTTGATACGCCATATGGTTTTATATCTTCACATTCTTCGTGACAATATAATTCTTCAATTGTTTCCTCATCGTTTATATTTGGTTTATTAGTTTCTAATTTTAAAAACCAATCAATCGCTCCAATTTGCGTTAAATATTCTTCCGCAGTAGGAAATTTTGTATATGTAAACTTACCAAATTTTGTTCCTTTTATTAAATGATCTGTTATATCGTGACACGTTGGTATAGCATATTCATTAATAAGTGGTTCTATTTTTTTTAAATCATCGATTGCTTGAACAATTGCTTTTTTTGTTGAAACTATTTTATTAGGATTTTCTTTTTTAATTTTACTAAAATTTGTAATTTCATCCACACGATTTACTAGCCAATTATGTTGGCGAACAACTTCATTTCGTAATCGTTTATACGATACCCCTGCTTCTAATCGTTGAGATTTATGGCAACAATAACGAAAACCAATTTTTTCAGAAAATGGAATCAGTTCATTTATATCCAAATGAAGTGTTAATTGATAACTTTTTAAAGGATTATTTATTTTATTTTTGGATGATGTTGTTTCTTTCATATTTTGGATTGTAACATTATTTATATCAAACTTGCTTAGTAATTTTTTAATATCTTCCATCATAATTTTAAGCGATTCAAAATAATCAATTGTTCTGGTTTTAGAAAACGATATAGATGTCAATACATCACGTTTGCCTCTATGCATTCCCAAATGACACGTGTGTCCATCACCACCAAACACCCCCCCTAAAAACTCACGAACAATTGGTAGAGGACATGACTCGTCAAGAATAAACGCAGGTAACATAGCACTTTGTGTAACTTTTTTGCCAATAAGAATGCCGTCAATCTTAATAATATCATTTAATAAATCATTCGGCACTCTAAGACTATAATAATTATCATATGAATAGTTTTCTTGTTTTATTATACTAAAAAGGTTAATGTCGCTTACTATATTTTCTACGTCTATCATATGTCCCAAGTTTATTGTGCCATAATGTTTATTTCTTTCTCTCGAAAATGTTATGTTTCCGTCCATTATTAAATATCCTATCATTCTAGCAAATGCCAACGCTTTAAAATACTCATCTGTTGTATTTGTGGAAATTGTTCTATTGCCAAATTTAAAAGACCAATTATTACATTCTTTTATCTCTTCTTTAACATCTATAAGTGGATACACAACTCCCGTCTTTATTTTATCTAAGTTTACATTTAAATCAGACACTTTAGTCCATTTATTATCAGATGTAAGTAAATGATGGTTGGATGTACAAGATAATTTGCGTCCATCCTCAAACGTAACATCGTAACATTCTTTTTCACCTTTGTCTAAGAAATGAGTTTGGAGCGAAGGTATTAATTTATCGTGTTTTTCATCCCACCCCAATACATTTATACCGCAATCATTCATTTCTTCTATTTTAACACTCAATCCACAATTTAAGGTAATTGGAGTAGAATATCTAACACAATCCCTCTCCATTTCTCCGAACCTTAGACCACCATCACGCGATCGTCCTTCAGCAGGTTGTCTAGTGAGATTCACCATAGGTCCAATTGATCTGCTATGTGTTTTATCATTTACCATGTGTTTAAGTCTCTGGTAAAAGACAGGACCCATGAAAACACTACATTCAAATTGTTCGCCTGTTAATCCATCATACAACAATTCATTACCGTGTGCTTCATAGCCTAAATTTATCAATTGGTTACAAATATCTTTTAATTCAAATTGTCCAAATGATGTTCCGTCGCCAAATAATCCTAATTCAATAAGAACCTTTCCTAACACAGTTTCTTTTAATTGACCAATTGTCATACGAGATGGAATTGCGTGGGGATTAATAATAATATCAGGTTTTACTCCGGTGCTCGTAAAAGGCATATCACATTCTGGAATAATATTACCAATCGTCCCCTTTTGTCCATGTCTTGAACTAAATTTGTCACCAATTACTGGTTTTCTAACGGTTCTTAGACGAACTTTCGCAAAGTTGTATCCCTCACCGTTTCTATCTATGTAATTTTTATCAATATATGTTTCTTCACTAGTTCTATAAATTTTACTTTGGTCTTCGAATTTAATAACTTTAGTGTGATCATTACGATTTTCCTTAATTGGGGTTACTTTTGCTATAATAATATCACGATTCTCGACAAGTGTATTTTCTGGGATAACACCCTTGCTATTGACTTTATTGTAATTACCCATTTTCATACACTTTGTTTTTGTAGGGTCTGGCTTACATCTAATTTCTTCATCGCCATTAATTTTTTGTTTATCCTCATCTTTTTCTGTATGATAAATGGTTGTCATAAATAACCCTCTATCAATCGAGGCTTTATTAAATAGTAATGAGTCTTCCTGATTGTAACCTGTGTGTGTAGCAATTGCCACAATAATATTAGATCCAGAAGGCACTTTATTTAACTGAATCATGTTCATAATGCGGGTATCGACAAGAGGTCTAGTTGGATAGTTTAATACATACGCAGTTTTATCCATTCTATTTTCATAATTTGTTACATACACGCCCATCGCTTGCTTGGATTGCGCACACTGATATGTGTTTCTAGGTGATTGATTATGTTCTGGGAATGGAATACAAGATGCTAATATTCCAAAAATTGTGCTCGGATGAATCTCAGAGTGAGTGTATTTATAAATTTTATCAGTTTCAGCAATAATATCACTTGGCTTTGTGGCTATCATAGCCCAACTTTGTTCTTCTGGGTCTATATATTCTAAAACTGAATCATCGAGTTTACTGCTAGTCAGTAAATTATCCCACGTGAGTTCAGATTTTTGGATTTTACTTATTATACTATTTGTAATAAGGATATTTTTATCTTTAACTCGTAAAACCGGTCTTGACAATCTTCCGCTATCATTACATACTCTGATTTCTTTCATTTTGTAATCAAAGACAATAGATGTGTAAATATTAATAATGCCCTTATATTTTTTATCTTTTAAATTTAAATATAGTTCTTGGGGGTTGATTGTAATTCCGACCCAAGCACCGTTAATAAAGACCTTTACTTTTTGGTAAAAATCAAGACTTTTACTATTTTCATCATCAATATGAATTATATGAGGCATAATATATTCATAAAGTGGAAGTGAGTTTGAATAAATAGTAACGTGTGTTATGTAACTTAAATTTTTTACAATACCAACAGAAGCGCCTTCTGGAGTTTCAGCAGGACACAAAAACCCCCAAGAAGTGTTATGTAACTTACGTGGAGGGATTAATTTACCACTTTTGTCTGTTGGTGTAGAAATTCTTCTGGAATGACTTAAACTTGAAACATAAGTAAGTCTGCTAAGAACTTGCGCAACACCTACTTTGTTACTGTTTGTATGTTTTATACCAAAGTCACCAGTTGATAACGCTCTTTTTAACCCATTTTCAATAGTTGTGGATTTAATAATTTTATAAATATTTGTCAAATTAATGATATTTTCATAGTCATCTGTAGATTTCCATGAGCCGGTATTTATTTCACGAACAACTTGTTTTTCCATATCCTTTACAAGTTTGTTAAAATAATTTCTAAACAAGTTATTGAGAAGAGTTCCTGTTAAATCTACGCGCTTATTAACATATGAATCTCTATCATCACATTTTGTAATTTCAAATGACGCTTGTAGCACTCTATTTGTCATGTATCCAAGAAAGTATGTTTTTTGAACTATGTTGTGACAATGAGGATATAAATCGTTGTTCAATATATCCATAGTAAATTCAATCTTCTTTTTAATTCCCGTTTCTTTGTCCATATTAATTGGTGTAAACATGGCAAAACTTGTAATATATTTTATACAATCCTCCTTAGTCAAATGTTTATTTGCTTCTATTACAGATGCTTGTAAAGCATTAAGCATTTTTTTATTTTCCTCAGCACCTATATCTAAAATAATTTTATCACAAATTTCTTTGTCAGAAATAATACCTAATGCTCTAAAAACTATAAACAACGGAATTGGTTGCTTAACACGAGGTATTTGAACATGAATGCTGTTTCCAAAACCATTATTTTTAGAACTAATCATAATATTAATTTGTTTTGGTGAAATACATTTAAAATCAGGGACAGATTTTATTTCAGCCATCCAAGTATATTTTGTATTATTTTTTGAAACATTAAAACAATATACTCTGTTTTCGGCAGCACGTTCTTGTCCAAGAACAGTTTTTTCAGAACCATTAATAATAAAATACCCTCCAGCATCGAATTTACATTCTCCGGTATGCGTATTTTCTACATGTTTATATTGATTTAACACACAAATGTTAGACTTTAGCATGATTGGTAACTTACCAATATGAATTTTTGGTAAAGTTTTGTGAAATATTTGTGTGTTTTCCAATTCTTTGCCATTTCTAACTATATATTTTATATTAATATCAACTGTCATAGATGACGCATAAGTAAAGTTTCTGAGACGCGCTTCTTGGGGAAACATTAATTTTATTGCTCCGTTATTTTCGTGAATTTGCGGACGATAAATTTGGAAGTTGTCAAATGTAACATAAATTTCCAAAGAATATTTTTTATTATTAATATCATAATCCTGTTCCGATACTATATGAACAGGATTAAACATTTCGATCGTTTTAATAATTTGGTATCCAACAAAATTATTATACGATTCCAATTGATGTCTTACTAACCTTTCTAGATGCTGTCCTTTAAAATAAGACTCAATAATTGTCCATGGGGTTTCAATATATTGTTCATTTTCAATATCAAACATATCTTCGTTTTTAGATTCAATTTTGGAATTCATCGTGTGTTCTGTAGTTGTATTTGATATCATTTGTAGAGTTATTTTATATTTCAATTTATTTTTAAATTGTTTTATTATAAATTATGTATTGCGATAATATACGTATTTTCATTTTCTTTATTTTAATATGATATAATTAAAATAATTAAAATAATATAAACAATTTATACAATTAATTATATCATAAATGGGGACTTCAAAAAATAACAAAAAAAGATATAATTATACAAATGTTAGTAATATACATAAATATAATAACTTTTTAATAAATTTGGACAAAAAATCACAAGAAATAGAGACGAAAAAATTTTTTGATGATAATAAAAATAACTATAATTGTAAAGATGATTGTAAAAAAGGATGTAATGACAATACAAATACAATTTCAAAAGAGTTACCACAACCAGATTTTAAATCCCTGTTTTTAACAGGATCGAGAGGTTATGATTTATCGTCACTTCAGTTAGAAAATAGAAACCCGAATAAATATTTAGAGATAGCAAACAAAAGTAAACAACCCAGATTATCTTTAAAACTCCCCCCGACAGGTGGTTTTTTTTCGCAATTCGATTCATTATGGGGTGATACGCAAAAAAATATGAATACCCCTTTAGAAAAAAAAGAAATACAGCCAACACAATCAATTAATATTAACGCAACCGTTCAAAATATAGATGATATTTTGAAATTAACTGAAGACTATAAAGATGACCCGTTAATTAAGTATAATATTAATATGAAAGCATTACACGATATTAAAACACCTTTATTAGAATTAAAAAATATGATTGGAATGAAAGAGTTAAAATCCAATATTGTAGACCAAATATTGTATTTTGTTCAAGGACTTCACACGAATAAGGATAACAATAGTGACTTTATGCATACTGTTATTTATGGACCACCAGGAACTGGGAAAACAGAAATAGCAAAAATTATGGGGAAAATATACAGCAAAATAGGAATATTAAAAAAAGGGACGTTCAAAAAAGTTACTAGAAGTGATCTTATTGCTGGATATTTGGGACAAACTGCTATTAAAACAAAGGATGTCATAAACGAATGTTTAGGTGGTGTTTTATTCATAGATGAAGCATATGCTTTAGGAAATAGTGAAAAAAGAGACAGTTTTTCAAAAGAATGTATTGACACATTATGTGAAGCATTAAGTGATAATAAAGAAAATCTAATGGTGATTATTGCTGGTTATGAAAACGAATTAAACGATTGCTTTTTTAATTACAATCAAGGACTAGATTCAAGATTCGTATGGAGATTTAAAACAGATGAATATAAAGCAGACGATTTATTTAAAATATTTATTAAAAAAGTAAATGATATTGGGTGGATAATACACGAAGAATCAAAAATAAGTGTAGAATGGTTTAAAAAAAATATAGATTATTTTAAATTTTATGGACGAGATATTGAAACATTTTTATCCAAAGCAAAAATAGCACATAGCAGAAGGGTTTTTTGTAAAAGCGAAGATGAAAAGAGAAAACTTACTGTTAATGATTTAGATAAAGGATTAGAAATGTTTTTAAAAAATGAAAACGTTAAAAGTAGAAAAGAAAAGGAAGAAATGAAAAGAATTATGAATAGTCTTTATGTTTAATTGTTTTATAATTAATTTTGTTATGTGTTAATAATAGTTGTTTTTTATTTTATGTTATAATAATGTCAAATAAAAAAATAGAAATTAATCCAGCGTTATTTAGCATAGGTAAATCAGCAAAAACAAAAAAAAATAGAGAGAAAAAAACGAAACCAATTACAACACCTTTAATATCACCAAATGTTCTTAAAAATAAATTGTTAAAAAGGATTAAAGAATATAAAAACAAAGAAACTGAAAATTTAGAAAATAATACAAAAAAAATAGCAGAAGGATTTGTAACTGATAAAATTAATATTAAAAACAAAAATATGAATAGTAAAGATAATGAATTAACAAAATATACTGATGAATTTAATGAGTCGATAGAGTATTTACAAAGCATTTCACAATTGAAAAAAATAAATAACGAAAAAAATATTTATAACAAGCAACAAGAAAAAATTAGAAATGATCTTCAACAAAAAACCTTAAGGAAACCATTAAATTATGTTGGCTCAGGAAGTAATCAATTTGTTAATTTAGAATTACCTGATGAATTAAGAGAACCTTTAATCAGTGTAAGCACAGAACAATTATACATAAATCCACAACCAATTAAACTAAATATAATAAATGACAATATTCCTTATGGCATTTTAAAAGGTGGCTTAAAACCAACTTTTCGTGAATGGAATAAAACACAAAAGATACATGTTGACAACCCAAACCAATCTTTAGTTGTTAATACGCAAGCACAAATAAATAATCCTGATATTGAACGTGAATATAGACTTAATATGTTAAAGGAAAAAATGAAATATAAAAAATTAACAAATCAAAATTTAGTTATACCTAAGCCTATAAGTAATGAAACCATAACACAACCAAATAATTATGATAGTGACTTTGATAAATTAATTATGAGTAAAAATTTAATAAATAGACCAACAACACAAATACAATCCCAACCACAAATTATAAATAATAGTCTACAAAGTAATTTAAATCAATCAAATAGTAGTTCTTTAATAAAAAACAACATATTACCAAACAATACAACCCCACTTAACATTAATAATATTAATACAGAACAAGGAAAAATGTCTGGTGGAATTAAAAGAATAATAAAACGAACTGTGCATAAAAAATATACACTCGGTAAATCAAAAATACAAAAAACTGTTGCTGTTTTATTAAAAGATAATCAAACTAGAAAAAAAGTGTTACAAGCGTGTAGGGATTTAAAGAAAAAACCAATTAGTGACGTAAAAAAATATTTAAGAGAGCATAATTTAATTAAAATTGGAAGTAATGCTCCAACAGATGTTATTAGAAAATTATATGAATCCGCGATGTTAGCAGGAGAAGTTACAAATAATAATAAAGATACACTTTTACATAACTTTATAAAAAATGACGAAAGTCTATAAATTTAATTATTAAACAACCCTATTTGGGTTTAATAATAACATATATAAATCATAATATTTTAAGGCATTAATTGTGAATAAAATATAATATTTCGTTAAATTAATATGGAAACTACAAAAAATAGAATGAGTTCTTTTGAAGAAAAGTTTTTTAATAAATTAAAAAACTATTTAGATACCAAATTATATTATTATGGAAGCATACAGCGAAATGACTATTTTCCTAATTCAAGCGATATAGATGTAGATATTTTTACAGATAATGAACAAAGCACTATAACAAAACTCCAAAATTTTTTAAGCATAGAAAGAAGCGAATTTAAAAAGTTTGTATATAGACTACACAGAACAAATAAAGTTGTATATGGTTATAAAGTAAAATATAGGGATACAGAACATAATTTTTCGAGTGAATTTGCGATTTATAATGAAAAAGATAAGGATAACGTTTTAAAGGAGCACATATCAAAAATTGAGTTGCCTATTTATGTAGCCATTTTATTATATATATTAAAATTTTTATACTATAAACTTCAAATAATGCCAAAAGAAACATATTATTATTTTAAAAAACTATTCATGAATTATTTTGTTGAAGGTGAAGATACAGAGTATGTAATAATTGGCTAATTTTTAATTTTGTATAAATTATGTGTATATATTATTGACTTTATAAAATATAATATTTACAATACAATTTAAAGAATTATATATAATATAATAAGCGAATGGCATTGATTAACGAATACTTTGAACTAACTAAAAAATATCAAAATGATTATGGCGAACAAACAATACTTTTAATGCAAGTTGGTTCTTTTTTTGAAGTATATGGTATTTTCAATAAAAAAACAAATACTATAACAGGAAGTAAAATAACCGATTTTTCACAAATATGCGAACTAAATGTAGTAGAAAAAAATACGTGTGTAGGCAAAGACAACGTTATAATGGCTGGATTTAAAGATTTTCAAATTGAAAAATATATTAAAAAAATACAAGATTCTGGCTTCTCTTGTGTGGTATATGTTCAAGATGAAGCAGCAAAAAATACAACTAGAAGTCTTGCTGGCATTTTTTCTCCAGGAACATATTTTTCAAATGAATCTACTAGTTTAACGAACAATTTAATTTGTATTTGGATAGAATTAATAAACAATAAAATGCTTTTAAAAGGAAAATATGTTGTCGTTGGAGTTGCTAATATTGATATATATACAGGAAAAACAAGTATATTTCAGTTTAAAGAAACTTACATAAATAATCCTACTACATATGATGAGTTAGAACGTTATATTTCTATTTATAATCCAAACGAGGTAATAATTATATCAAATTTAACAGAAGGGGAAATTGATGATGTTATTAATTATACAAATATACGATGTAATTCAATACATAAAATTGATACATCTGAAAATAATGAAAAAACAAGCCAATTCATTTTACGTGCGAAAAATTGTGAAAAACAAAACTATCAAAAGGAGATTTTAAATAAATTTTACAAAATAGATGATTATGACGTTTTTGTTCAAAACTTTTATGAAAATAACATCGCAACACAGGCATTTTGTTTTTTATTAGATTTTGTTTATCAACATAATCCAAATCTTGTTCTTAAAATAAGCGAACCCATTTTTGAAAATTGTTCTGAAAGGCTGATTCTTGCGAATCATTCCTTAAAACAATTAAATGTTATAGACGACTATAGTTACACAGGTAAATATTCATCTGTTTTAAAATTGTTAAATGGTTGTTTAACACCTATGGGTAAAAGAAAATTCGCTCATATGTTTTTAAATCCTACTACGAATATTTCTTACTTACAAAGAGAATATGATATAACAGAATATATGATAAATACAAATGAAAAGTATAATGATTATTTAAAAACAAACTTGTCTAGCATTAAAGACATTTCAAAATTCGAGAGACAGGTTTTCTTAAAAAAGATAACACCTAAAATGTTTTACAATTTATATAAAAATATCGTGTTAATTAGAGAAATATACAACAAAATAATAACTGATAAAACTATAAAAGAGTATTTACAAATATATGAATCTAATATCTTAGATATTGACGAATATTGTAGTAATATATTGACATTTATAAACGATAATATAGAAATAGAATTGGCAAAAGATATAGATAATATACAAAATTTTGAATTAAATTTTATTAAAAAGGGTGTTGATAATGACCTCGATATTAAAACAAAATTGCTCAACGATTCTGAATCAAAATTGGAATCAATTAGAAATTATCTAAATAGTCTTATTAAGGATAAAGGTAAAACTACTGATTTTATTAAAATACATGAAACAGAAAAAAATAATTTTGGGTTAATATGTACGAATAGAAGATGTAAAATATTAGAATCGACGTTGCCTGCAAAACCAAATGTTATGAATCTAAAATTAAACAACTATGATAACGGTGAAACATTTGAGTTTACTATCTCAAATAAAACATTTGAATTTCCCAAACAAAGTGCTTCAAATAATTTTATTACAGACAGTCAAATAAACGGAGTATGTAAAACAATTACATCTACAAAAATATCATTAAAAGACATAATTACTTTAGTATTTAATAAATTTGTGGAAAAATTTGAAAATTTTCAAAATCAAATAAAAAGTATCATTAATTTTGTAACGTTAATAGATGTAGTTTACGCCAAAAGTAGTATAGCAAAAAAGTATAATTACTGTAAGCCTACTATTGTAGAGGCAAATAAATCATTCGTTAATGCTAAAGGGTTGCGTCATTGTTTGATTGAACATATTCAAACGAATGAAATTTACGTATCAAATGATATCACATTAGGTAACGGAAGTATAAATGGTGTATTACTTTATGGAACAAATGCTGTTGGTAAGACTAGTTTTATAAGAGCAATAGGCATTTCTATTATAATGGCTCAATCAGGACTATATGTTCCAAGCACAGAGTTTATTTATAAACCATATAATTATATTTTTACCAGAATTTTAGGTAATGATAATATTTTTAAAGGTCTCTCTACTTTTGCTGTTGAAATGTCTGAATTAAGAACTATATTACGTTTAGCAGACAAAAATAGTTTAATTTTAGGTGATGAATTATGCTCAGGAACGGAAAATACATCAGCAGTAAGTATTTTTGTAGCAGGCATACAAAAATTACACGAAGCAAATAGTAGTTTTATTTTTGCTACGCATTTACACGAAATAGTAAATTTTGATGAAATTTCTAATTTAGACACACTTGTATTAAAGCATATGGAAGTAATTTATGATAGAGAGAAAGATATGTTAATTTATGACAGAAAATTAAAAGATGGTCCTGGAACTAGTATGTATGGATTGGAAGTTTGTAAATCGTTAAGTTTACCAAAAGACTTTTTGGAAGCGGCTTATAACATACGTATGAAATATCATCCGGAGTCTAGTAGTTTGCTTTCTCTCAAAACATCTCATTTCAATTCCAAAAAAATTATGGGTCTTTGTGAAAAGTGTGGTAAAAATATGGGAAAGGAGGTTCATCATTTACAACATCAACAAGACGCAAATGATGACGGGACTATAACAAGCGCAAACAACATATTTCATAAAAATAATTTGGCTAATTTAATGACTTTATGCGAAGAATGTCATGATGATTTTCATAAAAAAACAGCAAAACATAAAAAAGTTAAAACAACAAAGGGTTATAAAATACAAGAGATTTAATATCTTCTAGTTCCGGGTCTACGTCTTCCACCACGACGTTTTCTGGAGACCATACTAACACCCTTTTGAAGACCCATTTCTACATCAGATACACCTCTTTTAACACCTTTAGCACCGACATTAAAGCCTGTTGCTAGAACACCATAAACATCAGAAACCCCTCTTTTAACAAAAGGGGTAGTTTTTAACGCAACATTTGTCGCTTTTGAGCCGACCTTATTTAATCCAGATGCTACCGCAGGGAGTGCCTTTGATGTAACATTTTTAACCTTTTTCAAAAAACCTCTTTTATGAGATTTAGATTTACGCATTTTTGACATATTATATACATATATACATATAAAATATTTACTTAATTTATAATAAAAATATGGATTTTTCAGATAAAACCTTTATTCTAAATGTTTTTGTATTTGTATTAATATTTTTTATTATAATAATAATTTTAGATATAACAGGTATAAATCTAAATCAAAAAGAACCTCCGCAAAAACTTTTAAAAACTGTAACAGTTGAAACTATGAACAATTTAAAACTTCCAACAATGGATAAACATGATGATTTTTGTAAAGGTCATATTGGGTCTACAGATAAATTAGAAACATCGTGTAATAATTTAACAAACAGCAATTGTAATGAAGTATCATGTTGTGTAAATTTAAATGGTAACAAATGTGTAGCAGGTAATGAAAGAGGACCTATATATAAAACGGAAAAAACAGGCGATAAAATTAACGTGGATTATTATTATTACAAAAATAAATGTTATGGAAATTGTTCTACAAAACAAAAATAAAACAAAAATAAAATATATAAATATTATTTAATGTCTGTTGCTTTAATCACTATAGGGTCTTTATTACGTATCACTTTACATAAACCACACGTATTACACGTATATATTATTACAGAAGTTGTATCCAATATTTCGGCTGCTTCGCCAAAAACTAATTGACCTATTCCAGAACGCACTTTTGATTTATCAAAAGCACCAATAGTTTCATTATAATTATTACTTTTACAAATTTCACAAGTAATTTCAGTATCATTATAACTTAATTTTACATTTTTATCATTTGCGAAAGTTTTACCACCACTTTGCTTTCTTTTTTTTTGTGTTTTTCCTGCTTTGAAGTTACGATTTTTTACCATTATATTATATTATATTATATTATATTATATAATGGTAAAAACAAATAATTATATTAATTTAGTTATTTTAACAGACGCATCTTGAGATAAGTGTGATACAATTATATTATTATTATAATCCTCTAAATAAAAAACTTCTTTTATTCCGCATGATGCTATTGCTCTAAAACAATTTATACAGGGATAATGAGTTATATAAATTATACTTTTATCTAAAGAAACACCCCTTTTCGCACAATCGGTTATTGCGTTAATTTCACTATGTATAATTGATTGTTCGTGACCATCTTCAAGACGACTAGTATGTGGAGCCCCTGAAATATATCCATTATATCCCATCGAAATAACTCTATTTTCTTTAACAATTACACTTCCAACTTGAAGTCTTTTACAAGGTGATCTACATGAAGCAAGAACAGCAGTGGACATAAAATATTCATGCCAATTCAATCTCTCTTGGTTCATTTTTTTTATATCTTGTATTTTTGAAAGCATATATGTTATATAAATATATGCTTTAAATTATTATATAAAAATAAAAACTATAAATAAAAAATTGATTTAGAAATGAAATAATATAAGAATTATATATATAACTACTATAGAATGATAATTCCAATTAAATGTTTTACGTGTGGTATGGTTCTTGCTAATAAATATAGATACTTTTGCGAAGAAGTTCGTAAAAGAAAGTTGGCAAAAAAACTGAATACATCCGAAGAAAGTCCAGATATAGAAAAAGTATTATATTTAACAAAACAATTTCACGATAAAACGCCTGAAGGTGAGGTATTAGATGAATTAGGATTAAATAAAATGTGTTGTAGAACAAAAATACTAACTCACGTGGATATTGAATAATTTCTTAACATATAATATAATGCCAGGTAGTAAAAAACGTTCTACACATAGAAATAAAAAGAATCGCGGACAAAAACTTTATAGAATGAAGGGTTGTTCAACAAAAAAACATTTAGGTGGTGCTAGTTTAGCACAAACAAATTTAACAAATTCAAACGTTTATCCAAATCAAGGTCCTAGTGTTGTAGCTCCAAGCACATTAAATCCACAAGTACAAAGTGGTGGTAATTGTGGATGCGGTGGAAATTTACCACTTCAATCAGGAGGATCAGGTATGCCTTATTACGGAGGTGTTACAGGTAACGCATGGTATGGAGGAAATACATCGAGTTGGCCAGGTGGAAATAATGTAAGCAGTGGAGGAAACCATTTTCCTATAAATAATTATAAATATGATATATCTAGAGAGACTACCGTTTCAGGAGCAAACAAACCTTTTTTGCGTGGTGGACGTAAAAGAGGAACCAGAAGGGGAAGAGGAAAAGTAATGAAAGGTGGTATTAACTTGTCAAATACAATTGGACAGGATTTTGTTAATTTAGCAAGACAAGGAATAAGTGGTGTTGGCAATATGTTTAATTCCTATAACGGGTATGCGCATTCTCCTAGTCCTATGCCCTGGAGAAATCAATTACCAAACACATTAACTTCTAATGCTTTAAAAATAATGAAAATATAATTTTTTCTCATTATAAATTATAATGGCATTCATAAAAAGTTTTAAAGATTTGTGTACTCCTTCATTAGTATATTTTGTATTATCAATTGGTGGTATTTTAATGATATTGTTTCAAAATTTAGGTAATACAGGCACATATAATGTAGGATCTTTTAGCTGTATTGTTCCAAATACAACCGTAGTTTTTATTTTTAAAATAATATATGTGCTTTTCTGGACTTGGGTTCTCAATTTAATTTGTAAAGATGGACATTCAGAAATATCTTGGTTGCTAGTTTTATTCCCATTTCTATTAATGTTTGTTATTATAGGTTTAATAATGATAAATCAATAAGTTTTTTAATATAAATATATATTAATTATATTAAATGAAAACAAAAAATGGATTTTCTTATGAAAAAAATGGCTGGACATATCTTTCTATTTACGGAACACCCAAAGAAAGAGGTTACGCGCACGGTTATCTGTGCGCAAAACAATTTAAAGAAATCCAAAAAATGTTAGAGTTTTTTATTCAAGAATCATATGGTGAATCTTGGGATTTTTTTATTAAAAAAATAAACGACGATTTTAAATCAATTACTCAAACAAATTTTTCAGAACTTTACGAGGAAATGGTTGGAATAACAGAAGGTTGTAATGCGAATGGAACCGCCACTACTATAGACGAAATAATTGCGTGGAATTTTTATTATTCGATTCCATATTGGTATAGTTCTATATCAAGTTCAAGTGGAGCAAGAGAAGGAGGCTCTAAAGACAGGTGTAGTGCTTTTATAGCCGTAGGAGATTGGACTCAAGATGGAAAAATTGTTGTAACTCACAATTCTTTTTGTGACTTTGTAGATGGTCAATATTCTAATGTCATTCTAGATTTAAATCCAGAAAAAGGAAATAGGTTTATGATGCAAACATGCCCTTGTTGGGTATGGAGTGGTTCTGATTTTTTTGTTACATCTAAAGGTATTGTTGGAACAGAAACTACGATTGGTGGTTTTGATAAATACAGCAAAAAATGGCCAATCGGGTATAGAATTAGAAAGGCGATGCAATATGGTAATACACTAGACGATTATGTTGAAATACTTTTAAAAGAAAATAGTGGAGATTACGCTAACTCTTGGTTGTTTGGGGATACAAATACAAATGAAATTATGAGGTTAGAACTTGGATTAGAATATCATAATGTAGAGAGAACAAAGAATGGTTTTTTTATTGGCTTTAATGCTCCATATGATTCTAAAATTCGTAATATTGAATGTTCTACATCTGGATTTTATGATATTAGAAGACATCAAGGAGCAAGAAAAGTTCGTTTAAGCGATTTAATGGATAAATATAAGGGAAAATTGAATATAGAGTTAGCTAAACAAATAATATCTGACCATTATGATGTTTATCTCTTGAAAGATAATAATCCTTGTTCCAGAACAATTTGTTCTCATTATGATTTGGATCCACGCGAATATATGTCTCAACCAAATAGACCTGTTCCATTTGCTCCTCATGGCGCGGTAGATGGAATAGTGGCTGATACTAATTTAATAAAAAATATGTCTTTTATATCTCGTTGGGGGAATTCTTGTGGAACCCCTTTTATAAAAGATGACTACTGTAAAAAACATCGTCAATGGGAAAATTTTGCCCCTTATTTAAAAGATAGATTGTCTCAGCCGTGGACAGAGTTTTCTATAACAAAAAAAATGGCAAAGTCAAGACCGTTGTTTTCAAAAAAAAATAAGGCGACAAATAGTAAAACAAAAAAAAATAAAGATAACTAGTTATTGTAAATTTCTTCAATATTTTTTAATAAATTTACATTTTTTTCGTGTTGTTCTGAATACATTCTTTTATAATATTTATAAGGATTATTTAATATTACTAGTAAATTTTGAATATCAACATTAATATTACCAGATAACAATAATACATCATTAAAATACTTATGAATATTTCGACAACCAAAATAAATGGGAGAACAATTAAACATAATAGGTGTTATAATTTTTTCTGAAAAATAATGATTTGAATTAAAATTTTCAATTGATATTGTATATAAATAATCTTCATAAGGTTCTGAATTTATAAACTCGCCTTTTACAAAACTAGATTTGTTTATATATTCGTAACTACCTCTGCCGTAAATGTGTATAGGTAGTTTGTATTCTATAATTTTTTTTACTAATTCATGACGATACACATGTCCTGGAGCATATTTTTTATTACTTAACACTATAGACATTACTTTGTTTTTACTTGTTATTTCTTTTGGTGGGCGAACAAACCACATATAACCAAAATACTCAAGAAAAGGTTCAGGTAGTTCACGTTTATCTCCAATAAAATATTTGTTAATGTTTTTTGTTGCGTATTCAATAAAGGGTTCATCTATTTGTAAAAAGTCATATGGCTCACACGCTAATCCTATTACATTTTCTTTTGGTATATTTAAAAAAGGAGTTGCTTTATTAAGAATAATAGCATGTGTAAAATCATCTTCTTCTGTAATATAAATTTTTTTATCTTTTCCATAAAATTCTAGTGATAACGCATTACAACATAATTCAAATTCTTTTTTACAAAAAGGACTATCGCAAAAATCTGAAAAACATTTAATTTTTATCATTATTATAAAAAATAAGTGATTTTGTTTTTAACTTTAATTATAGTTATAATATTTATAATTATAGTTATAATAATATATTAAATTATATTTTAAAAAAATATGATTATTATAATATAAAATGGAGAATATATCTTGGAAATTAATAGATAAATATTTTACAGAAAATCCAAATAATTTAGTGGCTCATCATTTAGAATCATATAATGATTTTTTTGAAAATGGTATAAATCGTATCTTTCGTGAAAATAATCCAATCAGATTTATAGAACGTGAAGATGAAGAGCAAAAATCTGGATCAAGAAACGAATGCTTATTATATTTAGGTGGTAAAGATGGAACTAAAATTTATTTTGGTAAGCCAATTATTTACGATGATCATCATTTACATTATATGTACCCTAATGACGCAAGACTCAGGAATATGACTTATGGAACTACTATACATTATGATGTAGATGTTGAATTTATTTATTATGAAGGAGATGAAAAAAAAGAAAAAACAATTACTTTAGATAAGATATACTTAGGGCGTTTCCCTATTATGCTTCAATCAAATTTGTGTATATTAAATGGTCTCTCAAAAGAAGTAAAATTTAATATGGGTGAATGCCGTAATGATTATGGAGGGTATTTTATTATTGATGGAAAAGAAAAAATTATAATACCACAAGAAACTTTTGCTGATAATATGTTATATGTTAGAGAGAACAAGTCAGATGATATATATAGTTATTCCGCTGAAATAAGGTCTGTTTCTGAAGACACATCTAAACCGATTAGAACTAGTGCTGTAAAAATAGTTGCTCCTTCTCCTTCTCTCTCTAATAATCAAATTGTAGTCTTGGTTCCTAATGTAAAAAAGCCAGTTCCACTTTTTATTCTTATGCGTGCGTTAGGTGTAATATCAGATAAAGACATCATAAAAACGTGTCTTCTTGATTTAGAAATAAATAGTTCATATGTTGATATGTTTATTCCATCTGTTCATGATGCTAATAAAATATTTAATCAGACAAATGCTTTACAATATATTGCCTCTTTTACAAAAAGAGGAACCGTTTCTGGTGTATTAGAAATTTTATCTGATTATTTTTTACCACACGTGGGTGAATTAAACTTTTTAGAAAAGGCATATTTTGTAGGATTGATGGTTTTTAAAATATTAAAGGTTGCGTCAAAACAAGAAAAACCGACAGACCGTGATAATTTTCGTTTTAAAAGAATCGAACAAACTGGAACACTTATTTATGAATTATTTCGTGAATATTATTTAATTCAAAAGAGAGACTTAGGTCAAAAAATAGATATTGAGTATTATTATCACAAAGTAAAGTATCAAAATGATTTTTCAAATCTTATTGAGTTAAATGTAGATAATTTTTTTAAAGAAAGAATTGTTGAAAAGGGTTTTAGAAAGGGATTTAAAGGTAACTGGGGTTCAGAAGAACGCACAAAACGTCTAGGTGCTGTTCAAGACTTAAATAGATTGAGTTGGTATACATTTATTTCTCATTTACGCAAAATAAATTTACCTTTAGATGCTAGTGCCAAAGTTGTAGGACCTCGTTTATTGAATAGTTCTCAGTGGGGGTTAATTGACCCAATAGATACACCAGATGGTGGTAATATTGGTCTTCATAAACATATGGCAATTGCTACATATATTACTAGTGGAACATCGGCATATCCAATTATTAAATGGTTAAGGTCAAATACACCATTAAAAATTGTTTTAGAATGTTCTCCCGAGTATTTGGCACATAGTTCAAAAGTATTTGTAAATAGTAGATGGATTGGTGTTATCGATTCACCTATACAACTAGTTAATATGTTAAAATTATATAGAAGAAATGGTATTATTCCAGTTTTTACTAGTATATCTTTTGATTATGAGCATAATGAAGTTAATATTTTTACTGATTCTGGTAGATTAACAAGACCAATATATTATATAGAACACGGTAAGGAGAGTTTTAATAGAAGAGAAATTATCGATTTGATTAATAAAAATAAAATTACGTGGCAACAAATAGTATCTGGAACAAAAGAGAAGGCTGATCAAAAGTATCATTTTAAAACAAATAAATTATATGAATTAAGCGAATTATATCCAGATATAAGTAAAGGTCCTGAAGATACGTTATTTAATGTTTTAGAAAAAAATAAATCAGTTATAGATTATCTTGATACGACAGAGGAAGAAAGTGCGTTAATCGCAATCACAACGAATGACTTAGCAAAAAACAAATATTATACTCATATTGAAATTGATCCTTCTTTAATTTTGGGAGTTATGGGAAATTTGATTATTTATCCAGAACATAATCCTGTAACCAGAAATTCATTTTCTTGTGGTCAAAGTAAACAGGCTGTTTCTGTGTATCATTCTAATTATCAAATGCGAATTGATAAAATGGGGGTTGTATTAAATTATGGAGAGATTCCGTTAATTAAATCACGATATTTGGAATATATAAATAATGAAGAACAACCATATGGAGTAAACGCAATAGTTGCTATTATGGCTTACACCGGTTATAATGTAGAAGATGCTATTTTAATTAATGAAGCGTCAATAGCAAGAGGTATTTTTAGAACAACTTATTATTCTATGTATGAAGCACGTGAAGAAAGTTCTAGTGTTTCTGGTATGGTAAATTCAAGATTCGCAAATATTGAAAAGAATAATGTTATTGGTAAAAAACCAGGATACGATTACAGTCTTTTAGATGATCACGGTATCGTTAAAGAAAATACGCCTTTAGATGATAAAGCTATTTTAATAGGTAAAATTAATTCCAATTTGGAAAATAAAGATTTATGGATAGACGATTCAGTTAAAACAAAAAAAGGCCAATTAGGTTTTGTTGATAAATCATTTATTACTCAAGGTGAAGAGGGATTTAATATAGCTAAAGTAAGAATTCGTGAAGAGCGTCTTCCTGCGATTGGAGACAAGATGGCTTCACGTGCTGGTCAAAAGGGAACTCTTGGTCTTATTATACCTGAATCTGACATGCCTTTCACTCCTGACGGGATTCGTCCAGATTTAATAATAAATCCACACGCAATACCATCACGTATGACAATTGGTCAAATAGTTGAGTCTATGTTTGGAAAAGCTTGTTCTAGTTATGGTACTTTTGGAGATTGTACAGCATTTCAAGTTAAAGGCTCAAATTATAAAGAATATGGAACTTTATTAACAAATGTTGGGTTTCATTCAAGTGGAAATCAAATTTTATACAACGGAATGACAGGAGAACAAATTAGTTCTGATATATATATCGGTCCAACATATTATATGCGTTTAAAACACATGGTAAAGGATAAGATTAATTATCGTGCGAGAGGACCCAATACAGTTTTAACAAGACAACCTGTTCAAGGTCGAGCGAATGATGGTGGTCTACGTATAGGTGAGATGGAACGTGATGGTGTTTTAGCACACGGTATGTCGTATTTTTTAAATGAATCTTTCATGATAAGAGGTGAAAAAGATGAGTATCATATAGCAATTTGTAATAAAACAGGTGCTCTTGCTGTATATAATGAATCCAGAAATATATTTGTAAGTCCTTTTGCTGATGGTCCTATTCAATTCAATAAAAATACAGATGACACTATGAATATTAAAAATATATCTAGGTTTGGTAGATCTTTTAGTATAGTAAGAGTCCCATATTCTTTTAAACTATTAATGCAAGAATTAGAAGCGATGAATATTCAAATGCGAATTATTACTGATGAAAATGTAGATAAATTGCTTGGCATGAGTTATTCTGACAATATTCAAAAACTATTAAAAACAGATAGTGTTAATTTACAAGAAGTAATACAAAAATATACTAGTGAAATAAATAATATTTTAAGAACTGGTTCAGAACAAAGATTTCAAAATATAGCAGAATCCCCTGAAATACCTACACCAATAGAAAATGCTAATGTAGAGCCTGAACTTTCTCTCTTACAACCAGGATCAGATTCTAATTTGTCTCCTCAATATCCTGATGTTTCGCCTGCCTACGCTCCTCCAACGCCTAACAGTAGTCAAGTTGGATCACCAGGTTATGTGCCAGGTTCTCCAGGTTATGCTCCTTCATCACCTGCTTATTATCCTAAATCACCAAATACTCCACCAAATAGTCAAGGTTCAATTCCAGTTGTAAATTTACAACCAATACAAAATCAATCACCGCAAAATATACAACAATCTCCAAATATTGTCTTAGCATCGCCTTTTGTGCAAGGGGTAGGAACTTCACCAATTATTATTCAACAACCCTTTGTAACTGCTCTTCCTTCACAACAAAATTCACCTAGTCAAATTATATTACCACAACAAGGTACTACTCCTAGTTCGAGTCCTCCATTAGAATCCATATTAAATGTAGAAGAAGCAAAAATGGATAATAATCCCCAAGATAAGTCTGAATCCTCATCTGAAAACGCAGAAAAAAAGGTAGCATTTAATGTTGCTTCGGATTCAGGAGATAATAATTCCAGTTCTAATTCTAATACTACTAAAAAAATAACTTTATAATAAAAATAAAAATGAAATAAAAATATATAACTATGAATATATTATAATACAATATGGCAACCCAAAACCAAAGTAGTTTGATTTCCTCTATCCATAAATCTAGAACAATTGTTCTTCAACTTATGAAAAAACAAGGTTATAATGTAGATGATTATTCTAACTTTTCAGTGAATGAAGTTAATTCTATGAAGTTAAATAATCAATTAGATATGCTTCTAGAAATGAAAGAAGAAGATCCTGTTACAAAAAGAAAAAATAAAATATATATTAGGTATTATTTAGCAAAAACAATTCGTCAAGTTAATATTCAAGATATGATAGATGACTTGTTTAGTTTAGAACAAATTTTAACAAAGGATGATACATTATTTATAATTACAAAAGATGACATGAATGATACACTAATCGCCGATTTAAAACACTTTTGGGAAAAAGATGGAATATTTATTGTTATACAAAGCATCAAGAGACTACAATATAATATTTTAGAACACTCTCTTGTTCCGGAACATAGAGTAATTTCAGATTTGGAGGTTGTAGAAGTAATGAAAAAATATAATATTGCCGACAAAATATTGTTTCCAGATATTTCTCGGTTCGATCCAGTAGCACAGGTAATTGGATTACGACCAGGTAAAGTATGTCATATTTTAAGGCCAAGTAAAACTGCTATTGTAGCGGATTATTATAGAGTTTGTTTATAAATTAATATAATTATAAAGTATTTTAAAGAATATCATAAGTAGTATATATGGAATTTGAAGAACCCCAAAGTCATGGTTTTACAATTTATACAAAAAGCGGATGTAAAAATTGTACAAAGGTTAAAAATTTATTAGATGAAAAAAAGATACCTAATGTAAAGGTATGTTGTGATGAATATATTATAGAAGATAAAGCAAACTTTGTTGCTTTTATTATAAGTAAAACAAAAGAAGAAATGGTATTATTTCCAATAGTTTTTAATAATGGTCTTTTTGTTGGGGGGTATTCTGAAACGAAAGACTTAATAGATAAAGCGCTTTGTTTTGAAGAATCACTTGAATTTTAAAATTATTTTTTTCTTATTATTCTTCGTTATTTTTTAAATTTTGAAGGATTGATACTAAAAATATTATAAATCTAGCAAATAGGTAATCATGAACATTTTGCGAACATAAAGATATGTCTGTATATCCCCAAAATAACACACATCCTAATATTAACCATGATGTTCCAAAAAGTGCATTTATCCACGTAAAAAATTTCAGAAACACATACAAATCAGACTTTTTATCAGGTTGATAAAAATTTAAATCCAATATTAATATACTAAAATCGGCGATACCTATAAATATTAAATTAATAATACCACTTGCTAACAAATAAGAATGAAGTGTTATGTTTAAATTATGGTCTTTTTGACTTTGATTTACGCATGTTGTATCTGTGGAAGCATAGTAAATATCACATATAGCAAAAGGTGAATATATTGCCGTAAACATAAAAATAATAAATATTTTGGCATAACATACATCACTAATAGTATCATTCTTTTTAATTAAAACATTAATTTCTTCTTTTTTCGCAATTTGTGCTTCCATATTATTTAATTCACTAGTATATTGCTGTTGGGTTGTCTCTCTACTTATTTCCATTATTCTCTTGTTATGATATTGTAAGGATTCTTTAAATTAATTTGTAATATATATTAGATGGTTAGTATTGAACAATATATAAATTAACTAATATATATTAATTTACTAATATATATTAATATGGATATACAAGAAGTACCTAATGACAATTCACACGAATTGCCAAAAGCATCCTATTATAAAAACCAATTAAATAACTTAATCGAACAAATGCCATCAGTTTTAGACGATTTTCAACAATATTATGTATTTACAAATACAACTCCATCATCTGTTGAGTATCAGAACATGTATCAAAACATTTTGAATAATATTTCTACTATAAATTCACAAGTTTTCACAATTACAAATGAAATAGAAAAAAATACACAAACTATTAATTCGGAATTACAAAAATTTAATGAACAAATTAAAGAGGGGAAAAAAGAAAACAAATTACTTAAAAAAAAATTAGGACTAACTGATAATAGAATTGACGACTCAGAACAATTAATTGAAGATTATAAAGAAATGTATAATTTAACATATTTGAAAAATTTTAATAAAATAATTGGAATAATTATTGCGAGCTATATTCTAAAACAAATGTTTTATAGTTAATCTATTTTTATCTTTTAATTTAATTAAATTAAAAGATAAAATATTTTTCTGTAATAAATCAAAAGATGTTTTTTATATCAACTAAATATGGAAGAGTCGACCCTTTAATGAGAGAATATATTTTACAATCAACAAATGAATCTATGAAAAAAAAAATGGAATATTTCAACAAAAATAAATATAGTAATTTATTAACTTTTAATAAAAATACACACTACAAATTTGATTGGAATGCTATGACAAAAAATTATAAAATACACCCTATAAATTATTTTAATTTATGTTGGTTTTATTTGTATTTTATTTAATAACAAAAATAAATAAATATTTTTTGTTTTCTTATTATTAATATATAATGGCATCTACTTCAAATGAACAATCTATATCATTAGATTTAGAAAATTTGACTCAAGAATACAATAATGTTTTAAATTTTTATAATTCTGTTCAAGCGGAATTAGATACTTATGTAAATTCTCCACATCCACAAAATCCCTATTTGAATACAAATATTCAATTTACAACTGGTGAAATATGCTATGTTACAAAAAATGGCGTAGCAAAATTATATCAAGATATCGCAGGTGCTTATTCTTTAACTGATGATCAACAAGCAATTGCTAATACACAGTCAGTATTAGGAAATTATAATAATACGATGTCAAATTTACAAAATCAGCATAGTAATATTATATCAGAAAGAAATCAGGTTGATCAAGACTTGATGGGTCTTTTAGCAGTACCTTTTTTAGGGGAAGATTTGTTTTGGGAAGCCGAAGCAATAGCAAATATTACTTTTGATGTTGAATTAGACCAGGTTGACGGTCAAATGGCTTCTGACCAAAATATGATTAATTTTTACACACAACAATTAAACAATCAACAAAATCAAATGGCATCTGACCAACAAACTCTTAACTCAGATGGTTGCCCACCTATAAGTCAAGTAACACAAGTTAATTTACAGTGGTTACCACAATATAACGTACCTGGTCAAATTATACCTACAACACCTGCTTTAATTACAGGAACCCCGATGACTGGTTCTGAAGTTTCACAAGGATTAAACTGTAATACTATAAACTCAGGTAATCCTCCTCCTCCTATTGATTTAATTGCTGTTTCAAATAGTAGTTATACAGGCGGGCTTCCAATTGGAACAGTATCAGCTCCTAATAGTCAAGCATGTATGACATATTGTTATACATCGCCTTCTTGTACAGGTGCAACATATAATTCTACTAACCAAACTTGTTCTTTAAGTACAGGAGAAGGAAGCATTACTCCTTCTTCCAATAATAATACAGCTATTGTTCCTCAATTGGTTCAATATTTAGATATCATGATTGTATTAAATACAAGATTAACTAATATAAATAATCAAATTTTAAAACTAACCGACCAAGCACAACCAATCTATAATGATTTAAGCGAACAAACAACAGAAAAGAAAAAACAATTAAAAAACACATACGATAGATTGGTGGCAGAGAGAGATAAAATAGAAAAACTAGTTAATGAATATGGTACATTACAAGATGACGAAAATTACAACACTAGTCTAACGAATAGTAATTATTTATCATATGTTCTTCTTCTTGCGTTAGCAATTTTAGTAATTATTATTTTAATGAATATTGGTGGTAAAAATACAACAACCGCACAATATGGAGGTGGATCATTAAATAAATCAACATATTTTGTTATCTTTGTTATAGTAGTTGTATCATTTTTAATTTATGTATTTTATTCAAATAAACGTTAATTGCTTTACCAATACATTATTTTGTTGTACTTATAATAATTATAAAATTACATTTTTTAAAATATAATTTATTTGTTTTCTCATAAATTATATATAATGAGCGCTCCTAATACAAATTTACAAACATTAACACAACAATATAATAGTACTTTAAATCAATATCAAAGTGTATACGAAGCCTACATAAATGCTTTAAATGCTTCTGTAAATAACGGAACAACAACATCTGATTTTACAGCTTCTCCCCAAGCACAACAATATCAAGTTCAATTACAAAAACTAAATTACCAATTAATTCTTATAAATAAACAAATACTTGTTATAATACAAACAACACCTACTTCTACAAACAATACCAATAGCCAACATGAAATTCAAAAAAATAATTTAAAACAAAATTATAATGAATTAGTTAGTGAAAGAGATAAAATTAAAAATATTATTAACGAATATGAAACAATAGACAAGGAAACTGGATATACAAATGAAGTAGCAACATCTTACTATTCAAGATATATTGTATTATTGTTTATAACAATTTTATTATTTTTATTATTATTTAGATATTCATTATTGTCAAATAATAGACAATCTGGTGGTGGAAGTAATACAAAATCAGATATATTTTTTTTATTTAGTATAATGATTATATTTATGGGTTTAGCAAATATTTTTACACATTTAAATATATTAATTTTTTTAACAGTTGTAATAATTATGTATCTTATTATAAAAACAAAAGTTACAATCATTTAACAATAATTTGTATCAAATACAAACATTTTCATACTTTCATTAATATTTTAAAAATATTAATGAAAGTATTTATATATTTTTGTATTCATTTATATTAATGACAAGTTTGTTAAATATATTTTCTGGTTTAGATAATTCGAACGATGGCAATGTACCACCAAATTTTCAAAATAAGTATAAAAGAAATAATAGTAGTTCTTTACAATCAACATCCCTTTCTCAAGGTGATAGATTTTTAAAATATCAAAATAAAATTAAAAATCAAGTAGGCAAGAAAATTAACTATGTAAATTCAAAAGAGGGATTTACACCAAAACTTACTCAGGAAACAAAAAGTCTTATAAATCAATATACACCTGTAACATCCGGCCCAACAAATGGTTTTTTAAATTCTATAGATGCTTGGTATAATAGTAGTTTAGGAGAATTAACTGGAACCACACAAGAATACAATAATGAAAACCAAAGTTATTTAGCACGCGTGAATTCAAGCAATCCTTATTTGAATACAAATATTAGATTTACAACTGGACAAATTTGTTATGTCACAAACCAAGGTGTTGTTAAATGGTATCCTAATCAAGAAATATGGCAAGCAACTGCTGGTAATAATGGTTGTCCAATTTCTTCACAAGTAAGACAATTAAATATTCCATGGATAGAGGCTTATAATACACAAGGAGCAACCATACCTACTACACCTAATTTAATAACAGGTACACCCATGACTGCAGGTCAAAGTTGTGGAAATGAAGGCTCCAACGTTTTTGTGAATACGATGATTGGGTCAAATGTGACATCTAGTTTTCAAGGGTGCTATGCTGATAACGCACAAAGTCCAACGATGACATTTTTAGGCGGTGCTCCTCCTCCTGCTGCTAATGTTATACAAAATGGAAATTTTAGTTACCCTTCTATATCAGCCAATAGTTATCAATATATTGAATCTTCTACAGTAGTGCCTGGTTGGGATTTTAATAATGGTGTTCTCCTAAATAATTCAGGAGCGTGGGGCTATCCTATTCCTTATCCTAATGGTAATCAGTGTGTTTCTATTCAAATGACAGGTAGTATATCACAAAGTTTTACTTTGCCTTCTGGTTCAGTAACTCTTACATTTATGGCTTGTGGTAGAGATTGTTGTGATGGTTCTGGACAATCAAATCCTATTAATGTTCTTTTAAATGATAATGTTATTTATACCGTTAATGTTGGAGTTGGTAGTTGGACAAATATTACAACTAATTACACCGTTCCTGCTTCAGGTGAATACACAATAACATTTCAAGGAACTTGGACTCAAGGGGATCGTTCAACTGCTTTGCAAAATATACAACTTATTGCTGGTTCTACATCGGAAGCAGGGACGTATACACAACAAACGTGCCAACAGGCAGCCGAAGATGGTGGCTATCAATACTTTGCCTTACAAAACGTGGATCCAGGGTCTGGAATGGGTTATTGTGGTGTGACAAATAATTTTGTCGGTGCTAGTCAATATGGTCTATCAACAGTAACAAGTGGTGAATCTATATTATGGCAATCAAATACTTCTGGAACAGGTAATTCGGCTACATTAAATAGTAGTGGTTCGTTGGCTGTGTTAAATTCAGCAGGCACATCACTCTTTAGCACACCTGTTGCTGGAAATTCTCCTCCTAGTTATATTGGGTGTTATGGTGACGGACCAAATAGAGCCATGACTACTGCTGTATTAAGCAATGGACAAACCGTAAATGGAAACGCTGGTCAATATTCTTGGTCATTTGGAGTTCAACAATGCGAACAAGCCGCTCAGCAAAATAATTTTTCTTATTTTGGATTACAAGATTCAACCACTGAAGGCCAAGCTGTATGTTTTCTTTCAAATGATTTACAACAAACACAATCATACGGCCCTGCTAATAATTGTACTCAATTTCCTGATGGCAACGTTCAAGGCGGAGCGTGGTCAAACTCAGTTTATTCATCAGGCTTTTTAGGTTCCAATTTTTGGTTACAAATTACTGATGCGGGATTAATTGCTATTTATAGAGGTTCAAATAATACAGACAATCAAGGAACAATTTGGTCTTATCAAGGTAGTCCAGGACAAGCAAATCCAACTTATGCTGCTGAGAATGGATTAAATGGACAAAATTGGATATCATCAGGAACATCTTTGGCCGCAGGTGATTTTATTGGTTCACCAACAGGGGTTTGTGCTTTGATTATGCAAAGTGACGGTAATTTAACGTTTATAACTTTTTCTACAGTGTCAAATTGTTCCGTTGTAAATGGGTATCAAGCAGGTGGGCCTGGAGCAAATGCTATTTATCAATTAAGTGAAGTTGGTATTCAAAGTGATATTGGTAACATGGCTTACATAGATGAAAATGGTGTGTTATCTCAATATCCTACTTCCAACGTTCAATTAACAGACAGTTATACACAAATAAATAATTATGATAGTCCTAACAGTAATATTTCCGGAGCGAATTTCGATAACGCAACAGTTAATACTTGTCAAGCTGCTTGTAACTTGAATGACGACTGTTATGGATTTTCGATTATAAATGGCGTTTGTTATCCAAAGAATAATACTGTTTATCCATATGGTTCAAGACAACCAAATTCAAATTCTACACTTTATGTTAGGGGTCAAGGGATTATAGCCCCACCTCAAGGTGTAACTTCTCAAGTAAATAATATTAATTCGGTTCAGTATCAAAACTATGTGGCAAGTGGGAAACCTCTCGCTAATTCATATGGTATAGCAAGCGCAACAGAACAAGAACAAATTGCTTTACAACAATCACAAAATACTTTAAATCAACTAGGTCAAGATGTAGCATTTATCACAGATGTCTATGAACAAGGAACAAATGCGATGAATGCTCAATCAGCAACAAATGTTCAAGGTGTAAAAAATTATGTAAAGGACATTAAAAAAACAAAAAAACAAATTAAAAATTTTGATGCTAACACTAATGTTGATGGAATATTATTAAATAGTGATATAACCGTTTTACAGCAAAATTATAATTACATGTTTTGGAGTATTTTAGCAATAGGTACTGTCATAGTATCAATGAATATTTCCAAAAAATAAATTTTTAAATTCATTAATTATACATTATTTAATTATCTTATTATAAATTATATAATGTCAGGATTAAATACTCCAAATGCTCAAGAAAGTAATACTCAAATACTTAATGATATTCAAGCACTTCAAGTACTTGAACAACAAATGTTTAGTAATTTAGAAGGAAATAATCAATTAACACAAGAACAACAAGAAAGTATTATTCAAAATATTAACCAAATTTCAACTATGCGTATTAACCTTTATCAGACTTTAAGTGGAGTCAATAGTTTTTATCAATCAGCATTAGCAAACACACAAGGAACATTAACGGAACAGGAAGCCGCAATTGATATTGTTGAACATGAATTAAACAGGGCAAAAGAACAATTAAAAGTTTTGCAAACGGAAAAAAATAATAAGGTTCGTCTTGTTGAAATTAATACGTATTATGGTGAAAAATACGCTGAACATACACAATTAATGAAAATAATAATATATACTTTAGTGCCTGTTATAATTTTAGCAATATTATATTCAAATAATATTTTACCTAGTTTCGTATATTATATTCTTTTATTTATTGTGGCTATTATTGGTTCATACTTTTTATGGTTTAGATTAATGTCTATATGGAGTCGTGATAATATGAATTATCAAGAATACGACTGGCCATTTTATCCTGGAGAACTTAAAACATCATCTACTATTAGTGGAGATCCATGGGCGGGTGCTGATATGGGAGGTTGTATAGATCAAACTTGTTGTGCTACTGGAACTGTGTATGACACAGATATTAACCAGTGTATATTACCTGGAACATCGCCTACTAGTTCTTCAAGCACAACTCCATCTTTTGGATCAGCATTTTCAAATAGCATAACTGGTTCTGTAGATAGTTTGTATAATAGTTCTATGAACGCTGTGAATGGTGGTGTAAGTGATATATCAAGTGGTATAAGTAGTGCTTATAATAGCGCATCATCAGCCTTAACTGGTACAGAAACATTTGTAGGTAATATAAACGAAGCTTTAACAAAACATTCTAGGAGGACTATGAAACCGGTGGCAACATTAGGTTATGGGGCTGCTCCAAGAAATAGTGAAAGTTTTATTAATTATAATTAACTTTTAAAATCTTATAAATGTATAATATAGTATGGATTTTAATTCAACCGTAAATAATTTAAACCAATTTATTAATAATGCTAATGAAGTATTAACTTGTAATGAAGAGTGCCAACAACAAAAACAATCAGCTCAACTACTTCAAAATTATGATAATGCTTTAAACAATTTACAAACAGCACCATCACAACTTCAATCAGCTCAACAACAATATATAACATATACTCAAGGGGCTGGTGCTTATCAACAAACACAAACAACTAATTTACAAAATACTGCTTCACAGTTAGCAGCAGAATATCAAAAAAAGTTTAATGAAGAAATAAAAAATGCGAATACAAAATTATATTCATATTCTGGATTAGTTATTAATTATTCCAATATAGTAGATTTAAGTAATCAATATACTACAGAAAATATTGAACTACATAATGACATTAAATATAGCACATCAGATACTTTAACAAATGATAGAAAAACATATTACGAAAACCAAGCGACTGAGTCTTTACAGAGGTACGCATGGTTTTTAAATTTAGTTTATATTGTTCTTGTTGTTTCATATTGTATTTCTGCTTTTTTTGTAACATCCTATTATCCATTCAATTATAGATTAACTGTTTTAATAATATTAATAATATATCCTTTCATTTCCTTATGGTTATCTTTAAAATGTATCGAGATTTATAATTTTATTATTAATTTATTACCAAAAAATCAATATAAATCAATATAAATATTGTAAAATAAATTTAAATATACTTTTAAATTTATTAACTTTGTTATTAAGTTATTTATTAACTTATTGAATAACATTTTATAGTTCATCTTTTTCGTCAGGTTCTTCTTCATTAATTACCATTTTAATACCAAACCATCCCGAACCACTCTTTTTGTAAGCACCAAACTTCTTTTCCATAAAAGCATACAATTCTTCACCTTTTGGAACTTTTCTAGCACCTTGTTCTTGTTGAAACCATAACTTAAATTCTTGATATAAGCTAACTTTACCAATTTTGTCCTTCTTCTCTCCAGTTTTTACAATTTTTTCACTTACGAACGCAGCAATATGATCCTGTCCCTTTCTATATTTAGTTGATGCTTCTTTTACTGTTTGACAGTCCTCTACGTTTCCATTATTCGCAAATGCTAGTTTTACAAGCATGCTAGCAAACACCGGAGCCAAAGTGGGCAACTTTTCTTTTAAAGATTTATCTTTTGGAAATACATATTCTGTATCATCTGTGTGTTCTTCGTCATCATCAATAAACTTAGAGACAAAATCACATTTTTTTATACGTCTCCAAGTGCCATCATCATTACTATCAATATCAAAAAGATTGTTTGTACAGACAACAAGTTTAAATTGTGGTTCAAACGTTTCGCTTTCTTGAAATAACGCTCTTGCTTGAAGAGGATCGCCTCCTGTAAGTTCTTTTAAAATACCTTCATTTAACTTGGCACCCTTTGATGGTTCTTGCATAACAGCATATCTTATGCCTTTAAGTTGCATTACTTCAGAGGAAGTGCCGCCGATAGAAGGTCTTTTATCTGTAACAAGTGTAATAGGAACCGTTCCTTTGTAATCACCCAGAGTATGTGTCATTAAATCAGTTAAGATTGATTTACCGTTACTACCACTACCGTGGTATACATTAAATGTCTGGTTTTTATTAACACCTATAAGACAGGATGCTAAATGGTCCCACATATATTTATTCAAATCAGCTATAGGAAATAACTTTTGCATAAAATCTAGTATGTCATCAGCAACTTTTCTCATATTTTCATCATTTTCATTATATTCTACATAAGAATTTCCTGTAGTTTTTGTAATATAATCCTCAGGACGACCGTCACGAAATTCATTTTGTCTAAAATCAACAACGCCATTTTTAAAACATAATAAATATTTATTAGCATCAATATTTTTGTCAAACTCTCCGTCATAGAATAATTCTTTTGCCTCACGCATAATATTATTTTTGTCATTTGTTTTTTTCAACTTAATAAGCAAACTACTTATTGAACCAGTCTTCTTTTTTAATGAATCATAACGATCATCTGTTTGTTCATAGTGAGACATTTCACTCATTATTTCATCACGTTTTTTATCAAACATGTTATACACCTCTGTTGAAATAGCAAGACGCAACGTTATTCCTTTGTCACATTCCCATCTATGATTTTTAAAAACATACCAAGAATCATTTTTCAAACTAGCACACACATATTTATCTTTATACATTTGAAATAACACTTGAGCCAAATCAAACTCAGTTTGAACGTTAATTGCTTCATCCATAAAATACTCAATTGTAGATGTTTTTACTTTCAAATAATCATCATAAGCATCCTGTTTTGCCCAATACATAATGGAGCGTTTTGTTACACCTTCTTTTGAGACATTAAAATATTTTTTCCAATCATGGTATAATCCTGATATACTACTATAATCAAAATCGGACGCTTTACTTCTAAGCATTACCCAAGATAGGAATAATCGTTCGTCTGTATGTTTTAAAGCAAACGCAACTTGTCTATTTAATAAATGCGAACCTGGTTGATAATATTTTTCCGGTAAAATTTGTGCATATTCGTGTGTTTCTTTTACATAATACTCTTGAGGTGACAAAGATTTCAACATTTGTTGAACAGCCTTAAATAAAATTTCTTTGTTTGTTATTTCGGTTATACTTACATATTCATCCGCTTCATCATCTTCAATAACTAAATTTACTCTTGACCTATTTACCGGTTTTTTAATTTTTGTAGGACTAGATGTTTTCTCTTTGTTATATAAAATCCTTGTTTTTTCATTCATTTCAAATGAAGGATTACCATCATACTGAACGGACAATTTTTTAAAATTATTTTTTAAATCAAATTCAGCTACTTTTTTCTCGTTAACCATAAATTCGCCATCATTATCATCATACTCAATATTATAATGAAACGATAATTCATATGCTTCGTTTCCCGGTTTTCTAGAACCAAAAAGTTGCCAATTTGTTTTACCTCTACTAATCCCTTTATCTAAAACTGTATCCCATGTACAATCTTCCTTAAAAGGAAAATCCCAAATTTCTTCTAATTTTGTCAACATTTTTTCACGAACCATCAATTGAATTATATGATCTACTTTTATGCCTATTAGCATATGAACTCCATCTTTTGTCGCTGTTTTATCTTCTAATCTATTTACGTGTGGTTTTTCAAAAACAAATACATCGAATGGTTTTTTTTTCTCAAAAACATAATATTCCTTAAGTATCTCTAAATACAAAAGAACCATATCTAGTAAATGTTCTTTTGCGTGTTGTCTAGTATCAATGCTGTGGTCGTATCTAAAGTCAAAATCAACAACCATAGGACCTTCGCCATCCTCAAGTTGTCTTTCTGTCAAATACTCGAGTTTTTTGGATACAAAAATATGATCATAATACAACTTGTAAAATACATCTAATTCTTCTTTTGGTATTGAATATGACCCGGCGTATATACCTAAATTCGCTCCTGGAATTCTGGTATGGGTGGATTTATCTTTTTCATTCTTAGCACTATGCTTTGCTAAAAATTCATTTAAATCTTTAAATTGTGATGATGAAGTCATATTTGTCATTGTTAATATAATATATAAATATTTTTCTATTTCATTTTTTTTAAAATTCAATAATTGTAACGAAAATATACATAAAAAACGAACTTAAAGAGCCGAACCGGCAATATTTTATAGGGGGTATTATAAGATAATATAAAACGATATAAAACTTTAAGTATAGTTATATAAGCAAAAATGACTCAACATATTTCAAAAGAAACGATTAATCGACTTGTAAAGGACGTAAAACAAATTATGAAGAATCCTCTTACAGAAAATGGAATATATTACGTTCATCACGATAGTGAAATGTTACAAGGATATGCTATGATTATTGGTCCTGAAGATACCCCGTACTTTGGAGGTTACTATTTTTTTGATATTACTTATCCGTGTGATTACCCACACAGTCCTCCAAAAATTAAATATTGTACTAATGGTGATAATGTACGTTTTAATCCAAATTTATACAAATGTGGCAAAGTATGTGTTTCTTTATTGAATACATGGAGAGGTGACCAATGGACATCTTGTCAAACAATTTCGACAGTATTATTAACTTTATGTACCCTTTTATGTAAAGACCCACTTTTAAATGAGCCCGGTGTAACATCTACACATAATGAACTACAAAAATATAATAACATAATAGACCACTCAAATATTAAAATTGCTATTTGCGATATAATTAAACGTAAGCCTGGTGTGTTTTTGGAATTTTTTGAAATGTTTTATCCTTATATTAAATGTAGTTTTATTAGTACTCATAAAAAAATACTTGAATTTGTTGAAAAGAAAATGACTGAGTTTCCTGAGAAACAACTTATTGCTACTAACTTGTATGGACTAAATCATAATATTGACTATAAATTATTACACAATAATTTACTTGAATGTGTTCATTTATTGGTGGATAGAGAATTATAATTATTTTTAATTAAAAACAAAATTGAAATAAAATAATAATTTAAAAGTATAGTATATAATTTAATAATGCACTTCTGTTCAAACTGCCAAAATATGTATTATATTCGCATTAATCCCGAAGACCCAAATAAGTTGGTTTATTATTGTCGCAATTGCGGGAATGAAGATAAATTATTAACAATCGATAATGTTTGTGTTTCAAAAACTCAGATAAAAAAGAGCGAACAATCTTTTAACCATATTATTAATAAATATACAAAATTGGATCCTACATTACCAAGGATTAATAAGGTTCTATGTCCTAATCATGAATGTAAAACAAATACCGATAACGAGGAAAGAGAGATTATTTATATAAGGTATGATGACACAAACATGAAATATGTTTACTTATGTTCAACGTGTGATACTATTTGGAAAACAAATGAACAAGTATAATTGGATTTATTTTAAAGCACAAAACAATATTATTTTAAAATAAAATTGATAAATTTTTATTTAAAAGTATCTTTAGTAAATATAATAGCAATGAGTGATATCTATAACGATTCAAGCGAAAATGATAATACTTCAGTTATCCCATCAGACGATGAGAACAATGAGGATGATAATGTTGATACTAATATTGTTATAAAAGGTGGTATAAAAATTGGGACTTTTCAAGAAGATGATGTTGATGTTGATGAGGATATTGACGTTGATGAGGATATTGATGTTGATGAGGATATTGATGTTGATGAGGATGACGATCACGAAGTAGATATTGAGGATGACGATGATGATTATGAAGGTGGTGGAGAAAGTGACGAAGATATAGAAGAAGGAGAAATTGATGAAGATAATGAAAGTGAAAACGTCATTGTAAAAAAAAAAACAAAGAAAATTGTCCAGCCTACATTATTGGAATCAGATGAGGATGATGAGGATGAGGATGATATGGAAGACAACTTTTTACAAAAATTTAGTAATGATATAAATAAAAATTATGTTCACGATTTTCATCCAGAATGTATTATACATAACTATGATGAAATAGCAGCATCAACAAAGGTAGTCAGAGATACTAATAATATTATTATAGATCCGTTACATAGAACTATACCTTTCCTAACAAAGTATGAAAAAGCGAGAATTTTAGGTCAAAGAGCCAAGCAAATTGAATCAGGCGCAAACCCGTTTGTTAGCGTTCCAGAAAATATTATTGACAGTTACATTATTGCCGAACTTGAACTACAACAAAAAAAGATTCCGTTTATTATAAGACGACCTATTCCAGGTGGTTCGTTTGAGTATTGGAGTTTAAAAGACTTAGAAGTGATCGGATTCTAATAGCCTCATTTTATTAAAAAAATAAAAAATAAAAAATGAAAAATCACTACAATAGATTTGGTTAAGATTTAAAAACAAAATATTAAAATATATAAAATGAAGATATTTTATATATTTTTTTTTACACTTGCGAATAGCGAAAAAATAATTAAGAATATAAACTTACCTAGTTGTAAAAATTGTAGATTTTATAAACCAGTTTATACAACAAATGATTTTACATCTTATTTAAGCACGTGTGAAAAATTTGGTGAAAAAAATATTTTTACAGATGAAATAACATATGGCTATGCATCAGCAAGCAGAAATAGTGAAAATAAATGTGGCGAAGAAGGGAAATATTTTGAACCAGAGAAAAATATTGACTTAAAAATATTCAAACATAAAATGGTTACGAGCCTACTACCTAATACATTAGCGCTTTTTTTATTAGCGTTCTCTCTTTTTCTAGCAACTATAAAGCCTCGTTAGATTTCTAACATTTAATCGTTTTTGTATTACTTGTTTGAACACAACCTAGAACTGAAGTTTTTGTTACGTGTTTTATTTGTGTGTAAATAATTTCTACACTTTTTAACGAAGTCAATTTGCTTGTATTCTGCTTACATAATTGTGCTCCTATTTTTACAATACTTTTTAATTCTTTTTTATCTATGTCATCCGGGATAATTGCTACAACATGACTAGACGATTCGTTATTTGCGTGAAACCAAATATCATCGCATGATCCTTTGTCAATAACATCAAAATTATCCTTTGCGTTTTTACCAATATAAAATGTAACGGTGTCTTTTAATTGTGGAATATAAATATTTTCTGTTTTCATTTGTTATTAGGATATATTATGATTATAAATTATATAATCATAATCGAATCAATTTTATTATTATTTTATTATTTTATTATTTATAACTGTTCAACAAATTGTTCAATAATTGTTCTGTTCTATTATAAATATCATAAAGTAGTTCGTGTTGTTCTTTTAAATTCTGTAACGTTATAGAATTCATTTTAAATTTTTCAGATTCCAAATTGTTCAAAGAGAGAAAATATTTTAATAACAAATTATTATTAGATAAAAAACTTCTTGTGCTTGAAGTATAGTTTTTATTAGAAAAATTGGATATTATAATGCTATTTTTTCTCTCTAATTCTGAAATTTCAACCTCTAAATTAAATACATTTTTCTTTATACCGGCTATTTGTAACTCTAATTTGGTTCTATAATCTTTTTTATATTCTTCAATCGTTTTTTTTTGAATAGGTACAGGTACAGGTACATCAGTAAACTCACAACGCTCATTTGAAACCATTTGTTTGCCAATATTTAAAAACACTTCAAATGGTATCTCATCCATATATTAATAAATGAAAATATATAAATACTTTATAATTATAATATTATAGTTCAATAATTATGACTAACTCAATACAAACACACATATTATCATTTAAAAATGATATTTATATTCTTGGTATATCTTTAATGTTAGGAGTTGGTATAAATACAGTTTTATCATTTTATATAAATAACAAAGTAAATTATATGATAAAAGATAATAACGATAAAGAGGAATTATTGCTGAAAAAACTAGAAAAAATACAGGTGAAATGTAGTGTTTTAAACTATGAACGTGAGCAATTATTGGATACTGTGTTATCTTTTAAATCCACTATTAATGATTTGAATAAAGCAACTGAAATACCAAAGTTAGAAGAATCAAACAATAATAATGGAGACTATTCAGATTATGTATTTTACGATATGATTTCACGCCATTAAATGTATTTAATATATTAAATAATATTAACACGTTTATAATATAAATAATTTTGATATAATTATATTATAATGAAAATAGCATTATGTTTTATTATAAATTATGAACATGTTTTAAACAAAGAGGAAATATGGCGTGAATGGATAGAGCCTAATAAAGATATTATTAACGTGTATTTTTATTATAAAGACTTAAGAAAAATTAAATCAAAATGGATTTATGAACACACAATACCGCCAAAATATATTGTTGAAACTAGTTATTATCATGTAATACCAGCATACTTGTCTATAATGTCTTTTGCATATCAACATGATAAAAATAATATTTGGTTCTCTCTATTAACTGAATCGTGTTGTCCTATTATTTCACCTAAAAAGTTTAGGTATTTATTTTATGAAAATTATAATAAGAGTATTTTTAATTGGAAAAAACCTTGGTGGAATATACACTTACACAAAAGAGCAAATCTTTACAAACTTCCTGAAGATTTAAGACTAGCGAATGATCCTTGGTTTGTATTAAAGAGAGAACACGTGAATATGTTTATTGACTATGTAAATAAAAAAAAAAATACTGTAAAAACAATATGTAATGGTGGGCTAGCAAATGAAAGTTTATTTGCTATTATTTTGGCAACGTATAAACAACTTGATAATAATAGTTTAATTTCTGAGTCATCTCATACAACCGATTGGGCTAGAATGGATAACACTACAAGCCCTCATACATTTAAAGAAGCAAATGATGCTGATATATGCTTCATAGAAAAATCGTTAAAGGGGAATAAGTATTTAATGTTTATCAGAAAGATTTCAAGGGACTTTCCTAATGATATTTTAAAAAAATATATTTATGAATATTCAAAAGATGAAGATGATAAATTACTAATAAAACAACCTTTTAATATTGAAAGATATTTTTCCGAAATAGCAGAGGTTATTATTATAATATTTAGTATTTTTTCAATTTATTATTTTTGGCAATTACTTGATAATTATATTATTTATAAAATTAAAAATTAAAATTACATTTTTAACATTTCCATCTATTTCCACAAGGGATACACTGAACGAATGTTGTCATCGGCTCATCAGCACTTCTTGTTTGCATCTGATAATAAGTACACTGATTTTTATGACATTTACGACAAGTAAATGTGTCTGTTGCCGCCTCAATTGTGCTCTCAAATTTATATTTATCTCTTTTTATTTTGGCATCAATTAATGTTCTCCATCTCTCAACATCTAACTCTTGATGTGTCATAAAAGCAATTGTATGAGCTTTTATGCTACCATTTTTAACATTTTCTATGAGAATAGTATTTTTTTTCAAATTTGAATAAACACTCCATAATTTATCTTTATACAATTGAACAAAATAAGGATTATCCCATTTTTTAATAACCTTTCGAGTAGTTGCCTCTTTTAATGCGAAATTATAAATTCCTTTTTCTAGATTAGTACTGTTTTTTTCATCAGTTAAAAAGGTATCTAACTGTTTTCTAATATTAGCACGAAATGTATCTGCGTTTTCAACTTTACGGAATGACATTCTTATTGATTTACATAATAATTATATATTTAAATCAATATCAATTTTATTTTTATTGTATTTTTAGTATATTATTGTCTTTTTATACTTTTTATCCTTTTTATCCTTTTTATCCTTTTAATTGTAATCATAAGATTCCTCGCTTAATTCAGAACCAATATCCTCAAGAATAATATCTTCTTCTTTTTCATCCGCAAGATCACTTTCATCTTCTGTGCTTTCATTTATATTACTATCATCATCAGTTTCGTATTCTGATTCTTGTTCGCCGTCGCTGTCTACTACAAAACCATCTTTTAAGTAACCGTGTTTTGTTTTTTTTTCGTCAGGAACATTTGCTAATTCATCTATTTCTTCTTCGTCTTCTACAGCCGTTAGTGCTAAATCTTCAAATCCTCCAAATAATTTCTCATACATTTTTTCCCACATTTCTAACGTCAAGTTGGTGTAATTCACATTATTATCACATTTTATTTTAGCGACAACAAGACAATTACCAAAAAATAATTTTGTATCGATCGGAGGCGGAAAGTCATATTTGTTTTCTAAATTTGCTCTACCTTCAGTTTTAGCATAAACAGATACAACATATTTATTATTGTTATATTTAACATTCCAGTCGACTTGTTTAACAAACCCGTCTTCTTTTTTAAAACCACATTTTTTAAATAATTCCCCCTCCTTAAAATCTTTAATTGCTAACGATTTCAAATTGCCATTTTTTTCGACAATAATAACATTTAATGAATTAGCCATTATTTTATAATGTTTTTTATAATAGGTTTAAATAGTTTTAACTTATTAATAATAAATGAAAATATATAGTGAAAATATTGCTTTACCAAAATTACATAAAAAAATGAAAACATTAGAAAAATATTTACATGAGACAAAAAATAAACTAACTGTTTATTCTATTGATGGAATTTTCAATATCGACGAAAATAACATTAGAAAAATGATTATATTATCTGATAATTCTCAAAAAACTATTTTTTTGGGAAATAAATTATTAATTGAACAAACTAAAATAAAATACGAAAAAACGAATTTTATTCCAAATGAACATGAAGTCTATAAATTTATAGAATTAACTTATATATTAAACCCAAAGTCCAAAATTAAATTAGTTATTGAGGGCAATTATGACCAAACAAATACAACAAATTTTATTCCGAACGATTTTTATTTTGAAACAATAATAGAAGAAGAATTAACTAATTCTGTAATAAAAGAAGATTTAAATGTGTTTTTATCCTTGTTAAACTAATATAATAATATTATATGTTCTTTTGGAGTATTCAAATTACCGTAGTATCTATTATTTTAATATTTTTAGTCCATTATTTAATAAACTATTTTAAATCAACATTAACTGTGCCAAAAATTAAGGATTTAGTAAATACATCTACACAAAAATATGACGACATGTATAATATCATAACACAACAAAAAACGGATCCTGATTTTGGTTATACTGAAATTGATTTACTTCCAAAACCAAATGTTGATTCTATGAAAAATGAACTAAAGAGTTTTTTAAAACAACAATTAAAGTCAGCAAACAACAGCACTAGTATTTCTAGTCTTGATAATGATAATTTTAACACATATTCAGAATATTAAACGATATAAAGATAATCCTAGTATAAAAGGTAATATGCTTAGCGATACAGAAAAAAAAGAAATTATTGGTGACTTTCCAAATATTAAACTTTCTTATGAAAATATTGTACATAAGAAAGTTTCAAATTATGATATTATATTAGCAATACCAGAAGGCAAAAAGTGTTTTGCTTGGTTTACCACACATAACAACAAAAATATTTGCTTTGTAATGGAAATTGGTGAAAATAAGGGTTTGGAAAATATTAAAATAGCAACGTGCTCTTTCAATCCAGAATTAAGTTATGGAACTATTTTATATGGAACTACTTTTTATTACAAAAATAACAATTTCTTTTCAATCGAAGATATATTTTATTATAAAAGTAAAAACGTTTCTATTTATAATTGGAATAGTAAATTTGAATTATTTGGTAAATTAATGAAACACGATATAAGGCAAGTAGCGTATAATAAATCTTTTTTGGTTTTTGGATTACCAATTATGAGCAAAACACATGATGATATTAAAACAAAATTAAATAATATTAATTATTGTATTAATTGTTACCAGTTTAGATCTTTTAATAAAAAAAATGTAAGTGAATATATTTTATTAAAAGATATTAATAATATTAACACTAACAAAAGCGTGGAAACAAATTGTCTGCCAAATACTACAAGTCTTTCTAATAAAAATAAAAAAATAATTAATCCTACTACTTTCAAACATATAACAAAGAGAGAAATAGTATTCAAAATTAAACCAGACATACAAAATGACATATACCACTTATATGCTTTAAATAATGGAAGTGAAATTTATTATGATGTAGCATATATTCCTGATTTTGTTACTAGTGTAATGATGAATAAATTATTTAGAAATATCAAGGAAAATCAAAATTTGGATGCGTTAGAAGAAAGTGATGATGAAGAAGAGTTCGAAAATAATAAAGAGGATAGATTTGTTTTTTTAGATAAATCTTACAACATGATTTGCGCGTATAATAATAAATTTAAAAAATGGTTTCCAATTCGTAATGCTGATGATAGTATGATAATCGTTAATATAAATCAGTTAAATAATTTGTAAGTTTTTTAATATTGTTATTAATATATAAATGTTACCAAAAGGTCCTAATACAAGAGGTGGTCATATAAAACCTACATCTGGTAAAAGCCACAACTCTTCACTTCTTTCCAAAAATAAGTATTCACCTAACCAACCTCAATTTTCACAACCTCAAATTCAACAACTTCAAATTCAACAACTTAATAAATAATCATTTATCTTCAAATAATATATAAATGTTAAATAAGTATTTAGTTGAGTTTTTAGGGACTATGTTTTTAATGTATGTTATTTTGGTTACTGGAAATTGGTTTGCTATTGGAGCAGCACTCGGTGTTGGAGTGTTATTAGGTTCAAAAGTATCAGGAGGTTCATTTAATCCTGCTGTAACTATTTCTTTGTATGCCGCAGGAAAACTCCCTCAATCAGATATTTTAGCATATATAATTGCGGAAGTTTTAGGTGCGTTAGCCGCATATGAACTTTATAAAAACTTTGTCGTAAAATCTTCTAAGTAAAATTTAGAAATTATATTATTTAAATTATAATATAATTTCTTAACTTATATTATAATGGTTAAAACAAGAAGAACTTTAAAAAAAGGCGGTATGTTTGGATTTGACCAAGGTAACCCTCAACAAAGGACGTGGAGCAGTTATTTGGGATTTTCTCAAGAAAGTCCTCCTATGGGAGGACCAGGATATGGAGGTAAAAAGAAGAGAGGAGGGTTTAGAGCGAATACTCAAAACAGTTTAGCATCTAGTGCTTCTTCAGTTTCTGGAATGAGTTCTCCAAAAGCATCATATATTGGTGGAAGACGAAGAACTAGAAGACGCAAAGGTAGAAAATCTCGCAGACATTAAATGTTCAAGGCGCAAATATAATTAATATATTATTTTATTTAGATAATATATTAATTATATATATATGACAAAAACAAAAAAACGTGCTTTTAGTGAAAAAATATTCCATAAGAATAAACAAACTAAAAAAAATAGGACAGTCTCTGAAACTGGAATTACCGTTTATAAACCTTTTATTAGTGATTTTGCGCAATCTGTCCCAAAAAATCTGCTTGAAAAATCTCATAGACAATTAATGAAACTGTTAGTAAAAAATTTGAATGTTAGATACGCTCCAGCAAAAATAACAGCTCAAAATGATTTTTACACGTATATTAATTATAAATGGCTAACAGATAGCGAAATTGATTCTGTTAAATTATCAGAATCACAAAAATATATAACACAAATAGATGATTTTCGAATTGTTCAAGATAAAGTTTATTTAGAGTTGCGTGATATTTTGACGGATTATGTTAAACATAATCATGATTCAAAGGCAAAAACAATTAAAAACTTTATGTCTGCTGCCGAAACTTTAGATAGTCCTAGCGCATCAAAAGTTAAAATTAATCAATATATTACACAATTAGACGAACTTAGAAAAGATAAAACAAATATTTGGAAACTGTTGGGAATATTAAATAAACATGAAATGATTAAAAATCAATTACCTTTTTCTTGGTCTGTAATGGCAGATGATAAAAACGCATCTAAAAATAAAAGTCATATTAATCCTATAAATCTTCCTATAATAGATTTAGATGCTTATTATGTTCCAGGAAACAAATCAAAAGCAAAATTCTTACATTATTGTAAAGTTTTATTTAAAACAACATTAGGAAGTGAATATGTAAAATATTATAAGGACCCATTTAACATTCAAGTTAAATTATTTTATTTATTAGGTTGCAAAGGAGATAAGGGTGCTGAAGATGGTTATAATGTAGTTAGTGCTAAGGAAGCAAAAGAAAAATATAATTTCGACTGGGAAGAACTTACAAAGTATATTGGATATAAGACGACGCCACCTAATTTTATTTGTGGAGAATTAAATTATCTTAAATGTTGTTCAGATACTTTACTCAAAGAATGGGACAGTGAAGAGTGGAGAGGATATTGGATATGGCTTTATATAAGACAAATTGTAAAAACTACAAAAAATTGGGAGTTAATTCATTTTAATTTTTATGGAAAATTTGAACAAGGTGAAGAAGAAAATATTGATGTTAATCACAAAACAGTTATATATTCTACATTAGCATTTAATGATTTATTAACAAAAGAATATTTACTAGAACATGTCGACCCAGAAAAAGTAAAATATGTTACTGGTTTAGCAAAGGATTTAAAAGATGTTTTTTTAAGAATTGTTTCAAGAAATACATGGCTAACACAAAAAACCAAAGCATATGCTTTAAAAAAATTAAATAAATTGACTTTTAATGTTGCTGAACCATTTTATTATGAAAATGATCCTGTAATAGATTATACACCTGATTCATTTTGGGATAATTTAAATATGTTATTTGAATGGAGAACGAAAAAGTTTATTAGTATGGAGAACGGACCATTAACAGATTTGCCTATGCTTGATTTTAATAAAACGCCTCCTAAAATTGTTGGGTTTCAAACATATGTTGTAAATGCTGCTTTCATACCATCTAGAAATAAAATATTTATTAATGGTGGTTATGTTCAAGAACCATTTGTTGACTTAAGAGGAAGAGGTATAGAAAATTTACTTGCTTATGTTGGTTTTACTCTTGGTCATGAAATGTCACATTGTTTAGATAATTGGGGAAGTAAATTTGATGAAATTGGTAATTTACATAATTGGTGGATGCCTTCAGACGAAAGACACTTTAATAAAATTCAAAAAGATATTACAACCCAATATGAATTATGGGCTAAAAGGGATGGTATTATTTTTGATGCGGCAATAGGTGTAGGAGAAGATATGGCTGATATTTCTGGATTAGCAATTTGTGATGAATACTTAAGGGACTACCAAATACAAAATAAAGATATTATGCCTATTAGAGCAATATCTTATGATACATTTTATATTTATTTTGCTTTCCAACAACGTCAAAAAGTTAGTCGTAGAGCATTATCAGCACAACTTAAATCAAACCCACATCCTTTAGATAAATACAGAACAAATGTTCCATTATCACGTTCATTAATATTTAAAGCAAATTATAATGTCGAAAAGGGTGATGGTATGTATTGGCCATCAGATAGCACAATATGGTAAAATATATATTATTTTATAAAAATTATAAAGTATAAAATAATAATCTTGTATTACGATTTTTCCATTATTCTGTAAAATACAAATAAACCAATACACGCCAATCCCGCAAAATATAATTGAACAATTGGATCTTTTGGTAATGAAGGTGTGGGTGTATTTTTTTTATTATTTTGGTTATTTGTAGTTCTTTGTGTAAATGCTTGTTGGCAACCAGCACCTGTCGCAGGATTTACACCACCATTAAGATTAAAACTACACGGGTCCATATTTTTAATATCTATTGTTGTGACAAATTGTGTTGCTTGTGATTGATTATTATTTGTGTCGATTGTCTGCATAGTAAGTTCTTGACATGGTGGATTCGATCCTGCCATAAATGACTGTAATATACCAAATGGATTTAAAACATTTAAATCACTCATCGTTCCTGGTATTAACCCCCTAAAATCTGAAAAATCTTCACCTAAACCTTGTGAAATAAATGGTATATTACCACTAGGGACATTATCTACATATATATATCTATCTACTAGTTGACCACTAGGGGCGGTACATTGAGCACCTGTTGGTAAAAAAAATTTATTACCTAAAGGTTGTCCTGTTGCCGAAGCGCCACTAGTTCCTGTTACCAAAACCTCTACATATTGTATTAATCCATTTATGTCATTTCCCAGCGTCTGTAAATTCCCATCACTAGACATTCCTATTTGCGATGGCGATTTAATATTTTGATAATATGGATAACTTGGTCCAAGAAATTCCTGTTCAACTCCCCCAAGATCTGTTAATACACGTTCAAATATATTTGACATTACTTAAAATATGTAAATATATTATTTATTGGGGTTTTTATTAACTACTATTTGGTACAGCACCTGATATTTGTGGTGTAGGTTTTGCCGCCATTTGTGATGTATATTGTTGTTGAGCTTGAGCAATAGTAGTTACTTGAGATTGTAATAATACAACATTCGCACTTATATCCTGAACCTCTTGATTTAAATTCATCAAGTTGTCCATTTGTTGTTTTAATACTTGTATATTTCCAGCATTTTGTTGAGCTAAAATCATGGCATTATTTGGGTCATTTGTATTATATGGTTGATATTGTCCTGGCTGAGATGTAGAAGGAGATGAAGTGTCAAAACCTTCTTTCATTTGTATGTTTGCTAAAAATATTTGATGTATAATTAGTATTACAAAAAACACAATAAGAACATTAACCAAGATTTGCATTAATATATATAATATTACTTTTTATTTTCTTTAATAATATTATAATGTCTACAGCATTTTTTCCTACAAATATGCGATCTATGCCTTCTGGTGGTAGAAATCATAATAGCACTTATGAAAACATACCATATGTTTCATGGAAAGGAACTGGTGTTTTTAGTAATCCTGTTGGAATAGCATCAAGTCATATTAGACCTCTTACTAATAATGATATCGGAAATGTTTTTCAAACAGGATTTGGCTTAGCAAGACCAATTAAACATTATAGAAAGGGTAGAGTAATGCCTGTCTCTCCTATTTTAATTCAAAATCCAAATAATCCAAATGAATACATAGAATCTGTACCAATAACATACAATACAAATAGAAATGTGGCTTCCAGCAAAGGCTCCTCTTTGGGAGGTGGAGCTGGTGGTAGAGGATTACTAAGTGATTTAATTGATACTCCAGGAAGTTATATTGTTAAACAAAATTCACCTGATGAAGTTGATGAAACAAGTGAATTAAATAAAGATTGTAATACGTGTCAAGGTGTTGGGGTTGTTACAACATACTACCCAAATAATACATATTTAACAGAAAATCCGGAAGCAAATACCCAAAACAAGGTTTTGTGTTGTAATGAACAATCCAAAGCCAGACGAAGAGTTTTACCTGCTAGCACAAATTTGAGTCAAAAATATTATACAACACTTCAACAATATCGCCAAAATAGATGTAAAACCTTTCAACAGAGAGAATTTAATTTCCAATCTGGCTCTTCTATTCTTAATAATAATTTGACAAGTATTGATTCTACTGTAACACCTGAAGCGCTTGCTTCTGCTAAAGCAGGTAGTCCTTTAGCACTATTAAACACATACTTTGCTAATTGCCAACCTAATGCTGAAATATATAATGCTACACAAAATGCGTTGGTAAGCCAAATGATATCAATAATGGTAAATCAAAGTATTTTAACAACAAAACAAGTTCAAGAAATAGATTCTCTTAATATAAATACAATTCAAGATTTTTTTAATTATTTACTTACCTTACCTCAGCCAACACAAAACAGCGCAATTTCTGTATTTGAAGCGTTTATTAATAATCCATATTGGGGAATGCCTCTTACAGGTCCTTCAAACCCAATAGGCTGTAAAACAGTTATATATAAACCAAATAACTATCAATATGCTAAACAAGGCGCTGTTGATTCAAGTGCTAAATTACTTAAACTTAAAGTGGATACAATTACAACAAATGCCGCAAGTTTTAACAATTATAACGCAAATCAAAATACAAGTGTTCCTCAACTCACAAATGGAATAGCACCAACAACCCCTTTTATTCTTAAATATAAAGTTCCTGGTTGTAATACACCTAATATTTTCCCTTATCAAAATAAAAAGGCGTGTAACTATAGTAGCACACCTAATTATCGTGTTCCAATTTCTCAACCCAGTCCATATCGTTACTATCCTGGAACAGTATTTACTTCTAATAATTTTTCTACTCTAGGCAATATATATTTATCAAAATAAAACACACCTCTTCTAAAAATCATCTAATAATAATGTTTCCTCTTTTGTAATCGGTAAAAAAATATTTACTTTTTCCGAGAATTTATTACAAGGTATTTTAAATTTTTCGCACCAGTTTACAGATTTTTGTATATTACTCTTTTTTACAGCTTCCATTTTATCATCCTTATTTTTATTTTTAATCATATTTATTATTTGAGTTATTGATTCTAATTGTTGTTGTCCAATAATATTATTCATATCGTCTATCTTATTGATAAAATAATAGGGAATTTCTTGCTCAATAATAGAAGCAATATTTGTGTTTTCCTTATAATTACTTAACTCTTCTTTTAAAGAAATATAATAATTTTTATATAATTCTTTTTTTGTTTCGTTTTTAATAAAATTTTTACAAATAACATATTTTTCGAAAGTTGTTATCTTACTTGTATTTGGTTTAATTATAATTGTTTTATCATATAATGAAGTAAATATATATAAAATATCTATTATTGGTTTATAAAATACATTATCTATTTTTATTATACAGACACCATTTTCACTTTGATGTTTTAAAATAATAAGTAAAATATCTAGCATGCTAATTATATAACTATTTAAATCATTAAACTTTTGGTTGTCAATTTCATAAAACATAAAATCATAATTATTACCATTTATTGTTTTATATAAATCTTCGCATAAACTATTATATACAATATATTCGTCGGTGCTATTTTCTCTTAGTAATTCATAACAATATAATATATCCGAATAATTTGGAGTAACATATACAGATTTAATATTCGTTGTTTTAAACCCCTCAAAAATGCTACCATTGTTAGCAATTTCTAAAAAATCATAAAAAACGTGTGTTTTAGGTTTTAATTTACTCACTGAAAACTTTGAACCAGGAACCTTTGAAAAAATAAACTCATATGGGTTTATTATTTTTGTTATTTTCTCGATGGTCTCTGTGGTTTCTGTTTCTAATTTTGATGAACATATATTTTCTAATTGTGAATACATATTTGTGTAATAAATATAAAGACTATGACACGTATATGTATTAATTTTTTCGTTAGAAAAACTCATATTTATTTTAAAGCTATGATTTGTTTTTGGTAATATATAATAACTCATTATTGATATTGTATATTATATATTATATATAAATATTTAAGTAATTATTTTTCAATCTTGATTAACTTGAATCTTCGTCGTCTTCAATAACAACTTTTTTTTTGGAACTCTTAGATGGTTTTTTTTCTTCTAGAGCAACACCCTCTATTTTTTTTGGTTTTGTTTTCTTTTCCTTTTTGTTTTCTTTTCCTTTTTCCTTTTCTTTCTCATTTTGTATAACACTCTGAATAGTCTGAGGCTCATCATCCAAAGCCTCTGTAGCATTTACAAGCAATAATTTTTTATTTAATTTTTTAACTAAAGGTTTGCTTTTTTGAACTTGTTTTGTTGCTACTTTTACAGCCTCGTGTGTTTCAAAATTGTTTTCTACTCTATCCATTTCATTATACTCACCCAATTCAAGTTCTACTTTTTCGGTATTAACCATCATAACTTTTTTATAAACGAAATATCTATTTAAAAACGATATTTTTTTTTCATATGCGGTCATTTCAATTGATTTACCATAATCTTTTTCTTTAAATTTATTTATTTTTATCTCTTCTAACATCTTCATATATAATTCACTAAATAATCCAGATGCTTCAGGTAAACCAAAAGATCTCGCCTCATCTCTACTTATTAATTTAAAACCATAATTTTCTAATACACGGTCTAAATAATCAAAATTGATTATATATTCTGATATTAACTGATTAATGGATTCTTGATACACATCAATTGTATATCCGATAGAACTTGAGTTATCATCAAATGATTCAGCGCTATAATTTTTTACAACCTCCCATATTTTTTTACCGTCTTCTACAATTTGAATGCTCTCACCTTTTTGTTTTTTACTTAATAATTTAAAGATCTGTTTTCCATCATAAGCTGTTCCGATAAAATAACCTCCTAGTTTTGTGCATTCAGAAACATTTCTCATAAATCCTTGTAAAGTATCCGCATTTTCGAAAAAGTAATGTAGAGCAAATTGACATGATGATACATTAAACCCATCTTTGGCTTTTCCAAACTGTCTAGCAACCCCCTTTCCAATTTTGTCAGGGTCAGACGAACCAGTTCCAAAAATGGTTTTTGTAATTTGTATTGCTTTATCATTTAATAACCCAGATCCATTTTTTATATTAAATCCGCTATCACCATGAACAAATAAAGCGTGTGGCATATGTTTTGTGGTTTTTCTTAATTTTAAAAATCTAGCACAAGCACCATCAAGACGATTTTCTAAATTGTCTTTTGATTTATCGATACCAAAGACAAACGAAAGTTTTGAAGCAATCCATTTAGGTAAATCTCCTGCCTTTCCACAAGCATAATCAATTAAAGTATCACCAGGGTTTGATACACTTGTTATTAGAGTTTTTTTAACAAATAAATTATGAAAGTCCTTGAGCCCTTCAGTTTTTAAACCACCAACTGATTTATTATAATAAATATCTTCATCAACCATAACATCAGGAATATTTAATCCTGTACAAATCATATCTTCTGTAATAGGATTGTGAATTGACTGCCAATTACTATTTGCTACATGATAAGCATTACCAAAGTTTCTTTTATTTTGACGCATATCCGCTGTTTTATCGTGTCTGACTCTTAAAGGATTCCATCTCCAACCTTTCTCTTTTGTTTGGTCATAACTAAATTCTACAATTGTATTATCATAAAAGATATCCTCTTCTGTAGTAAACATTTGATAAGAATTATTATCGTCTTTTCTAAGAAGAATTTTACATAATCCCGCATCAACGTCATAAGGATTTGTTGGGTAAAACTGAACTGGTTTTGATTCTTTATTATTTCGTTCCTCATAATTTTTATATTCCGGTAGATTATCATCTATTATATCTTGACACGGATTTATAAAACCATGTTCGCTTTCAACAAATGTACACTTTAACTGAATAATTTTATAATTATTAGATTGTTCATTCAGTAATATATTTGTCCCCGTTTCAAACTTTTGCCTAATCACATCTTCGCCAGAAGGTGTTTTAATTGTATCAACTAAGAAATCAATTGTGTTATATTGAGGTGGTTTCCATTTAAATGAATAAGCCCAAGTAATTTTTGATAAAGGTCCAGCTTTGTCAATAGAGTCCGAACCCACACCGAAATACGCATGTGTAAAGATTAAACCATCTGTATTATATTTAAACAATCCTTGTCTTTCTTGCGATAATATTTCATTACATGCGCTGAATATATCACCTTTATCAGGATTTTCAGGAAGAAATCTTTTATGTAAGAATTTAATAGGAGACGCATATATAGCAGATTTTTTATATTTTTCTAAAAGCATCGTAGCAGTTTTAGTGGAAGATGAAGAATCATCTGCTTTTAAAATCGATACAGCATCTAATTTAGTAATCGTTTTTTTGAGCAACATATAACGCGATTTGTACTGGTCGCCTTCATCTTTTAATTTAATAAATGGTGTTGCTCTTACGTCTAATTTATTTAAATAATATATATCAAACGCAGCATATGTATTAAAGAATTTTTTATTCTTATCATGAAGAATCAATTCTCCATCAATAATTGTATTATATAACTCCTTATTAAATGTTTGAGAACCAGTAAATATTACTTTCATATTTGTGTCTATTAAATAAATTTTACCTGATTCATGAATAAACATCAAATGTCTGTCACCATCTGCTTTATCAGTTACAACAAAATCTTTTCTAATGTTAGGAGCTATAGAGTTTTCATCAATTTTTGCGACATTTGTCATCTGAAGCGTAAATGAATTAGGACCAATAAAATTGTTATTTCTCACAGGTTTATCTGGTTTATACGCATCTTTATAAATAATATTCATGTAAGAATTAATAACACTTTTTTGTTCAACATAAGAAACTGGATAATTTGTCCCTTGTAATCCAGATAAAACGAATTTTATTACTTTTCTTAAAGATTCTAATATGCTTTTAGAGTTGTTAAATAGAGTTCCTGGTCCTATTTTTTTATTATCAACTTCAAGTTCAATTTCATACACCTCTTGTTTTTCAAAAATATTAGATTCTTCTAAAGAATAATATTTCTGTCCAAAATCACTACTTTTGCTTATACTTATGTCAACATTTATGGGATGATCTGGGTGTGTAAAAGTAACACGATTTAAATAACGAAACTCTTTCTTAGAATTTTTCCAATTTTGTATAATAAATCCATACGAATTTTTTCCTGTTTTTGACATATACGACTCTTCAAATTGATATGAAACACGAAAGTTAAAGTCGTCAAAATTTACTAAATATTTTTTATTATTTTGGTCCTTTTCATAATCCTTTTTAACAAAAGAAATACCTTCAAACCCGAATTTTAACAATTCATTAATATCATTTGTTTTACAATATTTTTGTATTTGTGTTATACCATATATTTCTGTTCTTATATTTGAAGTTCTAAATGTGCCAGTATTTTTATCAAGAAATACATTTTTTACAGTTAAACGACTTATACCGTTTTCATCCTGACAAGTAAAACCGTCAGATTTTAATTTTTTTATAACATCATCATAATCATTTTTTGTTAAATGTTTTACTTTTCTAGTTCCAAACCTTACCTCTAATTCAGGACTTTTATAACCTGTTTTAATGTAAGGATTAGATTTAAAATAAGCATCGACTACATTATCAAACATTTGTTGTGGGGTTATTGATTGCTTTCCTTTTACTTTCTCTGGGTTTTGAGGTTCTTCAGGCATATCTTCAATATCTTCACCAAATATATCTTCAGGTATAGCATCTTTAACACCCTTAACAGGTGTCGTTTTAGTTTCAATAATTTCTCTTTCCTTTTCTTTCTCTTTCTCATTTATATCAACCTCTCGAACCGATTCTTTTGGGTCAAATTTGTAGGCTTTTGCTACTTCTTCAGGTCGTTTTTCTTTTAATCGATTATATCTGGCTTCTGTAATAAATTGAAACGTGTCATCCTTTTCTTTAAGATATCTATAATGAGGATCTTCACCAATATTAACAGGAGTTAAACTTTTGCTACTACTTGGACTTTTAATAGCATTAGCACTTGCTTTAACATTTTTTTTTAAATGTTTCACTTCTTCTGAAGTAGGAGTAAATGCAACTACCTTTTTTGCAACTTCAGGATCCGCCTTTTTTAGTTTTTCATATTTCTCTTCATCAAAAATTTCGTGTTCACCAGTTATATCGTCTAATAATTTATATAATTTTTCACCAGTAATTGGCGTAATATTTGGAGACGTAACCTCTGGTCCAAGAGATTCTAAAATAGAGTTAATTTCTTTGTTGAATGAAGACATCGTTTATTTATAGTATAGAGACATATTTCTAAATTGTTCTTCAATTTTTTTAAAAATATTGAATAAATGATTCATACAATTCCTTCTTAGATTTTACTTTTCCAGTTTCTTTATTGATGGTTTCAATAACTAATTTATTACAATACTCTAATAACTCTGAAACTTTATAAAAAGATATGGCTTTAACTGGTTTATCAATGTTGTCAATTTTTAATAAAGATGATTTGTATGTTTCTAATTCCTGACTATCACTTAAAAGTAGTTTGTAACCAAATTTATCCTTGTCGAAATTTTGTATTACAAAAATATCCTTACTATCATTCGTGATTAATTCATAATATGTTTTTTTATTAATAAAAAAAACGTTTATATTTTCAATAACACATAATGTTAATAATGTTTTTAAATCAATCTTATATTCATTTGCTAATTGATTTTCTATATTAGAAATGGATGAAAATTTATATGGTTTTATTAAGATCTTATTTTTTCTTATTTTTTCAACATAATCTATTTTAAATTTTTTTTCAACTATTGGTGTTATAAGTCCTAACATTTCGTAACTGACATCACCATTTTTAATAAGATAAAAACACCAAAATAATGAGTCTTTTTCTTTTGGAATACAGAAATCATGATCCAACTTTGTAACTGTATTAATCGTTGTTTTTTTAACATTTTTCTTAAAATTATCAACTCTATTTTTAAGAAAGGATGTTATATTATTTTCAGATAAAAAATAGTCTTGTAATGTATTTATAACATCACAAGATATAATATTGTTATTTATTTCGTATTGCATTATTTGTTAATTATTTATATAATATATCTTTATTATCTTTTGTAAAATATGTATTTTTATAGTCTTCTTTTTTTTGTTCTATCTTATGTAATGCGATTTCTTGTGTATTAACATAATTAATATAAACAATCAATTCTTCGATTATAATTTTATTGAGGTCAGAAAGATTTATATGAATACCATATTTATTTTCATTCAACGTTACATTAGTATGTTTGCTAAGAATACGCAATACTTCTATTTGATTAAATTTATTCATTTTTTCAATCATTTCTCTAACGTAATTTAATTCACTAATAGAAAAATTATTTACTTCATTTTTAGAGAGTGAAACTTCCATATGATAAAATAATAATTTTGTTTTTAAACTTTATTTGTTCATTATTTATATTTTAGTATTTATATTTTAGTATTTATATTTTAGTATTTATATTTTAGTATTTATATTATATTATTTTACATTCTCTCTATTAACCAATTACGATTCTAGGTTTTGATTCTTTATTTTTATCAACTCTAGTAAAAACCCTATCAACCTTTGGTGTAATAAGTTCTCCTATAACAGATACATATTTATCATTTAGTTCAAAACGCTGACCAATTATGCGAATCTCAAATTTGTCACCTTCTTGTATAGTTGAAAAGTATTGGTGATTGTAATGATGGTCTCTAGCAATAAATACTACAACTGGAGAAGGAATACTATCAGAACTTTCAGCACGAATACCAGCCTTTGTAATATTTTTCGCAATACATGATATTTTTGCGCCTTCTACGGGAAAGCAAACTTCACACTCAAAAACAACCTCAAATAATATATATACACCTCTTTCAATTGTCCCGCAAGAATAAGTAATTAACTTGGAAGAATTTGGTTTTACATATCCTTCTACTAAACACCTGCCTTCAAATTTTTCAGAAACATTTTTCTCAATTATTTCTTTTATATTGCCACCTACAGCAGTAATAGGTAAAATAATTTTTCTGGTTATAAGACATCTTGAATAAATTGGTTGTATTACGGCGTCTCTTCTTTTAAATTTTTGTTGTTTTGCTACTGTTTCCATTCTTATATTTAATATACATTTTATCTTTTAATTATTTTCAATTTTATATTTAATTTTAAATTAATAATTTCATCATATAAATTATTAATTTAATTACAACTATTATAAATGTATTTAATATTTGGTATAAATTATAATTTTACGTTTAAAATTACGTTTTTATATATAAAAAAATTGAATTTAAATATTTATATAAAAATAACTATATAACTAGTAGAATGTCAGAATCAGAAGAATTCATAACCGTATCTAAACCAAGAAAAGTTATAATAAGACGAGATAAAAAGATTATAATAAAAAAAACTAAAACCGAAGAAGAAAAAAGAATAGAACAAATAGAAGTAATTAAAAAAAGACAACAAAGAGAAAATATTTTAAAAAGTATTAGTGATAAAGGAGAATACTTAGAATTAGAAGGGAAAAAGTTTATATATTCAAACCAACAAGATGCTGCTGATAAATGTATAGAAGCATATAAAAATGGTGCGGTTGCTGTTTGTTTAATAGCTCAACCAGGAACAGGTAAAACAGGAACTGCGCAAGCAGTTATGATACATATGACAACTAATCTAAATGATGAAGAAATAATATCTTCTGAAAATATTATTAATTGCACCGGTATGTCAGATAATGATTGGGAAACACAATATAAAAATAGTGTATTACCAGCGTATAAAGACAATATATTTCATAGACAAAATTTAATTAAACAGAAAGATAAATTACAACTCTTAAAAAATGGATTGATTATACCAGATGAATGTCATATAGCATCAGGAAGTAAAATGACTATAGCAAAAATATTAAAAGAAGCAGGTATTTTAAATATTAATGTTTTAGAGATGAGAAATATAAAGATACTTGATATATCAGCTACACCAGATGCTGTATTACATGATTATACAAAATGGGGAACAAAATGTGCTATCGTAAAAATTCAACCAGGACCATCATACAAAGGTTTTGAAGTAATGTTAGAAGAAAACCGTATAATAGACGCACCTAATTTAGAAGAAATAGAAGATTATTATGAATTGTTAGAGTTTTTAAATGAAAGATATAAAAATACTACAAAAAAATATTTTCCGTTTAGATTATTAGATCCTTCTAAAATAAAAATTTTAGAAAATGTATGCGAAGAATTCGATTGGGATTATTTAAATCATAATTCAGATGAAAGAATTGATGAAATAGACAATTTAATGAAAACCCCTCCTAAAAAACATACACTTATAGGTATAAAGGGTTTTTGGAGAGCGTCAAAACGAATTTATATGAAACATGTTGGAGCAACTTATGAAGCAAAACCTAAAAAACGTGATGTTTCAGTTACGGCACAAGCATTAACTGCCAGGTTTTGTGATAATTATGAATATTCAGGAGATCAATTAGATATTAATTTACGTCCTTTACATTATTGTGATAAAGAAGCAATAGAACAATATGTAGATTGGTTTAAGAATGATTGTGATTTTAGCGTATCAAAATACAAATCACATCGTATTTCTTCAAATGGTAAAGGTAAGGTAAGTTCTAAAGAAACAAAGGTAAATATAAAAATTGTTGGTGGAATTAATAATGATAATAATGATAATGAAGTAAAAGAAGTTATTATCAAGATATGCAAAACACAAGAAGAAGCAAAAGAATACTACAATACAGAATTAAAAGAAAAAATGAAAGGTAGAGGACCAAATAAAATAAAACCAAATGAAGATGGTTTTTATGAAGCAACTATTCGTTCAAATAAAAAAATTTATAGTTTGGATGAAATAAAAAATGAAAGAAAACAAGGACTAACAGAAAATAATTATAGATTTTACCCTTGTTATAAAGACATAAATGATAAGACTACCTTACAATGGTGGTTAATACATTATTAAATCAAAACAAAAAGGTTTAAAATTTATAAAATAATGCCATCTCAGGTGTAACGAACCAAATTTTGCCATCCTTTTTGATTTTATTAAAAAATCTTAATATGAATTCTTGTAAAACACACAACTCTGTTTGACTAATTGCGTCATGAACATTTCCATCAGCATCTTTGTAAGACCTTGTAGATTCTTTTGTATAAATTTCATCTCCAATAATTTTGTTCAATTTTGTCATCGTTTTATCTTTACCAGATTCATCGCAACGAGCACCTGTGTTTCGTTTCGCTAAAACATCTTTTGTCTTAAAAACCAACCCTTTGTTACCCTTTTTATATCCAATAAATCCAACAGTTTCGTTATATTCGCTCTCTCTATTTTTCAAAACCTCTTTGGCTTCTTTCGACTTTGCCAAGTCTTCTTCATCTTCTGGTTCTGCTTCTATCCAGGTATTGCTATCTTTATCTAAAATCATAATTTGTCTTTTATTTATTTTATAAAAAATAATAGCAATCATGCTTTTTGTTTTAATCATATTTTTATCAAAATAATTTTTAGTATACCATTCAAAACTATTTTTTTCTATACTTTCCAAAGAGTATAAATAATTTATTAATTCTAATTTGTCTTCAAATAATAATGTTTCTATTAAATGTTCCGTTAATATTTCTAATAAATATTTTTTACTCTCGGAATAATCATTTGCCATTTTTCTAATAACGACGCCACTATGTTTATACCAATTATCATCTGCTCTAGGAACTTTCTTATATTGTCTTGTTATAGAATCAACCTGTGTAAATTCATTTGCTAAATCATAATTTGCTTTCATTTCATCGAATATTTGCTTTCCCGGCAATTCTTCTTCTTTACCATCTTTTTCTTCTTGTTCCATTCTGTCAATATTTCTTTTATCGACAACCGGTTTTAAAATTTGTTGGTTTAATTCAAAATTCACCATTTTATGTTTAAAATCAATAGGAACACTTCTCTCAAATATAGAAATATTTTTGTTACGCAATTCACTAGGCTGAAATAAATAATACTCGCCAACATTTATTAAATGACCTGTTCTTCCATATTTATCAACAATAAACTCATTATTATCTTCAATTAGAAGAGTTAAAGCAGCATATATTTGAACATATGGATAAGGTTTTGGTGTTCTAATAAGTTCAATTAAAACATCTTTTTTATAAAAGAATGATTGTTTCATTAATAATTTTATTTTTTGTAATATTTTTTCAGAATTTACCATTATAAACTTTTCATTATATGTATCTTCGTTTAAATTATCTTCATCAATTTCTTTGTTTGGACGACAATCATATTCGCATTTTTCCATATAATCGCAAGCAGACGAATAAGGTGCGTCTCCAACTTGGAAATTATTGTCAACAAACCCAGTCGATAATTCTTGAGTAATTGTACCTTGTATTTTGTTACTCATATTTTTTTGTGTAAAGTTAGTTTGGTCATGATTTATTATACAATCAACTGCTGTTTCCTTTAACACTCTACTTACTTTACCAATTTGAATCGCTTTGTATTCCGCAACACGATACACATATAAATCCGCCGCTTCTTCTTTGTTGTCTTCAAGAATAGTTCCATATAAAAATATTTGTGTATTACGTTTTTCAAAGGGCAAATCTTTGTGACTAAAATTACGAACACCACGACCAATAATTTGGTCAATACGATTCATATTATACCAAGGTTCTAAAACGTGAACTTGGCGAATAAATTTAAAATCAATACCTTCTGAACCAGCCTTTGAAATAAGGACTACTTTTACTCTATTTCCTTCTTTATTATTATCATTTGTTAAGGCTTTTACTTCAAAGTCATTATTTGGCGATAATCGCGGATCACCTGTTATCATAGAATAACAAGCAGGCATGTAATTTCGTCTATCTTCAGGTGGATTCATCGTTCTCACATCAACTGTCTCTGTTGGTTTATTTTTAAATAAAGATTTTGCTCCTTGACCGTATCTTACGAACCCCATTTCTTCTAATGCGAGGGCAACCGGAATTAAACCACTGTCAATATACTGTGAATAAATTAAAATAATACCTTCAGAAACTCTTTCTTTATCAGGCGAATAAATATTCTCCAATATTTCACTTATTTTTAAACTATATTTACCAATATTATCACGTGAAAAAATCTTACCATATTTTGTTAATGCGGAACGTGTGTATTCAAATGAACCTTTTTCTGGAGGTGATTTTTCATCAACATAATTCATAATTCTCTTTAATCCTTTTGGTCCAGTTAATTCGTGTGGGTCTATATACATATTTTCTGATTTAGCACTAGAACTAGAATTAGAACTAGTGCTAGCACTTGAATCACTTTTAGAGGAGGATTGACCACCTTTTGTTTTATATGTTACTAATGTATGGTCAGAATAATTTTCCGTGTCTTCTTCTGTTTTCTCATTAGGGATCGCCTTTTTATTTAATTTTTTATAATATTCGTCAGCGCGTCCTTCTGTTAAAGTTCTATTTGTAAATGGTTTGCTACTTTTGGTATTGTTAGTAGATAATTGTCCTTCTGTTAAAGTTCTATTAGATCTTTGACTTACAAAATCATTATCCAGTTGTTCATCATCATTATTAATATTATCATTTTCTACATCCCCCTTTTCTTCGTCATTTTCTGCGTCTTCTTCACCTTCTTGTTCTTCTTGTCCTTCTTCAAATAGTTCACTCGGAATGGATGAATCAATACTTGAATTTTTTGAAGGACCATCTGATACAGAATCTGCTATTTTATCTGAATATGTAATACTCGGTATGTCTTCAATTAAATCTTTAAGCCCATCATACGGATAAGAAATAATTAACGACTCTAACGGAATTAATAATAAAGTATATCCAAACGATTCCATCTCTGTAAAACTGGGCATATCTCTTACAACACCTTTTTTTGTTGTTACATTAAAATTTTTATTTCTTAAATAATTAATTATATATTTATATGCGCAACTTTGACATTCTCCACAATTGTTACACTTTTTAAACTTTAATAAATATAAATTAAGAATGCGTTGTCTATCCTTTTCATTAATTTTTAACGTATTCATTTGGTGAGTGGGGTATTTAATCGCTGGAAATGTATTCTTTATTGCGAAAACATCTGGATAAACTCTGTATGGAAATGTATAAGGATTCTCACCTCTGACAAAAGAAACATAACCAGTTGCTTTTCTTATTAACATTTCTTCACCTTCCTTGCCTTTAAAATTTCCATCTGTATCAAAAACGTCTTTTACATCTATTTTCGCACGTCTATCGTTCATATTCATTAAATTTAATAACCAAATAATTTCTTTATAACTGTTATACATAGGTGTAGCAGATAAAAGCAATAACCTCATGTTATTAGCAATTTTTATGAGCTGTTCTAAGTACATAGCAACCTTCTTATTTTCGTTATCATCTGTTTTACGTATATTATGAACTTCATCAATTACAATTAACCTATCATTAAATTCGTTACGCAACCTTCTCATAGCGGCTTTGTCTAAAACTAGTTTTTCATCTAAAATTTTCGTTTTTGAAGATTTACCTTTTGTAGCCTTTGTACCTTTTGTCTCATTTAATAATTTTGTTCTTTCTTCTCTCTGTGCTACCCGTTCTTCCTCATTAAACTTAATTATTTTTATTATATAGTTAGCAAATTGACCATAACCTAAAAACAAATATGAATTATTGATTAATGATTTAATTTGACTAATTACTTTCTCTCTCGATATCCCTTTCATGTTCATAGGATTTATTTCCTTCAATAACTTATTCCCTGTGCATGACCTAATGTTCCATAATCCATCTACTAACTTTAATTTTCTTTCGTCAAACAATTGTAATCGAAAGTTATCTTGAACGTTTTCAGAAGCAACTATAATTGTTCTTTTAGAGAGACCAATTTGCCTTAAATAATCACGCATTTCTTCACACACACCAATTGCGCTGCAAGTATTATGTGTTACAGTAAAATCACCCATTAAATATCTACAATTATCATTTAACGTAAATCCATAGTAGTTGTCTTCATTAACATATTTTACTTCAATACCTGTAACAAGAACATCTTTTATTTGTTGTCTAGGTTTTGCTTGTTTTCTTTGAATTTTGGTAGGTATAGTTTCAATACCTTCTCCACTTATATTAATTCTATAAGTAGTGCCATACTTTTTAACACCATTATATGTCCAAGATGTTTTTTTTATTGATTTATAACAAGCAAAACCTAAACTTCTTGATAAAAATATTACATCGTCCATTAGTTTTTCATTTTTTTGTGAGAATTCAAAAACACTTTTTTTATCTAGACTTCCATCACTATCTAGTAATCCCGCTAATAGATTTAATCTGTTTTCTCTTGAATTACACTTATATATGTGTGGTATATGTTTATTATAAACTAAGTTTAGTTCATTTAAAGCATTTAAAAACTTATTATTTTTTGATTTGCCATTACCAGAAATACCATAATCATATTTACTTCTAAAAAACAATCCTAATTCATATTCTTTTAACTTGTGTTTAAAATAATGTAATACAGTCGTATCTTGGCATGTTATTACAGAACCTCTTGACGATCCGTCACCTAACCAATAACCTATCATATACGGATCTATTGGTACGGGGGTTTCGCTAAATTCAACAGAAACTTTATAACCCTTTAATAAACTCTTTTTTTTATCAGATAATAAAATGTAGTCTTTAACAGGTATTTCAATAATATTTTCACTAGTATTTCTATTATTTTGTATTTCTTTAAAAAAGTTTTCAGAATTATTTTTAATTAGCATTTTTTGTTCATTATCTAAAGGGTTAAATGTAAATGTTTTGGATTGAAATTTGTTATTTTCTATCCATTGAATATTATAATGTGTATTATTTTTATGATTATTGTGAGATATTTTTGGAAATCCTGATGCTTTTAAACAAAGTATATGTTCTTGATTAACAACATAAGATTCGCCTTTAACTGGTATGATATTATACATTTTATCGACGCCTTGCGCTAAAGAAAGAACTCGTCTTGGCGTTGAATCGTCTCCCATTAATAAATCGTTTACTTGAATATCTTGAACCATTTTAATTGTTCCATCATACATAATAATAGGGGTATTAATCGCGTGACATTTCCCTGATCCTAATCCGTGGTACAAGAGCAAACTATTATAAGGAGTTTGAAAAGAAAGAAAGTTTTTGACAAATGCTTGATGAGGGGACAATTCAAAATCTGCTTTTGCTAGAGCGTCGGCATATTCTTTAATATTTTCATGAACTGTGCCATCATATTTTGTATCATTAAATTCTTTTTTTTCTGCGATTTTTACATTAAATAATTTATCATTTAAATTTGGATATAAATAAGGGGTGTCGTCCGGAGTTTCACTTAAACAATTTCTCTCTACAATCTCCCTTTTTAATAAGAATTTATTACATTCATTTGTATATAAATTATCATCTGAACAGTTGCTTTTATCATAATCAGGTTTTAAATTGTAGTCACAAGACTCATCATTTATGCTTTCACTTTCTTTTATAGATGAAGATGATGATGTCCAAGCAAAAGAAGATGAAGATGAACTAGAAGGCGATTTAGAAGTCGAATTAGAAAGCGATTTAGAAGTCGAATTAGAAGTCGAATTAGAAGGCGATTTAGATGATGATGATTTAGATGATTCAGATTGTTTTGAACTTTGTGTATCTGATGATGATTCAATAACTATTTTTTTCTTTTTAGGATTTTCTGTCATAATATTATATATTATGAATATAATCTATATTCTTTCAACACTTTATAAATATTTGTAATTAATTGTTTTTTTTCTAAATTATATGGTCTTATAGATTCTAAACATTTATCTAATGTTTTCCATTCTAATTTACTTACTTCTGTTTGTTGAAAATTGTCTAATAATTCATTATTATCATTATTTATAAAAGCCAAAAAATATTTGTGTTTATAAGATTTATAATTTGTCCCTATAAATATTTCTTCAAATGGTATTACATTATCAATAATTACTAATTTTGTTTTTAAAATCCCAGTTTCCTCTTCAAATTCTCTTAAAGCACAATCAATATCCTTTTCTTGATAATTACGGCGACCTTTTGGAAATTCCCACTCTGTTTCATCCCATTTTGTATTACTGTTTTCTATAATATTTTGTAATGTAATTTTTTCACCATCAATTTGAACACCATTTTTTATGACATCGAATTTTTTTGAAGACGTAAATTCTTCATTCTTGTATTGAATATTCGACGTATCACCCCACATCATAATCCATAACTTATCAAATGGTTCATTTAATAATCTTTCTTTTTCTTGTATAGACATTTCATTTACTATATTTTGTATATGTTCTATATTATAAGGCGAATACTTGCCTCTAATAAAATCTATGTAACCAAAACTATCTTTTCGTCTTAACATAAGAAACTCTACATCAAAATTAACTTCTCTTTCTCTAAATAAAACAACCCCATAACTTGTAATAGGTAATTTACACTGATGAAACATATGGCCTTGCTTACCGCAATTGTTACACGAACTATTAGTTTTATTCATCTTATTAGTATTAACTAAATATTTTTAAATCATAAATTTATAATAATTTACGAATATATTATTTACTATATTAAAGTTTAATTTACATTTATATTTTTCTTTAAAATATAAATGATACAACTTGATCCAAAAGTATGGGGGCCTCATATGTGGTTTTTTATAAACACAATTGCAATGACATATCCAAATAGACCAAATGCTATAACAAAAAAAAAGTATTATGACTTTATGCAAAACTTACCGATGTTTATTCCGATAGAACACATGTCAGGAGAATTTTCTAAATTATTAGATGAGTATCCAATTCAACCATATTTAGACACAAAAGAATCATTTATAAGATGGGTTTGGTTTATTCATAATAAAATAAACGAAAAATTAGAAAAACCACAAATAACATTAAATGAATTTTATAAACATTATTATGAAGAATATAAACCGAAAAATGTTAAGTTAGCAGAATATTATAAGGTGTGTTCAAAAATAATTTATGCGTCAATTATTTTAGCACTAATTTTTGTTATTTTTTACTTGTATGATAAGTAAAATAATTATATATTAACATATATTAATATGAAAAATAAAATTAGCAAAAAACAGTATAAGCATAGAAATAAAAAATATAAAAATAGTAACAGATGTAAAAATAGTAAAGGAGGACAACCTAAAGATGTTGTAGCAGATAGTTCGTCCCCATCTAGCGCAGTATCACCAATATCTGAATTAGATAATGATATAATGAGATTTCAACCAACACCACACGAATTTACACTTATACATCCTGACTCTAGATACCCTTTTAATTTTGATGTACATTTTTTTCCTGAAACATTAGACAAACATATTCATGATATAATTAGTTCTTTTTTAATTATAAGAGAACAATTTCCACAAGGCTTTGATTTAGATAGTTTTCATTTAACTGTGCAAGATATACTTAATATTATACAAACACCTATGTTTATTACAGTTGTTAAAGAACGACACAAGTTATATAATATAATTGTAACAGACGGAAAAAAAGAAATTAGAGAAATAAGCGTTGCTGAATTTCAAAAATTAGCAAATAAAGAAGGGGTTTTCTTATTATCTCTTTTACAAAATATTTTTCATGCGCTACATAGGGAAAGAGGGTCTATTAATATAACTTTAAATAAAGTAAAACAAATAGGTAATGATAACCGAGAACTAGAAGAAATATTAGATAAGTATTTTTCGTTTTTTGAGTTAATAATCGCACGATTTTATAAATCATTATCAGTAAAACAATTTATATATATATTGTCCTTGTTTGCTTTAGATGATATAAAATCAACTTCGTTTTTATTTTCATTTACCCAATCGATGACAGAAAAACTTCACGATATAGGAATAATTATACCAACAGGTTCAAATATTGTTCCGGGTGACGGTTTTGATCCAAGTGAAATAATTTATAGATATGGTAGTGATTTAAATAATATATTACAACTTCCAGACCTTGAATATGGGAAAACTTTGTCAGATTTGTCTAAAGATGTATCAAACACTTTTGTTAGTATTGTAAATAAACGAGATAGTAGAGGTACTCCTATTACCGAAATCGAAATAACTAAATTTACTGTAACATTTATAACTCTTACTTTAAATAGAGGTTCTATAATTAGAGATTCAAAAATACTATTAGGTATTACATTAAACAAAGAGGTATCTAATTTAACTCGTAATACTTATGATTATAGTTTAAAGTATATTTGGACAATTAACACTAACATACAACAAAAATTAATGAGTTATTATTCTATAAATATGTATATTCCATATTTTGATAAAATAAATGTATTACATTCTGGAATTAAACGTGTATTACAGGGTTCTCCACTATATTTTTTAACGAGAGGAGAAGGTCTATACCGTTACTTGACCAAAGGAAAAAAAAGAGGTGGAAAATTACAAAAAGAAAACGATAAAAAGAAAACGATAAAAAGAAAACGCAATAGTAAATTATAATTTAATTATTGTTAATTAATATTTTCGTTATTATGTTTATATAATATATACATAATGAAAATAAATGAAAATAAATTTGGAGGTAAAGTAATAGCATCAGGTGGGTTTGGTTGCGTTTTTAGCCCATCTTTAAAATGTAAAGGAAAAAGGCGTGAGAAAAATAAAATATCAAAAGTTATGACAAAAAAACATGCTATTACGGAATATAATGAAATTATAAAAATTAAAAAAAAGTTAAACAAAATTCCAAATTATTCAAATTTTTTTCTTATAGATAATTTTGATATTTGTGAGTTAGAAAAATTATCTTCTAGAGATTTAGAAAACTTTAAAAAAAAATGTTCAGCATTACCAAAAGATGATATAGACAAAAAAAGTATTAATGATTCGTTAAATAAAATTATGGCTTTAAATATGCCAAATGGCGGAATCCCTGTTGATGATTATATATACGATAACGGTTCTTTTGAAAAACTAATACCGCTTAATAAATGCTTAATAAATTTACTAATTAATGGGATAATCCATATGAACAAAAATAATGTATATCATAGTGACATTAAAGATTCAAATATATTAGTAAAAAATAACAACGGTAAAATAGAAACTAAATTAATAGATTGGGGTCTTTCAGTTGAATATATTCCAAATATAGAACAAAATTTTCCGAAACCTTGGAGAAATAGACCTTTACAATTTAATATTCCATTTTCAGTTATTATTTTTACAGATACATTCGTAGAAAAATACACAAAATATATAAAAAATGGAGGAGAAACAACATATGAAAGTTTGAAACCATTTGTTATTGATTATTTTTATATATGGATTAAAAAGAGAGGAGCTGGACATTATAAATTTATAAATTCAATTATGTTCATGCTTTTTAGTAATGAACTACAAAATATTGAACAAGATGTTAAAATTAAAATGGTTGAAACCCAATACACAATTATAACCATAGTAAATTATATAGTTAATGTATTAATACATTTTACCAGATTTAGAAAAAACGGAACACTTAATTTGCGTTATTATTTAGATAATGTCTTTATAAAAAATATAGATATTTGGGGGTTTATTATGAGTTATTACCCGATAATCGAACTTTTGTACAATAATTACAAAAATCTAAATAACCAACAACTCACGATTTTTAATCAATTAAAAAATATTATTATTAAATACTGCTATAAATCATCTATAGCACCAATAGACGTTAATGAATTAACTAAGGATTTACAAAAAATGTCAATTCTTTTAGAAACCGAAACAAAAATAAATGTTGGGTCAAAAACATCAATACGAACTATGAATCCAACAAGAAAAAAAGGGGTTACAGGAAGAACATTCGTTCCATATTCAAATAGTTCAAAAACATCAAAATCATATTTTACAAAATCAAAAAAATCGAATACCAAAAAACTAAAAAATCTTATTCTTTTACAAAACAAAAAATAATAATATTAACAAAATATTTAATTATAAAATATTATATTTTATAATTATATAATGGTGAAAGATTTCAACAAACTCTGTAACCCTGCCAAACTCTATTTTTTCTTGGTTATACTTTTTATTGTAATTGGATTATTTAGCAAAATAAATGTGATGGCTATAATTTTTAAACTTATATTTGCTTTTATTTGGACTTTCGTGTTAAATTGGTTGTGTAGTAAAGGATACACCACCCTTTCGTGGATAATAGTATTTTTTCCATTTATTTTGATGCTTATTGCCTTTTTTGGATATCTACAATTATCTAAGAGTAATCAAATGATGAATATGATGCAAATGAAGTCAAATTAAATACAAAACGTCTAATAATAAAGTAACAAACTAAACTAATAAACTAACTAACAAACTAACTAATAAACTAACTAACAAACTAACTAACAAACTAACAAACTAACTAACAAACTAACTAACAAAGTAACAAAATTATAATAATTTTATAATAATTTTTTTATTATAAATTTACATATTTATATTTATATAATGAGACTAGAAATATTTATATTAGGACTTACAGCATTTTTTATATATAACGCATACCAAGATGGAAAATATACAAAAATGTTATCTTCTTTTAAAAAATATTATAAAATGATTTTTTATGCGATTTTAGGTGTGAGTATTTATTTATTACTTAAAAAAAATCCCCATAACGGGAAAAAAATGTTATATTATGCTAATAATTTAGTGAAATTTATGCCAATTGATAAGTCTTCTGTTGAAATGTTTTCGCCAATTTTCGACTTTACATCGAAAGACGATAGTAGTTTTATGGAATCTTTAAATGACATCGAACCAAATTCATATAGAGCAGAAAAACGAATGTTAAATTCAGGGAAAAATTCGACAAAACGCTCAGTTAGTGAAACTAAAAAAAAATATGTAGCTGCTAATCAAGATTGGAAATGTGGTCACTGTGAGACAAGATTAGACCATACTTTTGAAATTGACCATAAAATCAGATTAGAATATGGAGGTGATAATGATGTTTCTAACTTGGTTGCTTTATGTAGAAATTGTCATGGTAAAAAAACTGCTATGGAAAACATGTAAAATGTATAACGAGTGAATATTGTAAATATTTAGTTTCAAAATAAAATTGTATATACATATTATATGAGTTCTTCACATAATAATTTATTAAATACATTTAATCAAATAAATAATCATAGTAGTGGAACTAGTGATCAAACAAATCATGAAAATATGTTACCAAAAATAGCAAAGCGATTTAATATTATTGTATTTTTCATGATATTAGTATTTTTTATTCTAAGTATATTAGCATTATTTAAGCCATCTGTATTTACATCTGCGAATGGTATGACTATGACAGAAGAAATGATAGCAGTTAACATATCATTAATAGTAACTTTTATATTGATCGTATCCGGATTATTAGTATTTTTTTTACCGAGTTTGTCAGATGTAAAAAAATTTATAATTCAAATACGAAGCACAGTATTTGTAGTTTTATTTACTATTTTTACAATTTTATTTTTTAGTCTTATGCCTAGTAGTATAATGAATCAATATGGTATTTTTATAACTCCTGCTACTATGTTAATTTCATTAATATTATTTTTCTTTGGAATTCAGCATAATTATACACATGATTTTAATGTGAATTATGAAAGAATAAAAAGTGTAATTTTGTTCTTATGTTTTATATTTACTTTATTCACTTATTATTCTTCAAATACTGGCGGGTTTGTTCAATATTTTTTTGGCTCTTCATTAATAATAACCATATTACTAGCATTTTTTTCATTTTTGTATGTTATTATTGTTTTGTCAATACCATCAGGTGGGTTTCCATCTGGTAAGCAAGGTCCCGCAAATTTTTTAAGTAAGTTCACTAGTTTTTCTGTTTATGGAACTATATCATTTATTATATATTTAATAATTATTGTTTGTGGTATCATATATTTGAAAGGTGGGTTTAATAGTAGTGCTTCATCTTCAAATAATACAAATAGTAATGTTAATAATCCTTATTATGGCAAAACCCCAGACTATAATAATGAAGTAAATAACACAACAAATCAAGCGAATAATTATTCAAACACCCTGAATACAAATTTTCAAGGAACTGTTTTAGATTCTATGTTTGATATGCCACCAAGCGATAATAAATCCGAAATTGAATTTTCATTTTCAAAAGTAAATAGTAAAAATAACTTTTCTTTTGGTATCCCATTACCTAGTTCTTATGTAGAAAACTCAAGTTTAAACATAGCATCCGGTATTCCTCTAGAAGGCACTGATAATGGTTCTACTTCGTTTAACGAAGGATTTACAAGTGGTGGTTCTATGGATAGTAATGAATATAAGCCAAATACATTAGCAATAGCAATAATATTTGTATTAATAACTAGTATAATTTTTGGGGTATCTTTAATAATAAATTTGTTTCCAGAATCAGGCACAGTTGGGCTTTCAAATAATTTATCAACATATAAACGAAGTCTTTTAATACTTTTTGGTGTTATTTTGTCAGGACTGTTAATATCGTGGATAGTTTATTATTCACAGCATTTAACGGGTCAATCAAGTATAACAAGTTTTGTATTAAATTTATTTCTAGTTATTGTAATACTTATATTAATTTATAAAACATTTGTAGTTCAACTTCCTGTAGGAAATTCATACAAAAATGGGTTTTTTAGTTTAATTATAAATTTATTCTTATATATTCCTTGTTTGTTTTCTGATTTATTTGAAGCATTCGTTAGCATATTTACAGGTCAAAATTATTCTAATTTGGCCAGTTCAGTTCTTCTAATAATAATTGCCGTGCTCCTTTTAGTTGCCTACTTTGAATTGCCTAGTTTAGAGTCTAAAATATCCTTACAAGGAGGAAAGCAAATAATAAATAAACCTGTTAATTTAAATCTTCAAACCCCTTTATTAACTTATGAAGACCTTAATGGAAATACTGATCCTAAATACGAATATGGTATATCAGCATGGTTTTTTATAGATTCTATGCCACCAAATACAAACCCATCTTACAGCAAATATACATCAATCCTTAATTACGGTAATAAACCCAATATAAGCTACAATTCTAGTGAAAATAAATTAAAAGTAACAATGGAACAAATTTCAAGAACAATTACACCAAACAGCGGGTCAAATACTAAAAAAGACTATACTGACACTACTACACAAGAGATTATTTATGAAAAAGAAGGAATACTGTTACAAAAATGGAATAACATAATCATAAATTATAGCGATGGAACTTTAGATGTATTTTTGAATAATGAATTAATGAAATCTGTTAATGGAATTGTTCCATATATGAAAATGGATTCTTTAATGTGTGGTTCAGAAAATGGTTTAATGGGTGGCATATGTAATGTTATTTATTTTACAAATCCAATTACCACAACACAGATGTATTATTTATACAATATGGTTAAAGATAAAACACCACCTATAGCAAATAATTCAAATAAAACTATTATTTCTGTATCAAAATAGAAAATTTCTAAATCTATATTATACAAATGGGTGCTTTAAGTATTGTTGTTACAATTGCTGTAATAGTTTTAATAATAATTTTAGTTAAATATTGGTTGTCAGACCCATATACTTTACAAAACATTCAATCTGGTCAAACTGCTTCTACAATTTCTTCTTCTTCTTTAGCAACTAATGGGTCCAACGCCCCATCTAGTAATTTTGCCTACTCCATTTGGTTTTACATAAATGATTGGAATTATCGTTACGGAGAACCTAAGGTTCTTTATGGGAGAATGGGATCAACTAGTGCTGCAGGTTCAGGATCTGTTTCTGGAATTAGCGGTTTAGATCCTTGCCCTGCTGTTGTTTTTGGATCAACCCAAAATAATATTGCGGTTTCTTTAGGATGTTACCCTGGCGTTGACCAAACACCAACTACTCCTGGTGGAACAACAGTTGTCCATACTTGTTCAATTGCTAATGTTCCTATACAAAAATGGACTAACTTTACAATTAGTGTTTATGGAAGAAGTATGGATATGTATATTGATGGAAAATTAGTCAGAACATGTTTGTTGCCTGGTGTAGCAAACATTAATAACAACTCAAATGTTTATGTTACACCTTCAGGTGGGTTTGATGGATGGACATCTAGATTTCAATTTTACCCTGGACCATTGAACCCTCAACAAGTTTGGAATATTTACACACAAGGTTATGAAAATTGGTTATCTAGTTTATTCGGTGCTTATCAAGTTGAAATATCTTTAGTTGAAAATGGTGTAACAAAAAAGAGCCTTGTAATTTAATTTTTTATAATTTCTTATTTATATATAATATAAATGAGTGATAATTCAGGGTTTAATACATTTTCTACAAATAGAGGAAATTATGGAAATTATGGCAATAGAGATTTTATGGATTCAAATAGTTTAGTAGCAAAATTTGCCTTTTTATTATTAGTATTAGTAGCATTTTTATTTCTATTAAGAATAGGAATTTCTGTTGTAACATGGCTTCTTTCTCCAAACAAATCGCCGAAATTATTTACAGGGATGGTTGACGCAACACAGATGCTTTATTTTCCACAAGATCCAAGTATGAATGGTGCAGTTACTATTTACAGGTCCGTTAATGCTACAGACGGTATTGAATTTACGTGGTCTGTATGGATTTATATTACAGATTTACAATATTTGAATGGACAATATAAACACGTTTTCTACAAGGGTAACGCTAATTTAGAACAGAATGGATTGAATTTTCCTAATAACGCACCCGGTGTTTATATTGCGCCTGATACAAATTCACTTGTGGTAATGATGAATACATTTAAGGTTATTAACGAAGAAGTAGTTATTCCAGATATACCATTAAACAAATGGGTGAATGTTATCATTAGATGTCAAGAAACAAATTTAGACGTATTTATTAATGGAACAATTTCTAGAAGTATCCAATTAAGTAGTGTTCCTAAACAAAATTATGGGGATGTATATGTTGGTGCTAATGGGGGATTTAGTGGTTACACTTCCAATTTATGGTATTACGACTATGCCCTGGGCACAGCAGCTATCCAGAGTTTGGTTAGTAGCGGACCTAACACCAATATGGTAGGAGGTGGTGGAATGGACTTAAAAAATCCAAATTACTTATCATTAAGATGGTTCTTTTATGGCGACAACGACGCTTACAATCCTTAAAAACCTATAATTATGTTTCATTTTTTCAATTAAAATATAATTTATAAAAATAAAAATTATATTTTAATACTTCAGTCGGTCTTTTTTTTAAAAAGTGATTATATAAATATGTTTCCATATAACTATAATCCAATACCGCCAAGGGTTTGGTCAAGAGTAGAAAATGCTTGTGCTTTTAATGTTACAAATGTAAGCGAGAATGACCTTGTATATATCCCTTTAACAAACCAAACAGTTTCTCCAGTTCAGGCTACACAAATAAATCAAATGATTCAAAAAGGTAATGTTCTACAATATAAAAAAAATAGTGGCAACTTGACAAAAAAGCAAAAATATTCTAAAATTGCTAGAGGACAATGGACTAGTAATAAATCATACGCTACACAAGGATATCAATATACAAATCCCAATACAACAGGATTGCTTAGAGTTAATTATACTACTTTTCCTAATCCAAATTTTATTGTAGGACAACCAAATAATCCAAGTGGTCCATTTCAAACAAATCATCCAAATCCAGATAACTGTCCTTTTGATTATATTCTTGATGGTGGTAGTTTAGTTTGTAACACATATGCAAACCCTTGCTCTGGAGAAATAATACAAACCATTAATAATCCTCTTTGTTTTCCTACTACGTGTTCTGATGTTCCAGGACCTGTTCAAGGATTATGTTGGAATCCGGCAATACCAACATGGAATCCTAGAAATAAATTAACGATGAATAATAGCACTGATGGTTGGCCTAATGGTTATAAAGGATTTGTTAGTGCTGTTTATCCAGCAACACCTACATTAACTGGAACGTTGAACAATGATGACGTTAACTATATTAATGGTAACACAGTTTTTTTAAATTGGAATGTTCAAACAACACCTTGTTTACCTATTGTTAGTTGGAATGTGTATGAAAATGGTAATTTAATATTAAATATACCTTATTTAACATATACAACAATTAATAATTTATCAGCGAATACAGCATATACTTTTTATGTTGTTGGAATTGTTAGTAATACTATACAAACACAACCATCTAATAATGTTACTATTAATACTCTACCGGTTGTTTCACCTGTTATAACAAGCATTTTAAATGATAATAACTCTATTAACGGAAATTCTGTTACATTAACTTTGGGATCACCTGCTAACATTAATGTTACAAGTTGGAATATTTATCAAAATAATATATTAGTTTTAAGTAACATAAATTCGTTTACACCAACAATTAATAATTTAATGGCAAATTCAACATATACTTTTTACGCTGTTGGTTATAATAACAATCATGAAACGGCACCATCAAATACTATTAGTGTTACTATACCATCACCTATACCACCAACAATAACAGGTAATTACGTTATTAATAGTTCTAATAATGGTTATAATATATTATTAAATTTGTCAGTACCTCCTAATAGTAATGTTACAAGTTGGAATATTTATCAAAATAATATATTGATTTTAACTAATGAAAAATCTTTAACACCAACAATTAATAATGTATCTTCTGGGACACAATCATATTATGTTGTTGGTTATAATAACAATATACAAACATCGCCATCAAATACTATCAGCATTACTATACCTATTTATCTTGCTACAGGGTCTTACTCATATAATTATACAAATATCATTAATCCTAATACAGGTTTAAATTACCAAACAGTTTCTTTTACTGGTCCTGGAACAATTGCGTTTTTAACCAACAGTATTACAGTTAATACTATTTGTGTTGGTGGTGGTGGTGCTGGTGGAAACGGAGGATTAGACTCGATATATTCAGGAGGTGGTGGAGGTGGAGGTGGCGCCAGTATAGTCAACCAAAAATTAAGTTTCACACCAAACGTAACATATGATATTTCTATTGGAGGAGGAGGAAAATCTAACGCAAGTGATTATAATGGCTTCTGGGGCGTTGGTTCATATGTTTCTTTAAATTCAAACATTATAATAATATCATACGGTGGTTTAGGAGGAGAAAGTGGTAGTAGCTATGATGGTGGAGGAGGTAACGGTGGAGCAACTGGAGATGGTAACCCTGGAGGTGAAGGAGGAAATTCCTACATAAACACCGCACAATCAGGAACTTTAGGTGGTGGAGGCGGTGGTGGTGGAAATAATTACGGTGAGTATCCTTTATACGGAAATGGTGGCAACGGTAGTTTAAATATATCAGTACCAATATTTGGAACTAGTTTTGGTTCTGGTGGTGGTGGTGGTGGTAGTTCATTCAGTTCATCAGTAAGTGGAGGAAGTGGAGGTAATTCAAACGCCGGTTCTGGCGGAACAATAGGTAAATATGCGTCAAATGGACTACCAAATACAGGTTCTGGTGGTGGTGGAGGTTCTGGCAATGTCGAAAGTGGCGCATATATCTATGGTGGAAGTGGGGGCTCTGGAATTATAATTTTTTATTGGTAATTATAAACGTGATTTTTAATTATTATCTGATAATAATTTATTTTAGATAATAACTTAACTTCTTAAATTGGGGTTGATACAAATTTCTTGTGATGGGAATATGTCTCCTGACATACATTTATCATTTACACCTACTTGAGCACATGTTCTGTATCCATCATCGTCACCAATATAACACCAACCTGCTTTGCCTAAGCCGCCCGATTGAATAGTACTGGACGCAGTATCTGCCTCATATGTTTGACCATTACTACCTTGACTTTGAGGAGCGGACGCATTTAACACTTTATTAATTCCATAATTTTGACTTGATTCTGGTTGTTGAATTGTAGATTGAACTGGAACACTACTTGTTGAAGTAGATGCTGCTGATGGTGAAGGTGGTAGGTTTGGACCTTGGGTTATACCTTGTTGATTATTTAATGGCGATTGACCTTGAGCAACATTTTGAACTCCTGTTAAACCAGTATCTACTACTCCGGCACTTGTGTTAACAACACCCTTAGCACCTTCAGCGCTTACAGACACTACTTGACCTGTTAATCTAGCAAATAAGTCTAATATAGGGCGGAATATTGTAGTAAAGTCTTGCGTCCCTTTCGCTAAAACAGCGAAAATATTAAAACCCAAAAAGGCAAAAATAACAATTATAATAACCCATGTTGTGGCAGTTATATTTTGAAAGTAAGAAAAAAATGAACTGTCAGAAGATGAAGTCGTTGATGCTGTTCCTGAACTTGACAAAATACTTGTAACAGAACCAAGGTCACCATTTGAAGAACTACTAGCAGTTCCTGATAACGATTTTGAAATATTATTTGAATTTTCCATTATAATAAAAATAAATATATTATTTTTATTATTATATCCGAAGTATTTCAATAATTAATTAAATATTAATTAAATGTTAATTAAATGTTAATAAATATAAAAATTGATTCATATCTCCTAAAATTTCATCTCGAATATTTAATAAATCTGTATTTGACATAGAACTTAATGCTGGGTTGTTTGTTAATTCTACTAAATAATCTTTAAATGTAATTATTTTTTGTGCAAATTGATTTGTGTCATTTAAATCAACTAAAGGAATACTTTTTACATTCATTAATTCAATTCTTGAACCTGTTTTGCCTAAGAGAACTTCGATAAACGTATCCATATTCCCATTAAATTTGGTGTATAATTCGTCAGTTGCCTTGTGTGTTGCATAACTATGTGTTTTCCAATGAAATAATTTAATCATTAACAATATTTCAAAAAATTTAACTGTGATTTCTTTTTGAAAATTGTTCATTAAATTTGACGAATTACTATTTCTTAAACTTGAATTAGAACTTGCGATGACAAGTTTTTTTTTAATTGTTTTTGGTTTTGTATTTGAGAGAGGAGAAGAAATTAAAGATGAACTACTACTAAAAAGTAGAGGTTTTTTTGCTTTGCTTGAAGAAGCAGAACTAGAAGTGGAAGGTACAGAAGGACTAGATGATTTTTTTGAAGGACTAGATGATTTTTTTGTTTTATTATTGCGTTTTGGCATTATATATTAATGATAGATATTTTTTACATTTTTTGAAAAATGAAACGCTGACATTAAATTATTATTAAATTCTTGGCATAAAATTTTCACCAAATGTATTCATCGTTTCTAATTTTTCGATTGTTTTCTCTAAATTTGTTGATTTTACATTTTTAAATAAGTAATCCATATCTGGCGAAACCTCATTTTTTTTAATTTGTTTATACACTAAATCTATCTTTTTTAAAACATTTGAGACAACTGTTTTTTGACTTTCTCTTATAATTTCCTCTTCATAATTTATATTTTCACATAGTAAAGACACAGCAAAATACACCAAGTTTCTTTTCTTTTTAAAACAACAACAAGTGTATTTTAAACTATATAATGTTAATAAAGCATTCATTATTTTTTTAGTAATAGGTTGCCTCTTTTCTGATTCTTTTAAAAGCATGTCCCATATTATCCAAACAATATCCATTTGACTTTTTGTATCAACAGGCATTTTCTCTCTTCTTTCACATTTAAATTTATCTTTTCTTGCTTTACAAACATTTTCAAACTCCATTATCCATTCTATCCAATAACAAGCACTCATAAGATTTTTTCCTTCACTAGATAAATTATATGCCAACTCATTAACAGCAATAAATAATTCCTTTGGGTCTTCTTTCATAAAAAATTCTTCAGCAAATTTCGTGTTAGGTGCTTTAAATCTATCTGTCATTTGTGTCAAATCGAAATCATTCTTTGTTATTTTAGTTGTATCAAAACTATGTTTCCTTTTCGCATCACATAATACACACATTATTTCACAAAAAATTCTTCTTATTTTATCATTATTTCTCATCCTTAATTCAAAATTACTGTAACCACTACTAATAATGTCCTTAAAATTATTTACTCTTAATTCTAAATAAATCGCTAATTTAGGATTACCTAAATGAATATATTTACTATAAAAAAATAATATTATTTCCCATATATCACCATAATGACCCGCACAAACTAATTCTGCTGTCCAATAACACGCAGGTTCTATTTTCGAATTTATAAGACTATTTAGTAATTCCTTTCTAACATCTGTTTTTTTAAAATTTGAAAAGGAAATTCCTTTAAAATCTTTTTGTTCTCTAATGTCATTAATTTCTGTTTCCATATATTAAAAATTTATACAAAAAAAATAACAACAATACATATAGATGAAAATGAATAATCCATTTAAATCAATTACTACAATTTATAATAAAATGTCAAATTTTGGTAAAGTGCTCTTTTTTGTAGCACTTCTTTTAGTATTAATAGTAGGTTTTAAAACTGTAGATATGCCTAAAAGAGAAGGTTATGAACAAAATGACAGTTTTGTTTTTAAACAAGGTAATGACATTTACGATAATTTTTATTCTGAAATATACGATTATTTAGTATTTAATAATATAAAAGATGACTTTGAAGTTGGTGCTATTTTGAATGAAACACAACCTACTACTGAAAGCATAATTCTCGACGTGGGATGTGGTACTGGACATCATGTTGCTAAATTGGCTGAAAAAGATTTTAATGTTATTGGGGTTGATATTTCATCATCTATGATTTCTCAAGCTAAATCAAATTATCCTAATTATGAGTTTAAAGTTGGCGATGTTTCAAATAGTTCTCTCTTTCAACAAAGTTACTTTACACACATTCTTTGCCTATACTTCACTATTTATTACTTCAAAGACAAACAGTTGTTTTTTAATAATAGTATGGATTGGTTAATGCCTGGCGGATATTTGGTTGTTCACGTCGTGGACAGAAACAAATTCGATCCTATTTTGCCCCCAGGAAATCCTTTAATCATTACTTCTCCTCAAAAATATGCTAAAAAGAGAATTACTAGCACAAAGGTTACATTTAATGATTTTGTTTATCATTCTAATTTTGATTTAAGTCCTGGCAATAATGTAGCAACCTTCTCTGAAAAATTTAAATTTAATAACGGGAAAACACGAAAACAAGAACATAAATTGTATATGGATAGCGAAGCGGATATTATTAATATGGCAAAAAATGCTGGCTTTATTGTTCATGGACAAATTGACCTTATTAAATGTGCTTATGAAAATCAATATTTAGTTATTTTTATGAAACCAGAATGATTAGTTTAAACCAATAAAAAACTTAAAAATATACATTTTATTATAAAATGTACAATTCTATTATTTTATATTCTTCTTTATTTGGTTCATATTATTTATTTTCTCAATCATTAGGATTAACTAATAGAGCTCTTTTAGAAAATAAAAAAATGCCAACTGAGTTAATTATAATTAATGGTTTAACACTTGTGTTGTCAGGCTCCGTGATTATATATAGTTTTAAATTTATAAATTTATAAATTTGACCCATTTTATCCTTTGTGTAAAAAGTAATTTTAAAAATTGGTTATAGTATTCATAGTTGTATTATGAATAATATGAATATTACGAATATTATGTTTGAAATCAGTTACATAGATTATATCCCATACATCATATTAATATTGTTTATTATTGTTTTTTTCGTTGTAGCATACATAAGAATTAAATTCGGTTTCTGGGCTATTCAACCTGTATTTCATGTCTATGACATAGGGTATATGTTTTTTCCTCCTGGAATAATTAATCACGATTTGCCTATTGATAATAAGTATTGTAATTTTAAAAATATTGAAACAATTAATTACGCAAAAGTAACCGATATACAAATGAACAATTTCATTCATTTTATACAAACACATTATCTACAAAATAAAGATAACGTATTCAATCCAAAAAAGAATAATGTAGACCCGTATTTTTCTCAGCATCACGCTATGTCTATTTTTTCTTTTTATAAAGAGCCAATCCGTTTGATGGACGCAAAAAACGACTCTATTATTGAAACCGAAAAAGTTATCGGTGTAATGACAACCAGACCTATAAATGTTCAAATAAATAATGGAAACAAAGATGCGAAATTCGTCGCATATTATGTAGATTACTTATGTGTAGATAAAGCGTATCGAAAAATGGGAATAGCGCCTCAAATTATTCAAACACATCATTATCATCAAAGACGAATGAATAAAAATGTAGCTGTAAGTCTGTTTAAGAGAGAAGGACAATTGACTGGGATTGTTCCGTTGTGTGTATATTCTACTTATGGATTTTCCGTTTATAAATGGCGAAAACCGCATGATTTACAAGTATTATATAAGTTATTGGAAATTACACCACAAAACTTTCACTTAATAGTAGATTTTATTAAAACAAATTTATGTAAATTTGATATTATTATTAATTTTGATATGCCAAATATTATTGAATTAATTAAAACCAAAAATATTTTTATTTATTCTATTTTTTGTGAAGATGAAGTGAAAGGCTTGTATTTTTATAGAAAGTCTTGTGTATTTGTGGAAAAAGATATGGAGATTTTAACCTGTTTTGCTTCTATTAATAGTTGTGATGATAATGAACTTTTTGTAGACGGGTTTAAATTAAGTTTTTGGACAATAGCAGAAAAACATTATTTTGGGTTTTCAGCGATTGAAAATATATCGCATAATAACATTATTATACAAAATTTATTAATTCGTAATCATCCAAAAATAGTAAGTCCAACAGCATATTTCTTTTATAATTTTGCTTATCCAACGTTTCAATCTGAAAAAGTGTTGGTTATTAATTGATAATTGATTAGTTGGTTTCACATTTTTTACACATCTCTCCTAATTCAATATATGTTTGTCTTTGTTCGCTTCCTAAACTTTTACATTTTTTTATGAGTTTATGTGTTGTATTTAAATTATGAACGTCATTTTTTAAACTTTGTGGTATCGTAAAAATTTGTGCTCCGTGTTCTAAAAGAAATATTTGGTTTTTTTTGTTATAAAATAATATCGGCTGATCGTCTTGTTCATCTAATTCAATAATACCGCACGTACAATATTCTTGATGGGTAACTTCGTCTCCTTTTTTACATCTAGTGTCAATTACATCAACATCATTTATATAATCATTAAAGAAATCATAAGCTTTTTCTTTATCATCAAACATAAATATTTTTGGCGGATTTATTGTGATTGGAGTGATTCTAGTTCGTGATGATTCATCTTCTATTATTTGATAATCATAACACCCTTCGTGTTTGCAGTGAATAATCATATATTTAGTCATTTTACTATATTATTATCAGCATTTTTGGTTTAAATCATTTTAAAATAATTATTTTTATTATAATTATATTAAATTATTAAATTATTAATTTAATGTAAATTACACACTTGAAGATTTACACTTTTTTCATTTAAACCCTTGAAGATTTAAAATGGGACATTTATATATAAAATGATTTAAATATGTATAATTATAAATTTATAATGAATAGTAAAATATATGGTTTAAAATCTTTAATATTGGGTTCATTTATGATTGGTAGTGGTAGTACATTTTTATTAGTTGATTATTGGTTAAAAAATAATAAAGATTACAGAGTTGTAAAAATAAAATAATACTATTTTAAATCTTCAAGGGTGTAAATGCCGATTTTTTCTAAAAATATATCCAAGGACATTGGACACCAACCAAAAAAAAATCCTTCACCATATGTGCTACTACATTCAGTATAATATTGAAAACGTATTTCATTTTTGTTATTCAACTTGGTATAGAATAAATATGCTTCACTCATTTGTTCATGACTCATTATTTTATCATATTTTGCTTCAAATAATATATTACCAAAATCGTCATCATTAAAATTATATATTCTTATTCCAAAAATAGTACCATTAGTATAAATTCCCATTTTATAATAATATATTATTTATTTATTATTATAATACAACTCAATAATGAGCATTTTAAATGAAAAAAGGTGTAAATCTTCAAGGGTGTAAATTAACGGGTATATTTACCTGCTCTAGCAAATGAATCAACGACAAAAATAATAAATATTCCTAAAAAAGAATATAATACTACTTCTTCAGTTACGTTATTTGTTTTTTCATCTTGTTGTTCTTCTAGTAAATTAATCATATAATTCAATTTTTGTATCAAAATATCGTTTGATGTTGATTCTGTTACATTGCTATTTGGAACATAATTGCTATAATATTGTCTATTTACGGTATTTTTATTTTGAGAGTACATTGGTAACATTTTATTATAATAATCTTCTGTTGTTTTGTTATCTCCGTAGTTACTATTAAAATTATTAAGATCCAAATCGCTGGTTTCATCATAGTTTGGCAAAGGAACACCACCTAAATTTTTAAGCATATTTTGATTTGTCATGTTTTGCATACTCTCTGTAGCTAATGTTCTACTAACGCCCATAGATTCGGCTATAGGAGGAGGGTTAAAATCTCCTAGATTATCTTCATCATCATTAGAATTATCATGAATTTTTTGTAAAACACTATTCACTTTATCTTTATCAAATTTTTCACCATTATTTTCTTTAGGATACTTTTTTTGTGTTTTATTATGTGCTTGCCTTTTTTTACTATTTAAATAATCTGTATCACTATTTTTAAAATAACTTTGGTTATCATCAAATGGAGCTGCATACATTGCTAAAGACATTCTTAATAAAAATTTAGATAATAATTTAAAAAACAAACTGAAAATTATTTATCATTTAATATATTTTGTAAGATTTAATGTAATTTATATAATTTAAAAAAAATTATATAAGATTATTTATATATGAAGTTTCAGTTAGTTAGTAAAAATAATCTGGGTACCGCTTTAATTTTATTACTTGTTATACTTTTGAGCCAGAGCAACAGTTTAAATTTTTTTATAAATACATATTTAGGAAGAACTTTATTAATAGCATTATTACTTGTAGTAAGTTATTGTAATAAAATTTTAGGAGTTGTTTTTGTATTGCTAATTATTATTGCTTTTAATACAAGTAATTTTGGATTATATGAAGGATTGACTAATCCTACCACAAGTCCTACCAAACAAACGGGAGGTGCTTCTACCGTTGTCCCTACATCCACATCGATGACCACACCTACATCCACTACCACATCCGCCCCTACATCCACACCTACATCCACCCCTACATCCGCCCCTACATCCACATCGATGACCACACCTACATCCACTACCACATCCACTACTACATCCACTTCTTCACCAACTGCTACAACAAACCCTCCTCTTGCTTCTTCTAATTCTACCTCTGCTCTTTCTAATGCTCCTGCTTCTGTTGCTGGTGCTTTTGGTTCTGCTGCCGCCCCAGCACCTCCTGCTACAACCGCATCTTCTACTCTTCCTACTAGTTCTCCTGTAAATGAAGGATTTTCACTTATTGATACAGAAAATAACATGAAGAGAGGAAAACAATCTAATTCTATAAATATGTATAGCAGTAACCGCTCAGCTGAAAATGTACAACCAACTGATGGAAGTGTATTTAGTGGATTGTATTCTTCTTTTTAAAAGTTTTATCATTTATAATTATATAATGAACATTCAATATTATAATTATATTTTTTTAATTTTGATTATTATATTTTCCTTGTACGGCTCTTTATTAAATAATTCACAAGAGGGGTTTACACCTTATATACGTTCTTTATATAAACCACATTTAAGGAACGCCCGTATTATGTATGAAAAACATTCCGCTACTTTAACTAATACATTACATAAATATGGTAGAAATTTTGGATTATATTAAGTGATATAAAAATTATATATCATTTTATTATATGACAAAAGAAAAGGTTGATAATAATATGAATGGTGGAGCTAGTAGTTTTTTTTCACCTATAACTAGCGTGTTTGGCTTTATAAATGACCACGTTATGACTTTAAACAATAGTAAGTTTTTTGCTGGTGTTATAATGATTCTACTTAACGTTGGATCTAAATTTATTACTATACAATTTAGCAGGTCTACTGAAGAATATATGAAATATACAGTTACTAAACAATTATTGGTCTTTGCGATGGCGTGGATGGGCACACGTGATATTTATGCTGCTCTAGGTCTAACAGCCGTATTTACAATCTTATCTGATTATCTTTTCAATGAAGAAAGTTCATTATGTGTTGTTCCACAAAATTATCGTGTTTTAGATAAACTATTAGATACAAATGATGATGGAGTCGTAAGCGAATTAGAAATTAGTTCTGCTATTGCTGTTTTAGAAAAAGCAAAAAAGGAAAAACAAAAACAACACCAAAAAGAAGCATTTTCTAAATTTGATTTCAATAAATTCAATTATGATAAATAACTAAAGTAACTGTTTAATTAATTATTTTATGTGTTTTGTTTTTTTTGATTTTACCTCCATAATATCGACGTGTATTGTATCTATTGTCACCATAATCATTTCTACCATAATCATCATTTCTACCATAATCATCATTTCTACGGTAACCATTATTACCATAATCATTATTGCTACTGTAACCATTATTACTGTAACCGGTATTACTACCATAATCATTATCATTATTACCATATCCTCTATTTTCATAATCATTACCATTATTACCATATCTAGAATTATAATTTTTTCTTGTTATGTTATTATCATTAGAATCTTCATAATTTTTTTTTGTAACATCATAACTATATACAGGTTTTACAACATATTTTCGACCAGTAAAATTAGCAAATGCCTTTCTTACAGCATTCCATTTTGAACTACATTTTGATTGGTCAATTTGCTGTTTTGTTACACTTGTCCCCTTTATAAATTCAACGTCAAGTGTTATATGATAACTCACACTAGATTCTTTTTCAGGTTGTAAAGTATTTAAATAACTTGAGCTATATATTAAAGGTGATTGATATCCATAATTTTGACTATTAGGATAACCATAACTATTAGGATAATTGTTCATCATGTATTGACCTCCTTTTTGTAAAAATTTAGAACCTCCGTCAATAGCAGCAATTGCTGGACCTAGATCTGGTCCTACGGGAGCAGGTACAAGAAAATCATTTATATTTGGATAATTATCATTAAACTCGGGTGTATATTTATAACTAAAATACTCGTTAAATAATTCTATAAAATGTACTGCTTCGCCTACATTAGCAGGAACTCCTCCAGGCGGAGGAGCAGCACCATAATAATTTATTAATCGTTGATATAAGGTATCGAATGTATTTTTCATAATAGGTAAAAATGTCATAAGTATTCTAACTCTGGGTTTATTCTCGTCAGACAAATTAATATAATATGTAGAAAAAAATAAAAAAACAATATATAACGGTGGTGAAATAAGCAATTCTTCATCAATACGAAATATCCCTACCCTTTTTTTTGTTTTTTGAACTCTTCTTCCTGGTTGCGATGTAACCATATAAGTAAAGGAAATTAGATTGTATTCATTATCATCGTTGATTAAAAATAAAAACTTTGAAAATAATAAATCAGATTGGTCTGCTCTTGTTACAAAAAAAAGATCTTCTTCTTTTGTTATAATTATTGGATTTACACCTAATGCTCTAGTAATAAGCGTCATGCCTACATTATCAATCCAATACTGTGATGATAATAAATAATCTATTATGCTTTGACGAGTTTCAGCTACAGTAAAAGGATTTCTATATAAAGCATCTCCTAAATCTGGAACATTATCAAAATGTGGATTAACTATTAGTAATCTATCAGTAACTCTTAAATAAACGTCTAATACTAATCTATTATAGTCTTCTATTGTAATCGCACCATCGGCTAATCCCCCTGCTAGATTATGATTATTTAATTGATCATTAAATTCGGTGTTCATATTAGTTAAATTATTTCGCGCATTCGCGATATGAACATTTATATTTTGTAATGCTGTTACGATTAAAATTCGTCTTATAATTGTTGAATCAAATAGATTATCCCCATTACCATATTCATTATATATTATTTTTCTTTCTGTAGGTTGTATAAATTCATCAATATTTCGGTTATACACGTTAATTCCCTGAGCCATAGCAGAAAAAAAACTTTCTGAACCTCCATCATTTTCTAACACTTTTAATTTATTAACAGTCCATAAGTATGCTACATTTGGGATTTGATTTGGGTTAAACAAAATGTTGGGGTGTTCTGTTTGATTCGCATATTTTTGAAAAATATTTTGTTTTAAATTATCGGGCAAATTAGAGTAAATTGTATTTATCATGTCAAAATAATAATATGGCGGCGGTACTCCTCGTTGTCCTGGTCTATTAAAATATTGACGAATAGTTGTGCTTAAATTTGCGTGTGCGGTATAACTTACTTGTCTCATTGCGACATTTGACATTCGGGTAGGCGGTTCAATAACCGCTGCTGCTGCTGGTCCTGCTGCTGCTGGTCCTGCTGGTTCTATTGCTGCTGGTCTTGCTGCTGGTCTTGCTGCTGGTCTTGCTGCTGGTCTTGCTGCTGGTCTTGCTGCTGGTTCTATTGCTGCTGGTTCTATTGCTGCTGGTCCTACTTCTGCTGGTCCTACTTCTGCTGGTCCTCCTATAAGTAGTCGTGTTGGTCTTGCTGTTGCTGCTGTTGCTGGTGCTGCTGTTGCTGCTGTTACTGGTGCTGCTGTTGCTGCTGTTGCTGCTGTTGCTGCTGTTGCTGCTGTTGCTGCTGTTGCTGCTGTTGCTGGTGTTGCTGCTGTTGCTGCTGTTGCTGGTGTTGCTGCTGTTGCTGGTGTTGCTGCTGTTGCTGGTTGTGCTATTAAACCACTACCAACATTACTTCTAGGTCCAGCATAATTTGATCCATACGCAACATTTTGTGAAATTTGTGCTAATGCTTTTTCACTAGCAACAAGTTCGCTATTCAATAATTTTACAAGCGTATATGGGTCACGTATTCTAGAAGTGTCAATTTTAGGTACATCAATATCCTTTTTATCAATTTTCCAATCACCTTTTGTCCACTGTAAATCAGCAATTGTATAAGGTTCATCATATATATATAAAACGGTTCCTACCGGAAACAAATTATTTAAAGTTATTTGAATATTGTTATCTACATAACCATTTTTTGTAGCAGTTTCTAAATCTATTTTTGTTTGAAACCCATGAAAATTAATTAAAGATGTAAATAAATTTTTACTAAAAAATTCAGAAATTCTTAAGTTTTCAGGAACTCTATTTATAACTGCTTGAGATAGTTTAACTAAAGGATCGAATTGAATTTTGCTGTCCTTATCAGCATTTTTGTTTAACATACTAGGTTTAAATTTTATGGATTGATTTCCAGGGATGCTAGTGTTTAAAGTGATAGATAATGTATTAGGAATAATATTAGATTTTGTAGTCATATTATACTAATATAATATTAGATTATATAATTTATATCTAATAACTATGTATCTAAAAATTGTTTTACATTTTTATCAATATTTTCCATAATATTTTCTAATGATTTTACATTTTCTGTTGCCATAGAATCGTTTGTTAAAAAAGAGATTAAATCTAATACTATTTTAATTTTTTCAGATGTCCAACGATTTGACAATTCATCAACTAACTCTTTTGTATATAATGAACTCATAAAATCTTTATGAAAAATATTATCATTATAAATTTGGTCAACATGATTTGCTATAATAGTAAAATAATAATTTAATGATAACCCAATAATAGGAGAGTTTTTATAGGTTTCAATTAATTTTTTAATACCATTTTGAGCACCTTTAAATAGACTTACAATTCTTGGTGTTTGTTGAATGTACTCTTTTGTTAAAAATGATTGACAAGCTAATTGAATAGGGTTATACATGTACTGTAAATCTGTTTTATTTGATTTGAAAATAAATCTACAAAGGGACTGAAATGGTCCTGGTTCCTGTAAAAAAACAACATTTTGCTGTATTAGTATTTTAGTTCCAAGAGGTTTATTTCCCAATATCGCTAACTTAATTATAACAGATAAAGGGTCTAACATAAATAATTTAATATTAATATTGTTGTTGTTATCTGGTAATTGATTATTCATTCTTATACAATATAAATTTAAAATATTTATATTGTTATTATATAATGGTTAAATCTATAAAAAAGACGGGTTCTTTAAATAAAACGCGTAAAAATTACTTAATGAAAATTCCGCCTGTGTACAAAGATATTACAGCAACAATTGACGCAAAATCAATTCGCCATAATGTTGATTACTTAAGAAAAATGGCAAAAACAGATGTAATGCCTGTAATTAAAGCAAACGCTTATGGTCATGGAATCGTAGAAGTATCCAGGATTTTAAGGAAACATGATGTGAAGCATATTGGAGTTGCTACATTAGGCGAAGCAATATTATTAAGGAATAGCGGAGATAAAGGATATTTAGTTGCTTGGTTATATGATATTAATGGTCCTGAAATTAAAGAGGCGATATTAAAAAATATTACGATATCTGTTATTGATGAAAGTCATATACCTGTCATATCAAAATTAACACCACCTAATAAAGTAACAAACTTGCATATTTTTGTAGATACAGGTATTGATCGTGCTGCTATTCCTTATAATAAAGCTGTCGACGCAGCAAAAATGATTACCTCAGATAAAAAATTAAAATTAGATGGTATGATGACACATTTAATTCAATCAGAAATTAAAAATGACCCAACAACTCTAAACCAAATACAAAAATTTAGAAATTTAAGACATAATTTGATACACAATCACAATATTAATATACCATTAGTTCATATTGCGAACTCAGGCGGATGTTTAAACTATGATGTTTCTGAATTTACATTAGCTAGACCCGGATTAGCTATATATGGTCTTGACCCTAGCGGAAAATATAACAAAAATTTAAAGCCTGCTATGACTTTAACATCAGTTATTATTCAAATAAAAAATATTCCAAAGGGGTACGATATAGGTTATGATAGAAAATATATAACAAAGAGAGAAACTAGGGTATGTATTGTTCCAGTAGGTTATGCTGATTTTTTACCTCGTTCTTCATCTGGTAAAATGTATGTTTATATTAACGGGTCAAAAAGAAAAGTATTAGGAAATGTCAGCATGGACCAAGTTGTAGTTGAATCAAAACCAATTGACAAGGTAAGTGATGAAGTAATGTTTTTCGGAAATCCAGAAAAAGGTGCTCCACAAACAGCATATGATGTTGCGAATTATTCGAATACTATTACTGATGAAATAGTATGTAGAACAAATTACAGAGTTAACTTAAAATATATAAATGTATAATTTATCAATTTATCTCATTAATGATGAAATAAATTCATCCACCAAATGCTGAGGGATTTCATTAAAATCAACTAATCGTTTGTTCAAATCGTATAATTCATATGCGTTTTCTTTTTTTAAACGTTCTTCAAAATATTCTCTATCTTTGAAACACTTCAGAGCTGTCTTTGGTCCGCATTTTTTCAAAACGGATTTAATATTGTCGCTAGGATCACCCATAACTATTTTGCAAAATAAGTCGCACTCTGGGTCTCCTGAGCAACTTTTTTGTTCAGTTAATTTTTTATATGATAAATCATACAATTCTACACGTTCTTCAGCTAACTGTAAATAATCTTTGTCACTTGTAATGATATAAATATGTGCTAATGGATACTTGTTTAAAATAATTTTAGTAGAAATTGCGATACAATCATCTGCTTCCAGATGTGGATGTTTCAAAATAGCTTTGGCGCCCCCTTTTTGAAATAGTTCTTCGTCATAAGCTAGTTTAAATAAAGGTCCGCCCATGAATCCGTTTTCTACATTATTCTTTCTACCTCCCTTATAATCGCCGACAAAGAGCTCATGATTTTTACACAATTCTGTGCGCCATATATTCTCTCTCTTACAGTCTTGTCCTACAATTAAAATAGAGTTTGAACCTTTGGGTATTTTTAATTTTTTGTGTATTTCTTGTAACCTCTCAACAAATGTTTTTCTATATTTCACTACGAATTTTTCATTTTCAATAGGGTTATCAAGTGGGTCATCAGGGAACGCATTTTTCCACCAGTTGAGTTGTGAAAAGTATCTATAAAAGTTAAAATAGCTTCCATCTAAAAGTATAAATGTTGGTGAACTCATCGTTGTATCGAAAACTGTATTAGTCATATATACCATTACGAATTAGTATTTATTTTATTTCAATTTTAAATTCTTATGTTATTTGTTTCTTGTTTTCTTTAAATATAAAATATTATATATTTTGTAATCCTACTTAAACCCGGGGGTATGTACTTTTCGATATTTTTTCCAAAAGTATTTTCGGGATTTCAAAAATGGACAAAAAAAATGTCCAAAATCGATTTTCCCTATATAGATTCCAGAAAAAGGATGCGTTCGCTGCATAATTGAAAATTAGCGTCTGGACACTAAAAAAATAATTTTCGGTTTGTTACGATAACTTTTTTAAAAAAACTATATTTTCATGAAAAATTATTTAGACGTTTTTTTCTATTTCCAATATAGGAAAAAATGGAAAACGCTTTTACGCAAAATTACGCAAATAAATTTTGCTGCGAAATTTGTGACTTTAATTGCTGTAATAAATTCGATTTTAGTCGTCATCTCTCTACTAGAAAACATTCAGTACGGTCACAAGGAAATAAAATGGAAAAAATGGAAAACGCAAAAAACGCAAAATTTGTTTGCGAATGTAATCGTGAATATAAATCTGTTAGCGGATTATGGAAACATAAACTAAAATGTAATGAAAAAAATAACACGATAAAACCAGAAGGATATTACAAAAAAGAAATAACACCAGATTTGTTATATGATGTTTTAAATCAAAATAAAGAATTACATCAAATGCTTTTAGAGCAAAATAAAGCAATTATTGAAATGTCTAAAACAAGTCAACATAATACAATTATTTCAAATAATAACAATAATAATAAAACATTTAATTTACAGGTTTTTTTAAACGAAACGTGTAAAGATGCGATGAATATAATGGATTTTGTAGATTCTTTAAAAATCCAAATTACAGATTTGGAAAATGTTGGTAAAGTAGGCTTTGTAAATGGTATTTCGAATATTATTGTAAAAAATTTAAAAGCACTCGATGTAGAAAAAAGACCTGTTCATTGCAGCGATTCAAAGAGAGACGTTGTGTACGTTAAAGATGAAAATAAATGGGGAAAAGAAAATGAAAATAAAGTTAAATTACGAAAAGCAATTAAATATATTGCTCATAAAAACTCAAAACTTATTCCAGAATGGAAGGCAAATAACCCTGAATGTATTTATAGTGATTCCAAAAAGAGTGATCAGTATAATAAGATTATAATGGAGGCGATGGGAGGAGCTATTAATAATGATTCAACAGAATGTGAAAATAAAATAATAAAAAATATAGCAAGAGAAGTTATTATTGATAAAGAATAAAGAATTATTTTATTTGATATTTAATATTTTCTATAAACGTTTTTACTCTTATAAATATTTTATTAATTATTATTCCTAAAATGTTATCAGCCATAGATGGTATTTGTGTGTCTTCATTAAAAATTATATCACATTCAAAATGTAATTTGTGTGGTGATAAAACTTCAAATTTATTAATAATTTTATGGATTGTCACTAATTCCATTTTATCATTAACATTTTGTGGTTTACTGGTTTTAATCGTATTAGAAATAAATGTAATTGTGTTTTCATTTACATGTTTTGTCATATTTAAAAAAGCATATCGCTGAGAAATCAAATCAAAACCAATTTTTTTCATTACTAATGTAATATTAGATTCATTATCACTTATTTTTTCAATATCTACTGATTCGTAAATATCTTGATTTAATGTATAAATTAAATTTATTAAATCAAAATCAACTATCTTAGAAAGTAAAATGTTCTTATTTTCTATTACGAATGTTAAATTATAAGAATTTTTAGATGTTTTTATAAATTTCATCCCATTTTTATTACGAATAATTTTATCATTCGTTGATTTATATGAAATATTGTACATTTATAATAATTATAATAGATTAAATAGTTATTTTTAACCTAAATTAAAAAAATAAATATATTTTTTACTCGATATATATATATGGTTTATCACATTACTAATTATACCAAATTAAAAGCAAAAGAATATGGTGTTCAAGTAAAACCATCCACAAACTCTAAGAAAAAAATAGATGTTTTTAGAAACGGTGAAAAATTAGCATCGGTTGGAGCTTATGGAATGAATGATTATCCTACATACCTCTTAATGGAACGTAGGGGAGAAGTTCCAAAGGGTTATGCTATTGAAAGAAGGCGACTTTATAGAATTAGACACAAGAATGATAGAAAAAGTGGTGCTGGAAAATGGGCAGATGTATTGTTATGGTAATTATATTTCACGACAATCAAATATATTTTTTAATATATTTGCGTAATATAACACAACAAAAATGGCATTAAGATTTGACCTAGTATTGTCTTATTGGATATTTGTGTGGTATTTATTGTATATCACAAAAGTAATATCATATAGTCCAAAATTAGTAATAATTTTTGGTATAATTGAGAATATGATTGTTCTAGCACTAATGTTTTATTATGGTTCAAATATAACGACAATTACATATTTTATTGTTGTAAATTTGTTTATTAAGATAATTCCATTTTATACATTAAGAAATGAAAAAATTAAATTAAGAGAAATAAAGGGTACCTGCGTGTTTTTACTTATATACTTAGTATGGGTTTATATAAACGGACAATTTGTAATTACATATTACAAAAACATATTGGATTCGCTAATACATAATAAAAACAAAACCCCATTTATTGCTTTAATGACAAAAATAAAGTCTTCATTAAAAAATAAATATAGAAATAAATAATAATAAATATTATGAATAATGATTTTATTTTTAAAAATTTGCCAATAGAGTGTATAAATAAGTGTATTAATTATACAGGAAAGGTAACATTTCGACACGGAAAATATATTGATAGAATAGATAAAGAAGATGAGAGATATAAAATGTGTCAAAAAATACGACCCGTTATTAAATTATTGAGAAACAAGTATGTCATATATTTGCGTAGAAATATTGAAGTAAATGATGGTATATGCTTATATTATACATTAAATGACGAAAATAACCGTATTATTTTAGAAATTATTAGTAATAGAACAAATGCTTATATAATGTATATATTTGACACAAACAGTATTTGGCGTAGGTTAATGAATTATGTAATGTAAAATTTAGAATTATATTTTGTCAAAATAAATATAATTGTAATATAATTATTATAATAATTATAATATAATTATTATAATAATAAATTTGTGAAACTACATAAAAGTAACTATATAATAAAAAACTATAATGGGGCTTTTTTCAATAATAAATTTTTTTATTATTTATTGTAATTTTTCAAAACATCTTTTTAGTGATGGGTTTTTAATAAATTTAAATTATAATAATAATTTAAATAAACTAAATAGTCAAAGACATTTTCCGTTATCTAAACGTTATCATGAAGAAGGATTAAAAAGAGTAAATCAAAATAAATACCAAAATACTGATTTAGACAAAAATAAAAACAACCGTCGTTCGTATTACCCTTTATCGAGAAAGTATTATGAAGATAATATTAAACGTTTAAATTCAAAAAATATTACACTTCAAAATGAAAGTATATTAGGATACTTAAATAGTGAAAAATTAACTATTGAAGATTTTTTAAAGGGTTTTGAAAATAATAAAAACACAACAGAAGAGGATACAAATGAAGATGGTAATACTTTTGAAATTGAAATAAAATCGAATCCAAGACATAGGAGTCGTTCTATTTTTATTGATCCAATTAGTGGTATAACTTTTGAATTTGAAGGGCAGCCGATGAGTCCAGATGATACTCCAGAAGGAGAATTTGAAGAAGATGATAAAACAGGTCGGCGTCGTTATGTAGAGAGAGAAAACTCAAAATCAAAAAATTTCGAGGTGATTAAAAATTATAACATAAAATTTAAAGATGTTGGTGGGTATGATATTGTAAAACAAGAATTATTCCAGTGTGTAGATATTTTAAGAAATTACCAAAAATATCTCAAATATAATGTGAGAATACCAAAGGGTTTAATATTAGAGGGTCCTCCAGGAACAGGAAAAACTCTTTTAGCAAAAGGTTTAGCAGGTGAGTCTGGTTGTAGTTTTATTCCTGTATCTGGTTCTGATTTTCAAGAAAAATACGTAGGTGTTGGTTCTTCAAGAATCAAAGAATTGTTTCAACTAGCAAAAAAGAATGTTCCGTGTATTATTTTTATAGATGAGATTGACGCAGTAGGAAGAAAGCGTTCTTCTGATGGTGAAACTTCGTCTAGTGAGCGTGACAATACATTAAATTCGTTACTAGTTGAACTTGATGGGTTTAAAAATAATACAGGTGTGTTTTTAGTTGCTGCTACAAATCGTATAGATCTCTTGGATAGTGCGCTAACAAGACCCGGTAGAATAGATAAAAAGATATATATTGGGTTGCCTAGTAAAGAAACGAGAGAAGCAATTATAGATATTCATATTAGAGGAAAGCCTTACACAAATACGGTGGTTATTAAAGACCTTGTTGAAATAACAGAGGGATTATCAGGCGCTCAAATCGAAAATTTGCTAAATGAGGCGATGCTAAATGCTTTAAGACAGAATCGCACAGAATTCAGTTACAAGGACTTTGATTTGGTTTTAAATAAGTTGATGGTTGGATGGCAACCAACAGACCACGAATTTACAACGGATATTATTGATCATATTGCCATTCATGAAATGGGTCATGCTATAGTGGGTATTCTCTCTAAGTATCATTCTAAAATGACAAAAGTAGTTATAAATTTGTCTTCACCCAAGAGTCCAGGTTATACTGTATTTGAGGCTTCAAATAGCAACATATATATAAGAGAAGCATTATTCGAGCATTTAATGATTTTGCTTTCAGGTAGAATAGCGGAAGAAGTATTTTATGGCATTTCAGTAACAACTGGTGCAATAAATGACTTTGAAGAAGCACTAAAACTTGCTGAAAAAATGATAATTTATTACGGAATGGGTAAAAATGTAATATATCCTAGTTCAAGTGAAAAGTATAAGGAATTGATTGACACAGAAGTAATTGAATTAATTAATAATGCTTATAGTTATGCTGAGGTAATAATTAGAAATAGTAAAGATTTAATTTTTGAGACATCCGAAATTTTGAAACAAGAAAAACTTTTAAAGGCAATCACGATTCATGAGTTAATTAATACAAAGTATCCACAACTTCTTGAATTAAAAAGTTGAAAATTTAACTATAAATTTTATTTGTTCCTAATTTTGTTAGTTTGACTACTTTTCCTAGTTTTTCTAACATTTTTCATATCATCTTTATTATGAGAATATTTTGTTAAAAATACATCTCCATGATCCTTACCATTTCTAGTATTTTTTCTTGTTTTTTTAACATTATTTGTAACTGTAAAAATTTTTATATATATTTCATTCTTTTTATTACACATAGTATTAAACCCAACATGAATTTGACTATGAGTATTTTTAGAATTTTTAAAAACAGATGTATATTTTTTATAATTAATTTCATCACATTTTTTTGATTTAATATTATCTATAAACGTGCCAAACTCTCCCAGTGGTGATTTTTGACTATGTCTATCATTCGATGTGTATATAGTACCCTTTACAAAATATTTTTTAAGAAAGTCAACTACCTTTTTCTTATCATAACATTTTATTCCAATATCCTCTGTGTGTTTCAAAGTGTGATTTATAATAACTACTTTAATTTTTTTAAAATAGCCATATGTAAAATAATCAGAAAAAAACGGGTTTTTCTTTAAATTTTTGCTAGTCTTTTTACCGCAATAATTTCCATAGTCGTATTTACAACAAAGTCCCCCTTTTAAATTTTTTAGAGTTTGTGTCATATATATAATTAAATATTTTTAGTATAATAATTTAATTATATAATATTATAGTATATGTCAAGTAAAAAAGTAATTGCTACAACTGAACCATTACCAGGTGATGCTCTTCATAATTTAGCATTATCTACCACACGTACTCTTAGAAGCGGCAAAACGGTGTATATTTATGAACCAACTTTAGAAGATTTAAACTCATTTGGTGAAATTGAATCGCAAAGACCACCTCCTGGGAAATCTATGTTAGACTTAATATTACAAAATAAAAGCCCCATTAGGACAGCAACAGCAGAAGTGCCAGAATCAGTTAATATTGACGAAATATCAAATGACGATATCGAATCACTATTCAATAATTTAAATCTACAAGGTGGAAGAAGGAGAAAATATAAAAAGGCAAAAACTTCCAGAAGAAGAACTTCCAAAAAATCTAAGAAATCTAAGAAATCTAAAAGATCTAAAAGTTCTAGAAAATAAATTATATTTTAGTATAATTATTAAATTAAATTATACTAAACTTGTCAAGTAATTAATAGTTTAAATATCTAAACTAACGGTGTTACTAGAAGACTTCTTACGTCTACCACTACGTTTTGGCATGTTACCATCACCTTGTAATTCTTTCAGATCACTAATACTAATGGTGCTATTATCATTTGTATTTGCTTGCTGTAAAGAAGGCGCTTCTTGAATATTAATGGTTTTTGTTTTGAGTCCAGAGAGAATATCTGTAATATCACTAGGTCCTTTCATTTCAGGTCTTGGTTGTCTCATCGTTCTCTCTTGTGCTTCGTTTCTATTAAATGATTCTCTAAGATTAATTCCATCATTAATGTTATTAGCTACAGAACTTTTGCCCATACTTAAGTCAGGACGATTACCATAACTGTTGTTACCTGGTCGTCCTAGAGGAGGTGGAGCAGAATTTGGTCCTTGAGTTGCCATTGGTGGTGGAGGTCCGTTACCATAAGGCACTTGAGGTTCTGGGTTCATTAATCCGGTCATAAACCCAGAGAATCCTGGACTTGATTGCGACATAGAATTAACGGCAGCGTTTTGAAAGGAACGCATTAAATCAGGATTTTGGCGCAAAATATCATCCATTCCAGGCATAGCAGATTTAAACATAGTATTTGTCATATGAACCATCATAGCGCTTCCGCCGAGTTGGAAGAGAAGTTTTAACTCTGGAGCCATAGATGCTTTAGTTTTGTATTTTTCGTGTAACTCTCCAAAAATCTCATCATAATCGGTAATATTTTCATTAATTTGTTCGCTCCATCCGTCTATTTTAATATCAAAAGGATCAAAACGATTGTTTAAAAATTCTATTCCATTTATGACAGCCATAAGCATATTGCCTTGAAATTTCACGGAGTTTTGCTTTTGTTTTTCTTCCATAATGGTTTCATATTCGCCCTGCATTTCTGCTAAAGGCGAATCCATAGAATACTTTTTGGAGAGTTCGACACCTTTTTTCTCTAAAGCTTCAAGCTTTCGTAAAAACTTAAATTTCTCTCTAAGCATTTCTTCCTTTGTCAAATGAGGTTGTGAAGAAATATTTTTATCAGGGTTTAATGGAACGTTATTAAACTTACCAAAACCGTCCCATGTTTTATTATCACTTTGAGTTTCTGCTGTAGATTGACCTATAGAAGGACCGTCACTAAATCGAACAGAATGTTTGTCGTCAGAAGAAAATGATGAATTAGAAAACAATTCAGATTTTGCTTTATATGATGATCCGCCGCCAGGTAAATCTTCGACTAAATCATTCAATTCATTTTCTAAATTATTTAAATCTTCTAAATTAATGTCACTGCTGGGTCTATTGCCATCTTTTATCTTATCGTTCATTAAAAATTCTAGCCCTCCGCCAAAATTACTGCTTGGTTTTGAATCATTCCAGTTTCCGCTTAACCCATCATTAAGTTCTAAATCAGAAATTTCAATAATATCAGCCATTATTATTCATTAATTAGAACATTTATTTTTAAGTATTACGAATTGTAATATACTTTATTTAAATATTGAGATAAGTATATTATGAATTTTGTCAAATATTTAATTTCATTAATCTATACAGGTGTGACATAGTCTATAAAAATCTAATAAATGATAAATTTAAAATAGTAATATAAAAACATTAACTAAGTAATAGTAATGATATTTGAAAGTAACATTCATTTTGAACCGGTTGCTTTAAAACGACATAGACATAGATTAAAAGGGGGGACATATGATCCGTCTAAAAAAGACAAGGATGAGTTTATTAAAGCAATAGACAATTTTCCAACAGAAAAAATGACAAAACCAATAAAATGTATTTTGAATTTTTATTGTAAAAGACCAAAAACACATTATAAAAGTGGAAAAAATTCAGATATATTAAAAGACACTTCTCCAAAATATAATATTAACAATAAAGATTTAGATAATATGGTTAAATTTGTATTGGATGCTTTAAATGATAAGTTATATACAGACGATTCTCTGATATTTGAGATAAATTGTAGCAAACTGTATTCAGAAAATGGAAATGAAGGATATATTTACGCTAAATTTATGGAGGTAGACGATGTGTAGTATTTTGAAACTCTTCCACATTAATCACTTCGTTTTCTAATTCAAGTATAATTGGAATATATATATTTCTATTCATTTTTGGATGTAATCCAATATTTAAAAACAACTTTTTTTTGTAAATTTCTATGATACCACTATACAGTTCGCCTCGATTTACTATAAATTTTGTAGTTTTGAGTTTGCCATTTGTTCTCTCTCTCATACATTTTGTGCTTTGAAGAATACGATATGTTTTGTGTTCTATACTTATAGGTGGATCATTAAAATTAGATAATTCTATCATCATGTTAAATGTATATTTTATTATAGATGTGTTATTAACTATTTTTATTTCAATTTTATAATTAACTACATTTATTAGGTAACCCTAAATTAGTTTTAGAGTATCGAGCGGGCATTATATTATTTAAAAATGATTCTCCGCTTTGAGCAACAGTTAATGTTTTTATGTAACTAATGCTAATAATTAAAACGCACAAAAATAAGATAAATAAATTTGTTTTTAATGAAAACATTATTTATATATAATTATATAAATAAATATTAATAATTGTTAAGCTTAATAATTTTTAAGCGTTATTTTTGAATGCTGATGTATTAATAGAAGGAGAAACAATTCTAGCATTTAATTGTTGACTACTCAAATAAGGATTTTTAAGATCACTATTACAATATCCGTAACCAGGTTTGCTATTATCAAAAGAAGATTTATACAAATAAGGGACATTTGACGAAGGTTGTCTGCCCGTATAAACGTGTGAATTTAATCCTAAATCGTGACACGCTTCAGCAGTATTATATTTCATAATTTGAAGCCCGTGATTTTGCATATACTGACGGTATGCCCAATTCGAATGGATATTTTCTTGCTTTTGTATTCTTCTATTAATAACAGCTTCTGGTTGCCATGTAGCAAAATTTCTACCATCATTCATTATTGGGGGTGAATTAAAATGAATATTATTAGAAGCAGAATAACAAGTTGCCCAACCACCACTACTCATGTTATATTATTAATATATAAAAATAATATAATATTTATTCTGCTCCTAGCAATTTAAGAAGTTCCGGTTTTTTTAGTTTTGATGAATCAAGAGTAAGATTCTTTTCCAAAACTACACTTCTTAACTTGTTAAGTGATAATTTTTTATAATCAACATTTTCATTATTGTTTTTGATTTCTTCTAAATCTGAAATACTAATTGATTTTAAATCTAAATCACTTGGTAGTTCTTGACTTATATTAATGTTATTATTATCGGTTTGATTCATTCCATTAACATCATCAATTTCATTTAATTCATTAACATCGTCGCATTCATCTTGGTCATCAATTTCATTTAAATCGTTAGCCCCGTCAATTATAATAATATTATTTCCACTTAACATATCAAGATCTTCAATTTCATTATCACTATCGCTAAAAACATCATTTATATCTTCTAAATCGTTAATGTCGTTACCTTCATTAAATTCTTCTGTAATACCTGCTATATCTTTATCAAAATTTTGTATATTAATTTTTAAAACTTTAATGTCTTGTGCTTCATCGTGAATATAAATTGTTTGATTTTCTTGTAAAAGTTGAATAAAGTTAGAATCAACACTTGATTCATCATCAGAATCAACGCTTGATTCATCATCAGAATCTTCTGAACCTGATTCTGACCCCGATTCAGAAACTGTTTCATCATCGGAAACAGCGATTAATTCATGTCTATTTTCGCTAAATAATAATGATTTATTATCTTCTGTGTTTTCTGAAATATTAATTTGTGGGTTAAATTCAAAAGGGACTTTATTCGTTTGGCTACTACCACCAACAGATGAAATACTAGCGTTAGATCTAAGTATATTAACTTCTTCTGCCATTGCGGAAACAAGACTGAGCATAGAAGAAATTTTATGATTTTGCTCACGCATTTTACTTTCAAAATAAACAACTAGTAATGCTACAACTAATACCATTATTCCTAAAAATATTAAAAAGGAAGGATTAAATATATCAATTAAAGATGGCATATTACAAAAAGAATATAATTTTAATTATTCAACTTAACGAATAAAAATCATTTTTGTTGTTTTAATGTATTTTCTATAATTTCAATAGGATAATTCATATCATATAAAACATTAATTCCACCTCTAAGTTCAGAGATACCTTCCTTAATAATGTATTTATAAGAAATTTTATTTTTATTTTTTTCGGCTGCCATATGACAATTTATTATATTTTTATTATTTTGTAATTTTTTACAAACATTAACAAAGTGTGTTGTTAAAATACACGAAACGTTTTTGTTTTTAACTAAATATTCCATAAAGGCGGTTGCGCTCATTTCAGCTTCATCGGGATTTGTTCCTGAATATAATTCATCAAACGTACAAAAGTGTGTTTCTTTCTTGTTAGAATCTACGATATCAATAATTTCTTTACATCTTCTGGCTTCCGCTTGAAACAAACTGTCTCTTCCAGAAGTATCTGGAATATTTAAATAACTGTGAATATAATCATAAGGTTTTAAATTAGCCGAGTCATAAAATCCGCAACCAAATTGTTGGGTAACAATAATGTTAATAAGCGTAGATTTTAGTATAGTCGTTTTTCCTGATGCGTTTGGTCCTGTGACAATTATATTTTTTTTCAACTTTATATTATTTTTAATTGGGTTATTATTTTTTAAGGCCGCATAATAATTATTTTTTAAAATATTTTTCTTTTTATTAGTGATAAAACTAGCAAAATTAATTTTTCTCTCTTCGATGTTTTCTATTAATCCTTCGATACAGTCTATGTAGCCGTTAAATCCGAAAGAATACATAAATGCGTCTTCGTATGTTTTATCTTCATATAATTCATAAAAGCATTTCAATACATATCCAATTTCAAAAACTTTTTTAACATTTAGTTGATAATTAGATATGACAGATATTTTTTGTTCGAATAGAATCAAATGGTTCATTTTCTCTCTTAAATTTTCGTTAAATTTAGAATGTGTTTCAAGATTTTCAGCATAAGATAAGTAATTTTTCATAGTTAGAATAGTGTAATTCAAATATTGAGTAACATCACTTAGATGTGTGTGAATTATTTTCATATTATTGTTAAAGCGAATACAAGTTAAAATATTTTGATATATAGAAAATACATAAAACGCCGCCGATACGATCATATATATTTTTTCTTGGGCAGTTACAGAACTAAATTGTGTAAAAAGTTTTCCAATAGCATTACCAGATATGACAATTTTTAGGACATCAATATATTGTGACATGGAAATATTATGTCCTCTCATTTTAATAATAAAAAAAGGAATAATAAGAATAATAAGAGGTATAAAAAGAGATATGACAGGTGATGCTAGATTATATATACTCATAAACTGTAAAAATTGTTCAGATTTGTTCAAAAATTCCCACATAGACCAATCAATATAGTAATATCTTTCTTTAAAACCACCATCCTGTTTAATTTCCTTCCAAATTTCACTTATTTTGTTGTAATTTGTAGAAATATCATTTGTATATTTATTCATTTTTTTATATGTTTTTAAAAGTTTTTGATTATCTTTTAAAAAGGTAACATCTGTTGTATAATATTCTGAAACATTTTCACTAAGTTTTGTTGAAAATTGATTATTACTATTGAAAAACAAACTATACATGGAATTGTAGGAAGGATCGATTGTTTGAACAAGTTCTAAATCATTTATTATATTTTTACTCAAACTCATTTTTTTATCATTATAATAAATAGGAAGTTTAAAATGTTTATGTATTTGATTTATATTAGAATTAGTGTTCTGTTCATCCATTAATTATATTAAAAATAGAAATATAATTAATTTATTTTTACGAATACAAATTTATAGTTTATATTTTACAGTTTATATTTTACAGTTTATAGTTTTTGGAAAAAATCAAGATTTGGTGGCATTTCTTTAATTTCAGACGCATAATGTGATTCTATTTCCTTAAGTTTGCTAATATCTCGTCTAGTCGCAAAATTGATACCAGCACCTTTACGACCCCAACGCCCACTTCTACCGATTCTGTGAAGATAATTATGAACACATTTTGGAATATCAAAATTAATAACTGTGCTTACTTGTTGAATATCAATACCTCGAGAAGTTACGTTTGATGATATCAATACACGAGATTTTCCTACACGAAATTCATTAAATGCTTCTTGGCGTGCTACTTTATCCATTCCGCTGTGAATACAACAAACAGGAAAACCATCTTCACGCATGGCTTCAAACAAGTCAGATACACGCTTAACACTATTACAATAAATAATACACTGTGATAATGAAATATGCGAAAAAATATCTTTTAGAGTGGTATATTTTTGTCTGTCATCATCAACAGCAACATAATACTGATAAATACCTTCTAATGTAAGTTGTTCGGCCTTAACAGTAATTTTAACAGGATTACGCATAATTTTAGTGGTAATATTATAAATGTCGGAAGGTAATGTAGCACTAAACAACGCAATTTGAACATCGTTGTTCAAATATTGTAAAATATTGTATACTTGCTCTTTAAATCCCGAAGATAACATTTCGTCTGCTTCATCTAAGATTACAAGTTTGATTTTTTTGGATGTAATTTTGTCACGGCGCATCATATCGTTAACACGACCGGGACAACCACAAATAACGTGAGGAATATTCTTTTTCAAAAAATCACTTGATTCTTCAATTGAAGAGCCTCCAAACAAGGATTGAACTCTTAAACCATCCATCATATCACCAATACTTCCAATAACTTTAGCAGTTTGGGTGGTTAGTTCTCTAGTTGGGGAAAGAATCAATACTTGGGTAAAGTTTTCTTTCAATTTAAGAATTGACAAAGCAGCAATTGAGAACGTAGCAGTTTTTCCAGTTCCCGATTGTGCTTGTGCGATAATATCACGACCTTGGATAATTGGTTTAATTGCTTTTTTTTGAATAGGGCTTGGCATTTCAAAACCATAAGCATATATTCCTCTCAAAATATCTGTATCAATATCTAGATCATCCCAAGTATTAAATTCAAACGAAGAATCATTTGTATCTTCTTCAATATCAATTTCGCTAGTGTTTTCGTTTTTAAATGACGACATATTATGTATAAATACTAAGTATGTGTTTAAGTGTATTTTAAAATATTATTATATTTAAAAAAAAATTGATATAAATATATGCTAGATTATTAATTAGCATACGAAAAATGGCAAAAACGATGAGATATACTCTTGATGAATTTAAAAGAATTTCTTTTGATGGGTTTGATTTCACTTTACCCGAAGAAACATTAAATATAATATCAAATTTGGCTTTAAAGGTAGGTTCGCCTAGTTATGTAAAAACGCCTGTTTTCCAAAAAAGAGACAATTCTCTAAAAACACAATCAGCATCTGCTAGTGGTAGTAGTAAAGATTTATCTATGTTTAAAAAAAAGAGGGGTAATAAAGGCATGGAAGTTATTAATGACGACGATTGGGAAAGTTTGCGAACTTTCCAAACTACAAAAATTGAACAGAAGGTTGGGTTGGACGCAAAAATTGATGTTATTCGTTCCTATTTGAATAAATTAACGGATAAAAATTATCTTGATTTACGAAATAATATCGTAGAAACTGTGGAACAAATTGTCAGCGATTCATCAAATCATGAAGAACTTTTACGAATTGGAACAAATATATTTGAAATCGCTTCAACTAACAGGTTTTATTCAAAAATATACGCAGATTTGTATTCAGATTTAATTAGTAAATATGAAGTAATGGGAGAAATTTTCCAGAAAAGTTTCGGTGACTTTTTGGAGACATTTAATAATATTGAATACATCGATCCTGCGGTTGATTATGACAAGTTTTGTAAAATAAATAAGGATAATGAAAAACGAAAGGCACTAAGTTCATTCTTTATTAACTTGATGATTAATAAAATTATTGAAAAGGAAAAAATCATATGTTTGATGAAAAATTTAATGGAGCAGGTAAGCAGGTTTGTTCTTGTTGAAAACAAGAAAAATGAAGTTGATGAATTAACTGAAAATATAGTTCTCTTGTATAAAAAAGAACTTTTTAGCGAGAAAGATTTGAGAGATATTGAAATAGAAGGTCTTACTATTCCATCGTTTATTGAAAAACTAGCAAATAGCAAGGCAAAAGACTATTTAAGTTTGACAAACAAGTCAATATTTAAGTTCATGGATATGATTGATATGTAACAGTAAGTAAAAATGTATATTAATAACATAAAATTATTAAACAATAAAAATAAAGAAATAACAAATAACAAATAACAAATAACATTATTTAAATATAAATATAAATATAATTAAATAATGACAACAGAAACTGAAAGCAATATAAATTTTTTTTTCGATGAAATTGATGATAACAATTTAGAATTAGATTTATCAGAACTTTTAAACGAGCTAGAAGAAATAGAATTAGAAGACAATTATGAAGAAAAATTAATGCCAGAAATTATTAATTATGAAGTAAATTACAATATAAAACAACTTTTATTAATTTGTGAGTATTATAAAATATCAAAAATACTTAAAACAAATAAATGTAATAAAGCTGATATAATAAAAGCATTAGTTTTTTTTGAAAATAATTCAAAAAATTATAAACTTGTATTAAAAAGAAAACAAATGTGGTTTTTTATGAATGAATTAAAGAATGATAAATTTATGAAGAAGTATGTATTATGGAATTAAAATAAATCGTAAATATTGTATTAAATAAAAAATATTATAATACAATATAAATATAATGGTTTTATCGAAAATAAATAGCGCAGTAAGTTACCCAGAATTAAAAACAGTAGACACAAATGATTTAAAAACAGAAGCAAATTTGTATCAAATAGAAGTCCATAATGTTGAAATAATTATAGCAGTTGGAAATTCAAAAAATACACACGAAGAATTTAATATACTTTTTTTTCCAATTTACTTAGTTAAGCACAATAACAAAGTTATACAAATAGGTCTATATGAAATACCTGCTAGCGATTATATTAGTTATTTAGATACGTATAATAATTTGGATGTAGAAAAACTAACAGAACCTTTAATTTACAGATTTGCCACAAAAGAGTTTTTACAAAAAATGAGACTGGAGCCAGAAACTTCACTCAGTAAATTAACTAGTCCTCAAGAAAAAGAAAAGGCAAATCGTCATTACGAAGATGATGAGGATGATGAAGAGGAAGAACTAAATTTTGAAGAGGAAGAAAAATATGACATTCCAGAAAATAGAAAGGATATTTTTATTTTGACAAAAGGCGTGCCTATTCCTGTTAATTTAAAAGAAGAAAGTCAAAAAAAGGCGAAAGAAATAAAAAATGATTATGAAAGAAGAACAAAGGAACAAAAAAAGGGGGAAGAATGGATTCAAAAATATATGAAAAACGAAAATTATGGCATTATTGATAATGAAGGTAATGGTGATTGCTTATTTGCTACTATCCGTGATGCTTTTTCCAGTATTGCGCAACAAACGAGTGTAAATAAATTACGAAAAAAATTGTCGAATGAGGCGAGCCAAAATTTATTTGAAGGTTATTATAAAATGTATAATGATGCCAAGAATTCTATTGCGGCGGACACGAATAGAATTAAAGAACTTGAATTAGAATACCAAGATATTCAACAAAGATTTGTGAATGTAGTTGATAGATCAGAAAAGAAAAAATTAACAGAAGCTGGTAAAAAAATTCAACAAGAACACGATAGACTTGTTCATGAGAAAAAAATATCAACTCAGATATTACAAGAATATAAGTTTATGAAAGGTATTGACAATCTAGATAAATTCAAAGCAAAACTAAGAACATGTGATTTTTGGGCTGATACTTGGGCTATTTCAACATTAGAAAGAATATTGAACATAAAAATTATTGTTTTGTCTTCTGAAATATATAATGCCGGCGATATGAATAATGTTTTACTGTGTGGTCAATTAAATGATAGCATTCTAAGTAATATAGGTGTATTTAATCCTGAATTTTATATTATGGTAGACCATACTGGAAAGCATTATAAATTATTATCTTACAAAAAAAAAATGATTTTTAAATTTCCTGAGTTACCATATGATATTAAAGATATGATAGCAACAAAGTGCATGGAATCTCAAGAAGGTCCTTTTAATATAATTCCCGATTTCAGTAAGTTTAAAGGAACTAAGAAGAGAGTTGTTTCTTCTGAAGAGTATGATGAACTTTCTGAATCCAAATTACGAGGATTGTATGATGATGATATTGTTTTTCAGTTTTATTCCAAATCAATCAATAAACTTCCAGGAAAGGGTTCTGGAGAGAAAATACCAAATGAATCCATGAAAGACTTTACAGAATTAGCAACTATACCAGATTGGCGTAAAAAACTATCGAATTTTTGGGTTGAACCTTTCACTCTAGATAACCATAAATGGTCAAGTGTTGAACATTATTATCAAGGTTCTAAATTTAAAAAGGTAAATCCTCATTTTTATTTGAGTTTCTCTCTAGATTCAGGAACAGAATTATCCAAAGACCCTTTGTTAGCAAAGGCAGCAGGCGGGAAAACAGGGAAAAATAAAACCGAGTTGTTAAGACCGATTGAAGTGCAAATTGACCCTGATTTCTTTGGCTCAAGACATAAAAAAGAAATGTATGCTGCTCAATATGCAAAATTCACACAAAATATTGATTTAAAAAATTTGTTACTTGCTACTAAAAACGCAAAATTAACACATTATGTCCGTGGTAGTCAACCAATAATATTTGATGAATTAATGATGATACGTGAAAAAATAAGACGAAGTGAAATGTAAAAACATGTATATAAGTTAAAAATAACAAAATAACAAAATAACAAAATAACAAAATAACAAAATAACAAAATAACAAAATAACAAAATAACAAAATAACAAAATAACAAAATAACAAAATAA